ACATACGATGCCTGAAGTTTTATCAGAACATAATCTTGCTTTCATCACTCTAATCCATCATAATTCACTGTTATTTGATAATGACATTACCAGAAATGGAGTGAAACGCCTTTTCAAAGAATATTTGATGGGGGCACAACCACCAATAGATATCTTTGTCCGATTCATGTGTGTTTTAAAAAGATACTCTACCAAAAAAAGTTTAAATAATACACATATTAGAACTCTACTACTCACCATCGTTGGTCATGAGTTGTACAAAGAGCACGGAAATTCATCATTCGCTCATGCGCATGTATATGATAAGATACGAGAATTATGCGGTGGACATGAATTATCCTTGTGGAGTGGGCAAAGAAGTCATAACTTTACCACCCAAATTAGAACCGCCCTACATGAACATTGTCCGAACAGTAGTCAATTTTGGTTTAGACATAACACATTGATAAAACAACGAAACACACCTTTATTTATAAACTGTAACATCGGCGAACAAAACATGAATCGAAATTGGACAAAAGGCAACACTGGTAAACGATATACTCAATCACAATGGCATTTTAATATTGCATGCCTCAACGAACATGAACTGTCACAGGTGAACGAATTATTTGTGCCAACGCTTGAAAATATATCAATTATCGCACGTACCCGTAACGATGGAATTGTACATCGGAAGGATGGTGGCGCCAAAGATAAATGGCACGACCATTTTTCCCAGTTACAAGTTTATTATTAATATTATAATATGGCATATGTGGGTGGTAAATCAAAAAATGCCGACCATATCATTGACACACTAAATCACCCCAAGTTTGACGGGATGCGATACATTGAACCATTTGTAGGCTATGCACACATATTACGACGAATTATAAACAAAAGTTCATACACTGCCCATGATTCAAACCCATTACTCATCGAATTACTACACGGAATTCAACGCAATTATAAATATCCTAATATTACACGCGAACAGTACAACATACTCAAAAATAAAAAAGAAATCTCATTTAAAAGAGCAATTGCTGGATTTACATACTCCTATAACGGAAAACTATGGGGTGGATTTACAGAAAGTAGTAGCTCACGCACAAGTTATCCACTCGAACGTAAAAGATATTACGATAAACTTAAAATGAATAAAACGTTCATGAAAACATCTCTAAGTGTTTCGGATTATATAAAGTTAAAACCCCGTAACGCCCTCATATATTGTGATCCTCCCTACATCGGGACGACTGGATATGGCAAATCATTCGACTCTCATATTTTCTGGGACATTATGCGCAAATGGTCAAAAAATAACACTGTATTCATAAGCGAATACACAGCACCAAAAGACTTTAAATGTATCGCAAAACGCGCAAAACATCAAAGTCTAAACGGTTCTGGTGCAGGTAAAATCGTATTTGAAAAACTGTTTACATTACGAAAAGAGCACGCTTAAACAACAAAAAAAATGCAAATTGTTTACAATAAACGAAACCTCAATGTAGTCCATGAAATCCTACAAAAATATTCGTTAGATTGCAGGGCGTTCAACAAGTTTCACGGCGAAGCCTTCAAGTGTGCGAGTATAACCAAATTGTCAAAAACACCGTTTAGATTTTAATAACTTTTCTTCTCAATGGATATGTAATCTTTTTTAGCCTTGGATTATCCGAAATATTTAGACTTTTAAGTCTGGGCATGTTTTCAAACCTCGGAATAGAGCTCAAGTCATTATTGTCCAAATGAAGAGTGTGTAGTTTTCTTAGTGAAATTATTGACTCTGGTATTTCTTTCATTTGGTTATAAGACATAGTCAAAGCTTCGAGGTTTACCATTTTTTTAAAAACTGGGGGAAAGATTTTAAACATGTTGCCATCCAACATTAATATTTTGATTGTCACAGGCAATATCTTAATGGTCTCAACAGAATTACCTACTATTGATAACATTTTCAGCTTATTCAATTTATAAACCCATTTAGGGATCTCTTTCACATTAACATCATTTAATATGACGGTTTCAATGATATTACTTGTTTTAAAGATAAATTCGGTATTTTGACTTCGATCTAAATTTGTCTTACTCATATTAAGTCCTTTCAAATATTTACAATGAACTAACAAAGGAAATGCTAATTCTAAACGGTCTCTTTGAGAATCGATATTAGTAAAGTCAATGTACACTATACTGTCCCAACTCGTTTCGGGCATCACCTCAGTTTTAATTTTTACACCAATATATAATTCTTTTAGTTTTTTTGCAATATAAGCTTCCTTCCATCCTTTTTTAAATGTCAATCGGTCGTGTAAATTTCTAAAAGAGAAACGTGTTTTAACTTCATGATTTTTTTTGAACATGACCATATCGTAGTCATTCAATTTAACATTTTTCTGTTGCGTTGCTAAGTTCAACGGCATTTCCCCGAAACCACGAAGAAATGGTATTCCATTTGGCATTTTCGAACTCAAATATTTTTTAAATCCGTCATATTTATAAAATGCGTATTTCTTAACACCCTTTTTATTTTTGTATGTATATCGTACAGCAACATTTCCTTGTTTAAAAGTATTAAGCGTTATAGGGTCAACTATACCTTTGGGCAAATTTATCTTGTTATATTTCTTATGTAATTTACGCATGTACTGTATATTAGTAAAATAAAAATCTGAGTTATATTTTCTTGAGGGATTTTAACTATAAGTGTTCATAACCCTCATTGTAAATTAGGTCAACAGTTCTTATACACAAATTGACACCTAAATAGGTATTTTCCGAATACAAATAAACGGCACGATCGATATGGTTTTGTTCACCTGTCCGCGATTTCGACTCGCTGCAGTTCAGGCGCTCCAAGAAGGCAAACGCTCGACGGACCTCATGCGCGTCATTCTCGCTTTAGCTGTGACAGTCGAGCACGCCGACCGTGCTGATATCTGGCAGCGGGGGTACCTTGTGAGCATGACCGCTAAACGCGCAAAACTGCTCGAATCACTTGGGCTCGTTCGTGTTGAATGTGTGCGAGCGCACAAAAGCTGGAGGCTTGAGGGTCGTGCAACTCAGTGAGCGGTGGCTAACTTTCTTGGACGAGACCATGGACACTCTCTGACTCTGGCTCGCGGAGTCTATTATCTTTCAATTGTATCGCCCAACCACGCACTGTTCGATGACGAAGGCCGGTTTAAACGTATCTCGCTGGATATGCACGTGCGCGAACACGCGACCTATCAAGCATATAAAGCATACTCTAAGCAGGCGTACATAGAGTCTAAAGTCGAATACGTAACGAAGTTCATGAACGGCTTCACAGCCACATTTACTATGGAACAGTATCGCGAGCAGTTGAGTTATACATACGATATCGAGTTAGAACCACCACTATCGTTTACACCCAATCCGTCCATGTACATTTTCTAGCACTTATTGTGGTGTAAATATTCTTTTATTTCGTCCTCGAGGTTTGTTATAGCATCCTCTAAACTCCTTTGTAAAAAATATGTCAGAGAGGTTCTTGTTCGGAACAAATTTGGTGTTCATAACCCATATTGTGATAATGGACATTCTTTTATCTTGAGAATGTTTGATGTTACTTCACATACCTAAAGACGTCTCATGATATTATATTACTAAACACAATGACATCTAAAACATATTGCACACATACCAGATTCTTTGAACTCCATTCTCATACACGATTTTATTATACATCCGATTAACACATAATGTATTAAACTTGTGGGAATAGTTTAAAAATATTTGTTGTTTAATAGATATATAGCTTTTAAAATGGCGGAGACGATTGATATGTATGACGTACATATTGTGCATACATCAAATGTCTCACAAGCAAAAAACAAGATTTTAAATAAATTTTCTTCTCCAAATCCACGGTCAAAAGTTCCTGAACGTGCTGTATCTAGAGTTGCTTGGAGGGATGACTGCAACGATGACGAAATTCGTTGTCGTAAATGTAAAAACAAGATAAAATTCGAGCACGGGGATCGCATACTATGTAAATGTAACACAATTATGGAATATTATGGGAATGGGGTCACATATTGGTCGTATGATGCGTCGGCGCCGCGTGTTCCAGAGTTACTTGATCATTCGGGTCCATTCCAACATCCGCTGTTCGTATTTAAATCTGATTGCTTTACTACAGGTGCTGTCGGAAATTTACAATTGACTAACTTTTATAGTCAAGGTGAAAAAACTTTGTTTCATAAAAGTTTTGAAATCAATTGTCCCATGTGTAGCACTCGTATGTTTTTGGCATGTAACCATGGAAGTGAAATGCTGTGTACGTGCGACTTTATAATCGATTTTGATTCAATAGAAAAAAAATTGAGAATAAGAAAAAATAACAACACGATTGAATCATATCTTGGTTTACCAAAATATGATCTACAGACCATGCGGATTGTGCACATGCCAAACAATACATTCGGTATTTGCTATCCCTCGAGTTGATAATGCAGTCAACGAGGAGATATTGATGTTATCTCTATAACCAGGTAAATAGTTTAAGAATTAAAGTATTACAAATAACAATGATAACATGCATACATTGTAATAAGGTATTTAATTATAATAGTTGTTTAGAAAAACATTTATACCGAAAGTTTCCGTGTTATGGAGATAAACCGATTAATAATCCTAACGATTCGAAAGGAGTAAACGTTTACACCAACAGAGTAGCTATCGACCAAAAAAAATCAATTAATAATCCTCATCATTCGAATGAAGTAAACGATGACACCAATAGAGTAGTTATTGACCAAAATAAACAATGCCCTAAATGTGATCATGTATTTAAGCGTAATATAGATTGTAAATCACATATGGCCAAGTGCACTGGATGTCACAGCTTACAGTGTCCGATATGTTTGAAAACGTTTACAAGCGCAGCTGGCAAATCACGACATAAAAAGAATGTGACATGTGGTCATAATACTTATGAACATAACAAGCCAATATCGATGACTTATAATGATAATCGCAAAATAAATTACAATACAAACAACCGTAACGAATATGATGGATATTTATACATTATACAAACGAGGGAGTTCAAAGGACAACCGATATACAAAATTGGAAGGTCTGCCGATGTGTTAAAAAGGATTAAACAGTACCCAAAAGGTTCGGAACTTTTATCATTAATGATATGCTCTCAAACTGTAAAAGCGGAAACTGAATTGATTGCATTATGTTGTCAAAGATTTATTCAAAGAAGAGAGTTCGGTAAAGAATACTTTGAGGGAAATCTTTATGAAATCAAAGAGGCCGTAGACAGTGTTGCGATTAAATATAATCACTCTAACGGTCAGATATAAAAGAAAAACCAAATAAACAGTCTAATACTCTCCTCATTAAAAACATGTAGCTTCAAATAAAATCTTTTTTGTATGGAAATTTTTATGTACTAAATTTGTATGCATATTCTATCCCTATGGAAAAGAATATTGAATACCTTGTCTCTCTCTCTCTTGATTCGGAGAAAGTATATATTTATATATAAATGATTTTTATGTAAGCCAATATCGGGTATATAACAAGATGTAATCATTATTTAGCAACCGTATATTGCTTTTTATACATATTTTTTTGTTTAATATATAAATATAATATAAATCATCAATCATATATTGTTGATTTATATTATATTTATTGAGTGTTGGTACGTAATTGGTTGATTTTTAAATGATGATGATATAAAGAACAAGATAGTATACTATTTATGATTGAGTATAAAGCATGTGACAATTTTTTGATATCCAAATTAAAAAAAGAAAATGAAGAATTAAAGGAAATTATTTTAAAATTGAAGAACATGTACGAACCTCAACCAAAACTGACTAATGACAAAGCAGTGCATAAATGTACTAAATGCACAAAAAGTTTTGTTAATAAAAAATATTGTATATCACATATCGAAAAATGTACAGGATGCGATAACATATTACAGTGTCCTACATGTTTAAAGGTATTTAGTTCAGCAAGTGCTAAATCTCATCATCGAAAACTCGTCAAGTGTATACCGATAGTAAAAGAAGTAAAGGAGGTGCCCTTCTGTGTTATGAATAATTCAAATAATATAAATAATACAAACATTACAAACAACAATACGAATAACACTAATAATTTTATAAATATAACAAATTGGTCAGACGAGAATTATGCACATGTTACACCAAAAGAAATAGCTAATCTGATTTTAACAAAGTGTTGTGATCATCCAGTTAATTTCTTTTCAGAGTTTCCAAGACTCGCACACCGCGATGCACATGCAAACTTACGGGCTACTAATTTGAGAGCGCAATATATGGATGTGTATGAAAACGGAAAGTATCATAAAGTAGGCAATAAAGGTGCATTGGTGGATGCTGCAAAACGAATATGTCACAGAGTTGATGATGCACGTAATGAGGACGAGTCGGCATTTAAGAAATGTAGACCAACAACAGATGCAATAGTCAATATGGAAGAAATCATCAATGAATCAGGGGACACGGCCAAATCGAAAGAAACTATGCGGGTGATGCAATTGGATGGAAAACATCAAAATGCGAGGTGGGAAACCTTAAATAGTGTAAAATTAGGTCTATATTAATCAATATATATATATGATTGAATACATCAATATATGTACGATATCTATCATCAACAATTCGATTCAAATAATCACTTTTTCATTTGATATTTTGACATAAAAACATTATTTTTATTGTATCTACCTACATAAAATATAATTTTACGATCAAATTGATGTATTAAATATACTATTTTGAGGATCAACGCCTTATGTAATACAAATAGATCAATATTATTCAAATTACCTACATAAAAGTATAATTTAAATACTTATATGTATATTATAATATATATTTAGTTGAAAGAGAGAGAGAGAGAGAGACAAGGTAATGAATATTCTTTTCCATAGGGACAAAAATATATTAAAATAAAAAGTTTATAAAAATTCTCATATGGAAAAGATTTTGTTTTGAGAGGGTTCTTTTGATTATATTGTACAAACCGTTTCAATGTGTACCAGTACAAATATTATAAAAGAGATGTTGTGTTATGTTTTAAAGTTGAATGCCTCGCTTAAATGAGAAAATTGTATTTTGTTTGTATTTCGATGTCCTATAAATGGTTCTGTATTACGTGATGCTCTTCTACGCCTGCTCGCTGCACGTCTGGCTTGTTCGCGCTCTATATCTGAAACACGTTTGGCTTCTTCACGTTGGGCATTATTGATCATGTTCGGAGGACCTTTGGCTTGCTGCGGTTCAATATAAATATCAGAAGTAATATTTTCAAAACGCTTATCTGCATTACTCAAGACTTTACTTACAGGAATGTCTTTAATGTTCGGAGGACCTTTGGCTTGCTGCGGTTCAATATAAATATCAGAAGTAATATTTTCAAAACGCTTATCTGCATTACTCAAGACTTTACTTACAGGAATGTCTTCCAATTGTTCGTACATGCCAGTATTAGAAACATTCGAAGAATCATTTTCCTGACGTACGTTAATATTAATATCTTCGCTTGTAGCGAACATTTTATTTTTATCTTGATTGCGACTGTATGTGTTAGTCAAATCATTGTCCTGTCTTAAGTTAATATTCATATCTCCGTAACTACGCATGTCTTGATCGCGTTTGTATGAGTCAGTCGAAACATTTTCCTGATTAAAGTCAATATTTAGATCTCCATTAACAGGGTCACGTAGTGGCTTCGAATCACCTCCTGTAGCGATCATATTATTATTCTGACGCTGGTCTTGAGTTGCATTTATGGTCGCTTCAAGTCTGCGTATGGCTGAATGAAGCTTACTTAATTCTATATTGTCTTGATCTTCACGACCAATTCCATTTTGAAATGCCCTTTCAAGAAAATCCATAATTACTGGGTCTCCTATCATTGTCATAAATTTGAAAAATTCTTTAAAATCTATTATCGATTTTTGTGTTTCGTGATACATCACAACTTTATCCAAATAATTACCTTGTCCACCTGAAAGGTACTTATCGAAGAATTCTTTAAACCCTTCTATATTATCCCGGTATGCAGCATATACTGAACGTTGCATATCTGTATCTTTAATAGTTTTAATCTGCAAAACTGCAACTTCGTTGCCTTTAATTTCGGTACGGTCACTTCTGTCACGGTTTCCATCATATTTGTATTTATCATATTTTTGTTTAATGCGTATAATGTCCAACATATCATCACGTGACACTTTTCCATTTATATTGTTTAAAACTGCAAACATACTGAACATATCATCTTCTGATAAATGAATAGAAGTGTGTTTTGATAATGCTCTCCTGACAACGAACCCTTCTGTGCGACATTTCTGTATGTGCGACATGATGAACATCATTATCACGAAGATAACAATACATTTTAAAGTTTGTTCATTCATTAATATAATGTAGTATATTAATGATAATTTTGGGAATAATACTTGTTGTTGTATTTGCTTTTGTCGCTTATAATGTCAGTATTGAAACAAAGGAAGATTTAAAAATAGAGGAAACTGCCTTTTACAAACCCCATGTGAAAGAATGTCCCATCGACTGTGCAACTATACCAGAATCGTCGTGTGTAGATGGAAAGTGTTCCAACCCGTATCATTATGATTAACGCCTAATCAATGTAATTTGTAATATTGAATATATTTAGTATTATAATGGTGAAAGACAAAGTAATTAAACATAAGATGAATGTTAATAATAACAATGTGAAAAAGATAACTAATTTGACTAATCAACTGCCAAATGCAGAAGTTGGATATCTTTCACAAAAACAAATGAGATTTGAAGAATTTCCATGCAAGTTTCAAACAGCACTTATAAGTGCAATGGAACATTTCTACCAACCGAGTGATATGAATTCGTATGTATATGAGGTAGAACATCATAATAGAAGTGGGGTAATGAATCAATCTATAAATTTTGTCCCGCATCAGAATCAGAACGCATTAAATGAAAACACGATACATGTAATGACATTCCTATATTATTACAATGTTTCAAAAATTGAAACATCTTTAAAAACATATGAAAAAAGAGGAACGTTTGGTAAAATAATATCATCGAATCCACTTATAAATTCGAATGAATATCCTATTTCACAATCAGATGTAATCGCGTTCACAGATACGATACATCAACCATTTGTAAAGCATTCAACTATAAATTCGAAGAGAAAACTTATAGTAATACTTGTAACAAAGGTCGGGAAACGTAAAAAGTAAAAAAAAAAGATGTAATAAAATATAATTCGATGGAACACTTGACGAGTATTGCTCAGAGTTCTAAAATGTGTGATTGGGTAAATAGAAATCGACCGAGACATATGACTTTAATGACATATGACGATTTATTACATTGGACATTGGGATGTGAATTGTTGGGTACGAGTAAAAAAACGATGTTTAATGCATACATATATGCTGCAAATTATAAACATTTGTTTAAGAACGAGAACAATCCGGTATTTATAACGATGAGTTGGATATATCAAGAATATCCGAGTGGATTATTGTGTAATCGTTTTGATTTGACGATTGAATCGGCATCGTTGATACATTTAATATACGAGCGGGATGTATATATAATAGGGAATGCGGCAACACTTCCAGAAACGTTAGAGGGTCATCGGATACCAGAAGGTGCGATTGTGATACGATTTAACAAGGCGATAATACATGAGAAGAAAATGCATGTATGTATATTCAATGACGTGCTATATGCAAAGATGAAATGTATACGTCGTAGTTCGTCGGTGAATTGTGTGAATGCTTCAAATTTGAATACATATGATAGGTTTGACGAGTTTGGGGATGGGCATCATCTTTTTACAACTGGAATGATAACGTTAATGTGGTTATCAACATTTTGTTCGATGTACAGGTCTTTGTATGTATTGGGTTTTAACATGGTGAACCCTGGTGAGAAGGCACACTATTTTGACACGGAAACACCGGCGGAACCATCGAAAAATTTTGGTGGTCATGATGCGAAGAATGAGAAGAGGTTACTTCGAATGATGCATGAGAATAAAGCGTTAAAGATCACATGGGTTAGATAAAATGGATATAAGAATATAATGTATTAGAATATAAATAATGAGTGATGCTGGTTCTGAGCATTCGATATCTCGCGACGACGAATTCAAGAAGGCTGTAAAGGAGTATGTGACGATACACGATGAGATTGCAGATATAAGGGCAGTAGTAAGTCAGAAGACCAAGAGGAAGAAGGGTCTTACGGAGTTTATAATAGCCTATATGAAGGACAGTGACAAAGATATTTGCAATTTGGGTGCATCTGGTGTATTGCAGATGAAGAAGCATAAGACATCTTTAACATTAAAGAAAGACTATGTGCAAGAGTTATTGTTTCAGATATTAAATGATGAGGAGAAAGCGAAGGAGTCTGCTGCATTTATATTTGATAATAAGGCGTCGAAGGAGACATATAAATTACATAGGGCAAACGTATAAAGAGAAATGTGTTGTATAGAGGAATGGAATATATAAATATGGATATACAGCAGATAATAGCAGACAAGTTAAGTGTGAGTGATTATCAGAGTTGGCAATATATTATGGAGGGCGAGATGGAGGGGGTAACATATCGAGGGGAGGGGATACCGACGTATCGTTGGTGTTCAACATTGTATGATTTATTGAGATATGTAAAAATATACGGGGAGGTAACAGATCCGGTATATATGAGCAGTATGTTATGGTGTGTGCGGCACGATGAGAACAGTTTTAAGGCGACAGATACATGGACGGATGAGCAACTTGCAATAATAACAAGCGAGGTGCCTGTGACGCTTGTGCAGGCTTTTGCTGGGTCTGGAAAGACATCAACATTATTTGAGTATGCGAGGAGAAGGAATGGGAAGAAGATATTGTATCTTGCTTTCAACAAAGAGTTGGAGCAATCGGCAAAACGACGTGCGGAGTTTGATGGGATAGATATGGAAATACATACGATACATGCATTAGCGCTTGATACGTTAAAAGGGATGAAAATATTGCAGGACAATGTCAGGGTTGGTAGAACAAAAGAGAAAGACCTTGTTAAGCTGGGATATGATAAAAGGGCGGCGAGAGATATAATGCACGAGCTTCAAACATATTGTTCGGGTGATACGGATGACATTTATATAGGACAGACGTATAATAAGCCGTATGCGAAATACGTCGTAAAGAATACGAGACGTGTGTGGGATTTAATGTTTGCAGGAAAGTTAAGGATGAATCATGACGTATATTTGAAGAAGTTTCAATTAATGAAGAATGATTTGGGGTATGATATAACGATGGTTGACGAGATACAGGATTGCACGAAGTGTCAAATGAATATTGTACATACACAATCGGGGAAGAAGGTATTGGTTGGTGATATTCATCAGCAGATATATCATTTCAGGGGGGTTTGTAACCCATTTACATCGAGTGCGTTAACTTTATCACGAACATTTCGTTTTGGGTTTGAGATTGCAGATATAGCAAACAATTTTTTAAGAATTTACAAGGGGGAGAACAAATGTATGAAGTCGCCATTACATATAAGGTCTATCATAACAACAAAGATTCCTGAGAATGAAAGGTATACAATAATATGCCGGTCAAATCAGGGGATGTTAGAGACAGGGATGGGACTTGTAGGGAAGAAGATATATTTCATGGGTAGAATACCAAAATTCGAGAAGGAGATACAGATAATCAAAGATATAATAAATATCGAGCACGGGAACACGGAGTTAGTAGAGAATGAAAAAGTTAAACGAGTTGCGAATTTTGGTGACGGATTTTTAGAAAGACTTATCGATGAAAATATAGATAATAAGCGTTGGGCATTGAGAGTTGTAATGTACACGAAGTATGGGGAGAGATTAGTGGAGATGTATCAAGGATTAATGGATAATAGAGTGAATGATGTGGATGATGCAGATGTTATATTAACTAACGCACATCAAGCGAAAGGGTTAGAGTTTGATATTGTTGTGATGGGAAGTGATTTTTCAGACATATGTTATGTAGTAAACGGGAGCATACGACATAGGGTGAAACATACATTACACGAGTTGTATAATTTATTATATGTGACGATGACACGTGCGAAGAAGAAGCTTGTAATTAATAAGCAGATGATGCATTTCATACGTACACTTAATATGTGGGGACATGCGCCGATAGTAAAGAAGGAGTTATCGCGGTGTAAGGAGTGTAATGAATATGTCATGTGCAATATGAGGCGTATTTCAGAGGAGGACACGAATTACATAGGGTACGAAGAGCCGGTGTTGCATACAGTTTATGGTGTATGTACTACATGTGTTGGGTTTTAAGGCTTACACTCACATTTCCATTTGGTTTGCAGACTGTGTTAAGTTTGATGGTTTGGCCGTATGTGGGAGCTTTAAAGAGACGGATTTCATTCATATATTTAACTTTAAAAACGAGACTTCCATCAGTAGGGTCTAAGCAAATAGACATTGCTTGTTCTTGAAGGTCATTTTCGAGAACATCTTGAATGAACGGTAATTTGAAAGACAAATTTGATCCGCCAATAATGGTTTGATTAGATTTAGTAGACATACAATCGTTGCCGATAAGAGTACAATTATCATGAATGATGGTATTTTTATTACCTATTGCGACACAATTATTCGCGAGTAGAGTGTTATTAGAACCGATTGCGCGAGATTTGCCAGTAATTCGATTACCTACTCCTGAAATAGCGAGTCCACCGCTTATACACGAGTTGTTACCTATAAGTTCTTTGAGGTAAAGTTTTTCATTATCTGTAAATGTATTAGTATTAGGTTGTGATTCATAAAGTTCCTTAATCCTGCGTGCAGAAGTACCAAGGTCAGATTTGATAATATTGTCTTTAACGAAAATTTCATTAACTGTAAGTGTATCAACATCAAGGTTTTTAGCGGTACCCTTGTTTATTTCGACAGCGTCAAAATAGCCAGTGTTCATTATTCATATAATTTTTAATTATGCGAGGAAACGAACGAGTCGATTGTATAATTCGGGTTGAACAGGTTTACTTGTATTCATTTTTTTTACATTTTGTAAAAGAGACGTTTTATTGTTTGTATTGCTAATAGATTGTTTCCATTTATAAAGTGATTTGTTATTAGTGATCATATAATGACCACCCTTATTTTCAATAATAACGTTACAATTTTCCAACATAGCTTTACATCCGCATAAGATATCAAAAGTCATCAGGAAATACTTATTAGTATCGATACTGTTCATTCGATTGATGAGGTCGATTTGTGATGTATCTTGTGAGCGCTTTATATCTGCCATCAGAAAGAGAAAGTTTTTGATTGTTTTCGGTTCTTTAAATCGTATAGGTGTAAACTTAATTTGTTTCAATTCTTTTGTGATTGCTTGCACGCGTCCCACTGGTTTACATTTAGATTTAGTAAAAATGCAGTAGAGATAGGATATTTCATTAACCGACAGACCACTCAATCGCCTACAGTATACCGTTTTAGTCAAAGGGTCAAAGAATAAGTTGCTATATAAATGTTTAAAAGTTTTTGGTATAATTTTAAATGTACCGATGACCATATATTTAAGGAAAGAATACGATTTGAAGAAAGGTATAATTTTCACAATGACATAAAAATCTTTTCCGGTGTAATCTTTTATACTGGGTTTCTCATCACTAACGATAGATTTTTTTGGAATAGCATAAAATGTTTCGAATGTATTATGCATTTGTTTATTAGAACATTGGAAATGGAAAGAATGTTGAATATCTGAAAATGAAAGTAATTGTTGCATGTTATTATTTCGAGGATCAGATATATAGGTGATAGTGTTTTGCATTTGGGTAGTAGCTGAATCTGCTATCTGAGCGGGAGTGACCATAATGTATCGTGCAAAGCCGTAAGTTCCAACGATATCCATTTTATATTTGCTGTATGCGACAGCATCAATGGCTACACGTAGATTCCCTTGCATTAAAATAAATTTGACACTGTCTCTCGTCATGCTGGTAGTATACGCACCTTTTTGAAAAGCATCACCAACAACCATAAGTTCACCTGACGAATGCTTCATAAGCATAATATACATAATAAATGCACGTTTAAACGAGTCGATATCATCACGAATCATTTTAACAGGGTTCATTATTTGTTTTATAACATCTACATATTGTTTGACATTTGTTCTATCGGTGTAACCAAGTTTTCTTATAGTATTTTCAATATTACTCAAATCTGGAATGGTTTGCATTATGTTTGATCGCATATATTTACGAACGAACTTGTCTAAACTTACAGAACCTTTAATCGAAAGCACAGATTTAAACCCTTTCTTCAAATCATCACCTCTCGAACCTTCGAAAACATCATGGAATGTGTCCACACAATTAAATAACATAACTGTTTTTTCCTTAACATCGTCTGTCATTTGATGAAAGAAAGATTTGAACATGACTGGATTTGTGTTAAACATACGTGTGACGTTAACAATATCAGATTTATTTGAACTTTTTCTTGAATTAAAATTGGAGAGATTGAAAATTTGATTTATAGTGTTGAAGGCATTTGCAGTTTTCACTAATGTTTTGAGATTTCGTTTGGGTAAAGTAATAGGCGATTTAGTTTTTTGTGGAATGATAACACTTTCGGATGCAAACGTTGATAAAATATTAGCCATAGAATCATTGTATGCCATAGACCTTGTGAATTTTTTCTCGGGTAGTTTAGAGTTTTGCGGTGAAATGAAACGCACACGTTTAACAACCTGTGTGTTTGTGTTGTTTTCCCTTTTTCTTTTGGATTCCATTCTATATTATTAATTATATTATTATTTTAATGATGAGACCAGTGAAACAATAATATAAATAATATACATTAATACAAGGATGAGTATACCTAAATGTATTCACCAAATATGGTTATCAAACGAGGATATTCCAATGCATATAGTGAGAAACATTCAATCGTGGAAAAAACATAATTCAACATGGGAGTATAGGCTATGGGACAAGGATGCATGTGATAAGTTGATGAACAAGTATATTGATGTAAAATCAGTTTACGAACGGTCATCTGAGATTGTACAAAGTGATGTAGCCCGTATTGCAATATTAATAGAGTGTGGAGGAATATACGCAGATTTAAATACATTTTGCTTAATGTCATTTGATGATGTTGTAGATAATGAATTGACAATAAGAAACACAAGTAATTCGTTTATCATGGCTCCAGTAAAAGCTAAATATTTAGTAGAATTCATAAAATCGCTGGAAGGGAAAACAAACACATATCAACCACTTTCATATGCTGGTGCGATAGCTTTGTCATTATTTGATATTACAAATGGAACGTTAGTGCGGAATGAAAACAGTTTTTGCGAAAAGCATGGTAGAATTTTAGATGGGGTTACTCGGTCAGTTCATCAATCAGAAACATATTGGTAAATTCTCCCCTTTGAACCATACGGTCTGGATGATTTGCTGATTCTGCTGCTTTTTTGTGTAACGTCAGTAATCGCGTCGAAGCCTTTATCATAGCCCATAGATGACCCGGTGGCATAGTCGAAAATGAGAGCAAATCATCATAAGTCATAATTGTTCCATTTCGAATTGCCTCGTATAGTCTGTCATGGCGCGACGACCATCTCTCAGGTGGTACAAAAGCCCTAAAATCTTGAAGATCGATGCATGCGTCGTCAAATGCATCACGTAAAGAAACGTCGTTTTCTTCAAAATAATTCATCACTGTATGAAATTGTGTCTCGTCCTCTGCTGTTAATCCATGGATATGGCGTGAAAATTTTGATTCGCTGAACCAATATAATGATTCATGATTCACCATCATGGTTTGATTAATATAATCGAAATGCTCACTGTCGTCGTGATGAACATTTTGTAGATTGACATAGTATCCACTTGAGATACTGTCGAGTAGGTCCCGTTTGGCAATATCAAGCATTTCACTGTTTGTTTTATTTAAGGAATTTAGTTCTTTAGGTAATAATTTATCATAAACGAGAGTATAAGGTGAGACACACCTCCCCACAAAGTGTCTAAAACTGCAACATTTGAAGAATAATTTTTTAGAATTGCAAGTGTGGTTGTGTTATAAACGCCATAGATAACCAAACCACTAATAAAGAAAACTCGCGAACGTTCCGACGCGTTCATTGACTTTGTACAAGGAATCAGGATATATAAAATGTTGATTACTAAAAGCAGGTATGCTAATATTGCAGGGACCATTTTTATATTAATACCTTCGTTTTGAATTTTTCTAACACTTTCGTTGTATATTTTATAGTTAAATCCAATCCATACAAAATCCATTATTAAATATATCACTAATACCATAAACAGTTTCATTTATTAATGCCTTTGAAAATTTTATTTTTCATATTAATGCCAACTAAAATAAAACCTTTTTTTACCAATGATAATATAATACGGATGAAAAAGGAAATGAACATTATATCAAAGACAGAAAGCAATATTCTTGTGAACAATTTAAAAGTAGTAACTAAACTAACAGATCGAAAAAGAAATCGGGTTGCCATTTTAAAATTCAATCAATTTCCAAAACGGTTCAAGACTGTGATAAGCGATGCATTGACTCATTTTTATGGTGCTTCAAAGAAATACTCTCCCGAGTCACTTGATTATCAGGTTGAAAACCATGTAAACGCCGGTGTGATGAATGAAGATTTATTATTTGGAGCACATCAGAACTCTGGTGCGGTTGGTCCAAACAGTGAACATGTGATGAGTTTGTTATATTACTATGACATCGAAAACATAGAAACGTCACTTCAATTTTTCAAAACGCTAAAAAAATTCTATTTTTTCTCCCCATGGTTGGAGTATGTGTTTAGTATTCCAATCAAGACTTCAAATATTATTGCGTTTACAGACGCATATCATCAACCTATAGTCGAGCGTTCGTCGATTGATTCGAAAAGAAAGGTATTAGTAATAATTATATCCAGGTAATAGTTAGTTATTAACAACCTAAAGATCCAAAGAATCACCTTCAAAAAAGATAAAGGACGAAATGGATGCACTGTGTAACGATACCAAGCATGCTGTGTACGAGTTTTTGGATATTAAGGACAAGCTACGACTTTATCCGACAATGCAAATGACACGACCGTCACAGAAAGTGGTTAGCCAGCACATGTTGGAATCGTGTGCGTTTATGACTGAAAAGGGGGCGAAGATGCGAGCCATTGGTACATCCGATCTTGATGACGTCGCTCATTTAATTCGCATCATGATACCAACACACAAGGACCTCGAACATGTTGTGAAGGTAGTGACAGATGACATGCGTGATAAAAACCCTTGTAGTCGCACAAGAAGAATACTTAGACTAACTTATGAATTGTATTGGGTAACCTGGCAGCCCATAAATAGACACACGATGTTATAGTAATGGATTTTAATACTTTTGAAAGAAAAACTCTCGATTTACGCGCAAAGCGTATCGAAACCGACACAATGTATCAAAATCAAATTGATAGATACTAAGTTATTGTGCAAGAATAACTAAGTTTTCAATTTGATCAACACGAATATTAACGAAGTATCCTTTATGATGTAACGGAACTATAATTTCAAGGTCGAAGTTATCATTATAAACTTTACTAATAAAACCGTACATTTCATTTTGGCCGACTTCTTTAACATAGATGTACTGTCCGCACATGTATTCATTAGTAAAGTTCATTATTAATAGAAAAATAAAATAACCTAAAGGGGAATACATACAGAGACATAAAGAAACTAAGACGATATGATTTACATAAAGCAAAACGGTGTGCTTCACGATTCGGATGACATGATTCGCAAGTTTGGTGCGACTTCGTTGTGTAAAGGAATCGATTGTGGATTATATTCAATTGACGTACCGAGCAACATTCGTGAGATTCTTCGTATAAACGGTTTCAAGAAGTGCGCATATTCAAATGCTATTTCAAACATGAAAAAGGGGAAACCGATTGAGTATTTGATCAAGGCATCAGGACGTATTAAACTCAAGTTTTCGGGGATGTCTTTACAGGAGGTGCTCGATCATTCGGATGTATGTCAGTCATTTATGTCGAGGATCAGTCTTGCAAATATGTATGAAATTGCATGCAGGAAACAAAACAGGGGGATGATGGAAAAATTTGAAGATGTTGACGTGAAAATCGACCCGATAACATGTGAATCAATAGTCGACCCAGTGTTTATTATGGATGATTTGAAAGCTGGTTGTAAGGTAATATATGACAGGAAGACAATTGAAGGATTTCGTAAATTCGATGCTTTTGTGTATGCGTGGGACATTATAGACGATGAGGTTAGGGAATATCAGTATTTTATACCGACTAACACGTTTCTTTCACCGTATACACGAAAGGTGTTTACAAAGGACAGCATAGTTAATTATGTAAAATATATTAAGTGATGAAGGTGATTACGCTGCAAACCGGGATTTACATATGTATGGGTGTAATAATAGGAATGATGATGTCGTCTGAGAGGGTACCGGAACGAAGACACGAAGAAAAAAAAACGTGTGAAAAGGTGGTACGTCATATAGTAGAGAAACAGATACACACAAGATATACAAATAACGATTTCGATTTCGAGAGGATTGGACATTTACATGCGTCTGAGCGAATAATACCATTATTTGGGAGACAAGTAAGGAGAGGTTCAGATATGTGGCATTACTACACGATGAGTGATGGACAGATACCGGTTCGATTATCATTTATGAACGGTGGTCGTTCAAGCAATTCTGAATATGGATGCAAAGAGTTGTATGATGGAGATAATGTATTTATAGAGGAATACAATAGGGTATTTGCTGCAAATATACAACGAGATTATTTACGTTACAATGGATACTAACTCTTCGACTTGGATATTTTCAGTGATATTAATCAGAGTTTTTTTATATGTGTAGAGACTGTTCGGCATATTTTTATCGCGACGAATCAGCATCAGAGTCCAAAGTTTGTTGGTTACAAACTTGCATTCAACGATGACACAATTCACATTGTCGATGATTTGACCATCGACGTCGAAATTAATATGTGAACTCGAACCGTCTGTAATTTTATTAATAGTTTTTTTGAGTTGACCGTGTTGCTGAAGAAACATGGTACCTCTACAATCCAAAGCGAAATCTACAGTATTTTCAGAACCATTTTTCAATTTGAAATAGGTCAAATGAGTGTTTGTCTTGACATGTGCATTGTTTGGGATGAGAATAACACCATCTGTTACATAATTTCGTTTACGAATCAGAAATTCTTCTACACGAGACAAGGGGAAAAAAGTTTTTTTAATGAATATAACGGCATCAGTTTCGTTGGGTTTGTATTGATTAATAAAAGTATCTGCATGTTTCATGCGTTCGGTAAATGGGAGTGTAGTCGTAGAGACACCACACATGGCAACACAATCATATACGAGGAAAATTGTTTTGCCTTGGTCATTTGTAACGACTTCACCATCGAGCACGGTACCCTTTGCGCATGCTTTTGGAACTCGTACTTTCATGATAAAAGCGTCGAGACGTCTGTTAACAATGCATGCTACCTTTTTATCATTGACAGTACAACAAACGAAGGCGTATCTGACACCATCGGTTTTATCGCAAACCATATAATCGTTTTTAAGTGTTTTAAGATGTTTTCTTTCGATTGACGAAGGTTGGGGGCCTGGAAACGTGTCATTCGATCCGTTCCATATGTCACATACTTCACTGAGAACATTACCGAAGGGATATGGTTTTGTATTCGGGATCATATAGGTATAAGTGATCATTTCTTTAATATAAATCGAGGTCATGTACTCGTTTGGGATTCATAATATACGCGTAAACACGTCCATAAGCCCATTGATATTTGGACGCACCCGGACGGTGACCTGTCAAATATGCTTTAATTCCTCGAGCGAAAACAGCTTTTAAAATTTTAAGGGGTATACCGGTAGCTTTTGCGATGTCTGGAAGTTTACCACTTACGCCTGGATATTTCTTTTTAAATTTTAATGACCACCCGGATGGTTTTGTTTTTATTTTTGCATCAGTTGGAAAAAGAGATGTATCATTACTGTTTTTACGTGAAATCATAGTAACAATACGTGATTGTACATCGCGTTTAGTTCTAAGACCTCTAAAATATTTCAATGGAGTGTAAATTTTAACTTTAAGTTTTTTCTTAGTCTGTTGAATATATAGTTTGAGTTTTTCATCCGTGAGCATTATAATAAAAAGTATTATAAATGAAGAAAGTCGTGAATCCAGAAACAGGAAGAAATATTGTTGTCGGCGGGTCAACACATAATAAGTTGGTTAATTTGAAAAAACCAATAATTTTTACCTATGGACGATTGAATCCTCCAACTAAAGGACATGAAGCAATGATAATGAATATGATTCGACGTGCAAAAGAGAGTGGAGCAAGCGTACGTATAATATTATCACATAGTCAAAACAACAAAAAGAATCCTTTGACAATAAATGAAAAGAAAAAATATTTATCATATTCATTTCCAAATATAAACATGAATGTATCTTCTAAGGAGAGGCAGATAAAAAACATTATAATGGAGTTAAAGGCCAAGCATCCACATGTACAAATGGTTGTTGGTAGTGACCGTGTAAATAGTTTTAAAAAATTTCTTAATGTAAATGTACAGAAAAGCGGAATGAATCGTGTAGAAGGTGGTGTATCCGGGACGAAGGCTCGTATTGCCGCGATGACAAATAATAAAAACGGTTTCAGAGAATGTGTGAGTACAAAAATATCAAATGAAAATATGACACGTATGATGCTAACAATAAAGAAGCGTTTGAAGAACATTCAAACGCGTAAAAAGTAAAACGAATAATTGATTATTTTATAATGTATAACAATGTACAAATTTAATGTAAAAGATTTGCATAGGTTAAAAACACAAGAGCACTTTCATAATGTAGTATTGGATGAAACGGTTCGACAAAGGACTCGAACGTTGAAAACTTTCAAGTTACCCAATATGGACCCGAAGAAAAATAGTTGTAAAGATACGAATGAAAAGAATAAAAAATTAACGTCAACACAATATTTATTTTATGAGACAGTCAAGAAAATGAAAGAACCTTCTGTGCATAGGGGTTTAATAGGTTGGCTTTCAACAGGGTCTGGAAAAACAACAATAGCTTCGGGTATAATTAATGCATTTGCAGACACAGAAAGAACTGTGTATTATATTTCGAAACATGACGCATTGAAGCCACATGTAGAATTCGAGAAAGTACTTGAAGAAATGTATGATACGAAAATAGAGAAATTAAAAGAGAAGTTAAAAATCATGTCTATTGCTTCATTTGCAAATAGGTTAGTCAAAAAGGATATTAATTTAAGCAAAGCAGTTATAATTATTGATGAAGCGCAATATTTGTTTGCACAGCGTGCAGTTCCTCAATTCAGGGATAAACATCGGTATGTAATAAAAACATTATTAGGTGCAGAGGCATTAAAATCTTATGTGTTTATTTTAACAGCAACACCTGGAGATGATGTAGATGAATGTTTAACACTGATCAATATAGTTCGGAGACAAGACGAAGAACTGTGTACATTTAATACACATACCAAGCATCTACTTGGAAAATTGTTTTATCTGAACATGTCAAAAGATTTAAGCATATTTCCCAAATTGACCGCATTATCATCAAATCATCCTCTCACAGAAAAGATACATCTAGGACGTTATATGGAAAAACTTAAAGCAAGTAAAGGAACTATGAATGACGTAAAGACACTTCAGAAATGGTCAAATAATTTGTTTAAAAGTGACAATTTCAGTGAAAAGATTCAGGGGATATTCGCTTTGATAAAGAAACATCCCGGTAAACATTATATATACAGTCAATATGGTAAACAGGGGATATCTGATTTAGCAAAATACCTTGAAAAGATGGGGTATAAAAAGGCCAGTAAAACGAATATGAACAAGGAGACAAAAAAATATATATTAGCGAAGGCGAGTGATAAATTCAATACAAGTGTGGAGAATAATCCTGTCATGAAGAAATTTAATAGTTTGGAAAATATGAACGGATCAAACATAGAACTATTTCTTGCAACGGATAGCTATAATACGGGTATTGATTTAAAAGATGTAAGACATGTACATTTTATGGAACCTTCTATAAGTCATACAGATGTCATACAAGGTATAGGAAGGGGAGTGCGGATGTGTTCACACGCTCATTTGCCTAAAAAGGATTGGAAGGTAACAGTACATACACATTTTAGTGTTCCAAAGTTAAAATCAGACAGTATAGATAGGACAGTAAATGAAAACAGTATTTCAAAATATAATGTATTGAATGTATTATTAATGAATTTAAAACGGTATGCTTTGGATTGCAAGGCATTAAATAAATTTCACGGAGGTGACTTTAAATGCGCGAATATTACAGTATCAAGAAGGGAACCGTTTCGACATTAAACAATATAAGGATAAAACAGATGGTTAATGGTATATGGAGCAAGTTCACGCGAAAGGTATTCAATTTGGACTACTATCTTCCGATGTATTACGGAAGATATCGGTATTAAAAGTAGAGAGCAATGATCTATATGATAAAGGTATACCGAAAGCAGGTGGTCTATGTGATTTAAGGCTGGGAACAACTGACAGACAGTTCAAATGTCAAACATGCAACGGCGATATTCTGGTATGTCCTGGGCATTTTGGACATATTGACCTTGTGATTCCCATGTATCACATTGGATTTATGAAAATGGTGATGAAGGTATTGCAGACGGTGTGTTTTGAATGTTCTAAATGTTTAATTGATATTCCGTGTACATTACGTCAAGGAGACAAGAGATTTAAGACGATGCATGACAAATGTAAAACCAAATATGAATGTGTACATTGTTCAGCGATACAACCTAAATATTCATTTGATGCATACAAGATTTATATGGAATTGAACGATGAAAAGAAACTGTGTACGGCGCGTAATGCATTATTTATAATCAAACGTATATCTGATAATGATGTGAAATATATTGGGTTTAATCCCGAACATGGACATCCAAAAAATTTGATTTTAACAACAGTACCAGTGAGTCCACCCCAAGTGCGACCGTCTATTTTAATGGATACATCATTGAGAAGTCAGGATGATCTCACACATAAGTTATCTGAAATCATACGTTCTAATATTAACCTCGGTAAACACATTGAAACAAACACGAATGAAAATACCATCACAGAATTTACTAATTTGTTGCAATTTCATGTGAATACTCTTATTGACAATGAGATTCCTGGACAACCGCAAGCGACACAAAGGACGGGTAGACCAATGAAAGCAATTTCACAACGATTGAAGGCGAAAGGTGGGCGTATTAGGGGTAACTTGATGGGGAAACGCGTAAATTTCTCTGCGCGGTCAGTTATTACAGCAGAACCGAACATTGATTTGGATGAACTTGGCGTTCCTATTGCAATCGCTGCAAATATGACAGTACCTGAAACTGTTACAGAATTTAATAAACACATAATGGAGTCGTATGTAAGACAAGGGCCAATCATTAAGACAACACAACAAGTAGGTGCGAAATATGTGATACGAGAGGATGGTACCAGGTGTGATATGAGATTCAAGTCGGATGATTTTATTCTTAAAATAGGTGATGTTGTTGAACGAACAATGAAAGACGGCGATTTAGTAGTTTTCAACAGGCAACCGACGTTGCATAAGATGTCAATGATGGCACACAGTGTGAGGGTAATGGAACATAAAACGTTTCGGATGAACCTTTCAGCGACGACACCATATAATGCGGATTTTGATGGTGACGAAATGAATTTACATCTTCCACAATCGATGGCGGCAAAAGCAGAGTTGAAGGAATTAATGATGGTAACGAATAACATTGTATCGGCACAAGCGAATAAGCCAGTGATTGGAATTGTGCAAGATTCATTGCTTGCTTCGTGGAAGATGACAGGTCGAGACATATTTTTTACAAGGGAAGACATGACGAATATAGTAATCAATTCAAAGGAACGTATTCAAAATGTAAAGATACCACCTCCGACAATTTTAAAACCAATTCGTATGTGGACAGGAAAACAAATTTTTGCAATGCTTATTCCTCGTGACTTTTATTTTTACAGAAAATCATCTTGGAATAGCCCTGATGACAAAGTATCGTTTACAATTGACGATTCTGAGGTTATTATTCAGAATGGATGTATAGTTTCAGGACAATTGTGCAAAAAGTCGTTGGGTTCATCTGAGGGTGGCATAATTCATCGATTGTGGTTGGAGTATTCGCCTGAGATTGCGAAGAATTTCATATCATCGCTTCAGTATATGGTGAATTATTTCATTCAAAATAGTGGTTTTAGCATTGGTGCTGGGGATGTATTTATTGACAAGGAGACTAAGAAAAAAGTAAAAGTATCAATTGAGGAATCAATTACACAGGTGAGACAGATTTTGCATGTAAGTCAACAGACATCGAACAAAGAACTATTTGAAAAGAAAATCAATCATATTTTGAATAATGCAATGGCACAAAGCGGACGATTCGTTCAAGACAAAATCACAATTAAAAACAATATTCATGCAACTGTAACAGCAGGTTCGAAAGGATCAGTGCTTAACCTGTCACAAATCATGGCATGCGTGGGACAACAGAATGTAAACGGTCAGCGCATTATTGAAGGTTACAATGATAGACCTTTACCACATTTCCCGAAACACGATCAATCTCCAGAGGCACGAGGATTTGTGAAACATTCATATTTAGAGGGTCTGGAAGCGCACGAGTTTTTCTTTCATTCCATGGGTGGACGGGAAGGTGTAATTGACACCGCTGTTAAATCAGTAACTGGCGATACAGAACTTGTGCTAATCGAGAATGGAAATGCACTGAACGTAAGCATCGGCGAATGGATTGATAAACAGCTGCTGAATCATAAAGACAAAATAAAATATCACGATGAAACGGAGGCCAACATGGAATTACTGGATATTGACAAAGCTGGCATTGTGGCGTATATTCCCACTACGACAAATGATGGAAAAATGAGTTGGGGTAAGATTACAAATGTAACTCGGCATGACCCCAGTGATATTATATATAAAATAACGACCGATGGAGGACGAAGTGTAAAAGTGGTGGCATCTAAATCACTACTTGTTTGGAACGAAGACGAGGACGTGTTTGTTCCTACTGACACGACAGAAGTGCATGTGGGTGATTACGTGCCTGTATCGTTTAATTTTCAGAACAATCATTCGACAACACACAAAATTGATTGTTTGGTACTTGATGGTGAAACTGGATTTTTTATTGGTGTCTATTTGGCGAGTGGACATTCTGATTTTAAAACTGGGAAAGTCGCTATTACACATATGGATGGTGAGCATATACAAAGAGTACAGAGATGGTTTGAACATAATGGAATCAAACATGAGACGATGCATACGACAGTGGTCGGTGATTCTGCCATGTTAGCAAATTGTTTGATTGAAATGTTTGTAAAGGATGAGATTCCTGCCGAGTTTCATGTGGCGCCTGATGACTTTATCAAGGGATTTGTCGAGGGCTATTACATATTTAATGGATTTAATTCGGAAAACACAATAGGAATAAGCGGGTGCTCACAAACCCTCGTCAATGGTATAAGTATGTTGTTGTCGAGATTTGGTATATATAGTGAAATATTCAACAAGGTTATAAAAATTCGGTCAACGTTTGTGCAGCGTTTTGTGGAGGTTATTGGTGTCACGCTACACGATGTGTATGATAATTCCGAGGCGACAAACATTTTTAATGCAATTCGGACGAAGAATGATACTGTACTTGACCGGATTGCATCGATAGAAGTGTTTGAATCGAGCGAGTACCCAAAAGTGTATGATTTTACTGTACCGTCGACATTGAACTTCGGTCTTGCAAATGGATTGCAGGTGTACGACACGTCAGAGACTGGATATATTCAGAGGCGTCTTGTGAAGGCGATGGAAGACTTGATGGTTGAATTTGACGGTTCAATCAGAAACTCATCATCGGATATAGTGCAATTTATGTATGGCGACGATGGTTATGACGGTGCATTGTTAATGACACAACGTGTGTATAAAGATAATAATTCAGAACATGCATCAGCAGAAGAAATAAACGAGTTGTCCAATATTCATAGTAGTATGTCGTCAGTGAAATCACCATTACTGATTGATGTTATGTGTGAAAAGTATAAACGGAATTGTCCAACAACCTTAAAACACGCAGACGTATATAATGATGTGAAAAATATGTTGACAGAAATGAAGGTGTTTAGCGGAATCATTCGGAATCAGGTATTAACGGCTATGTCGTCGAAGCGGATAATTGACGAGTATAATATAACCCCTGAAGATTTTGCGCATATGAAAGAGAATGTTGTATATCAACATAATCGTGCCAAAGTCTGTAAAGGTGACATGACGGGTATTATAGCAGCACAATCGATGGGTGAGGTTGTGACACAATTATGTTTGAACACGTTTCACTCCGCTGGAATCAGTGCAAAGAATGTAACACTGGGTGTACCAAGATTCAAAGAGCTAATCAACGTCGCAAAAAATATCAAGTCACCAATCATGACATTACCTCTACGAGATGAGTATAACAATTTAGACAATATTGATTTCATTGCACAAACTCTTGAGTATGTCAATATTCAATCCTTAATTTCACGGAAATATATGTCATACAAACGATTGGAAATGACGGAACATTATCTTAGTCTTGGGAATGTTCCTGAATATTTTGGAACGAGTATTGTATTCCATTTCAATATGGACGCATTGAAGCGTTCTGGGAAGACACTTTTTGACATTTATATGTGTATAATCAAGAATTATGAGGATACCTTGATACCTGTATATAATCATGAGAACGACGACCCAATAATGGAAATTTTGGTATTAAACGAGGAAGACATTAATGAGCGATACATATTTATTTTAATGAATAAAATCATGTCAAAACTGACCATTGACGGGACAGAAGAAATAAAGCGAACATATGTACGAAAGGATGATACAAATGGGAAATGGTTTATTGAGACAGATGGTTTAAACATAGAGCATATATTTTCATCGCCGTACTTTGATCATGCAAACTGTACATCAAATCATGTAATGTATACATACGAGCATTTCGGAATTGAGGCTGCCAGGAATACATTATTAAAAGAGATTAAGCACGTGATCGAGTTTGATGGTGGTTATGTAAATCGAAGACATTTCTATATTTTAGCTGACACTATGACACATAAGGGAGACATCATGCCAATTACAAGACATGGAATTAATAAGGCGAACACAGGACCACTCATGAAATGTTCATTTGAGGAAACGATAGATATTTTAACAGATGCTGGCATATTTTCAGAATTTGACCATCTCAACGGTGTAACAGAGAATATCATTATGGGTCGTCTGGCACCGATTGGGACAGGTTCATCCAGTATTATTTTCAAAACTCCAAAGTTGGATATGAAAGACTTGGACTTTGATATCATAGAACCTGAAGTAGATGATGAATTTGTGCCTGCATCTGAATCTGGTTCCGAACACACAGAAACATATTATGACATAGAATCGAACGTATGCACTGAAACCTATTACGATGAAGACGCATCTACAACTTGTACCGAAACATATTTCCCAATGTAATGTAATATGAGTGAAGTGTATGTATTGTTGTCAAGTACAGCTATATCATTAGCGTGTTTTTGTACACAAAGTTTTTTACAATGGAGGAACGAGATGCATATGAAAAAAGGTATAAATACAATGAGTCGAATGAGTGATTTGCTTAGTCGATTTTATTGGCCGATATATATGAGGCTTGTACAATTCGAGATATCGGGTGATCGTGTTATACTTAAAGAAATATTAGTAATTTTACACGAAGAAATGGGTAAAGCGGCACCCAAGACGATAATAGCGGAACCAGTAGTAAGGCTGATAATGCATATTACAAACGAAAAATGTCCGTACCCGAAGGACATAATTCAGGTGTTTAGGACAAGAACATTTGAAATTCAGAAAACATATAATGACATATATTTCAATATATAACGTCATTACATAGAGGACATTTGTTTCCATTTATGAGCCAAGTGTCAATGCAATTTAAATGGAAAATGTGATGACACTTGAGTGTTTTAATTATTTCACCGCTTAAAACGGATTCTATGCATATGGGACAAGACATTTCGTTTCCTTCATATACTTCTTCTGGTAATAGAACACTAACTTTGTTTAAAGGTACATTTCTTAAAGATGTATTATTTGGTATAGCGAATGTCAGGAGCAATCTTCTGCAAATGGATGTAAATATACATGCACATGTAATAATTAGGACAAGTTGCGCGAATACGAGTGAAGTAAATAAATTATACCATGGGGGATATGTTTGTGTAAAAAGGGTCGCATTTGCATGAAGATAATGAGACATATTATGTTCTGTGAAAACGACTGGTAGGCGACAAAGCGTACTATTATAAGAATCATGAAATGTTACTACAACAAATTGAGACTTAAGTTGAATGGCTTTATTTTGAATTTCTAAAAGAGTAACAAATGGCTTTAAATTTACATATACACCTCCAATACACTCATTACATAACGTACCTGAGTATAAATTTGCATTGATACATGGGAGAGACCAATATGGTATGTGTGAAGAGATAAGTTTACCATTTACATTAAGGTCGCCAAATTGACGTGTCATTATAAGTAAATAATAAGTTTTGTATTTAAGTAATTGAAAAATTAAATTGTAAAGGGAATTAATGCACAGGGGTTACAAGATTGAAACAAAATTAGATGAATCTGATACAAATTCAGATGACGAATATTCATCCGACGAAGAAATAAAACACGGGTACACCTTCATTCGTAAAAGTCGGAAAAATCCCCCTAAAATCGAATCTGCTTTTTTGTTAACCGAGGATTATTTATCAGACTGAATCGTATTTTTTTGTGCATGCTTTTTTATGCCATCGGTCCCATGATTTATTCATATCAAGTTTATACATGCCACAGATATGCAACATCATTTCAAAGATTTTGACAAGATGTTCTTTGGTTTGGACACCATTATTATTACGCATAGTTTGTGACAGTAATTGCATGTGTTCGCTAATTTCAAACCAGCAGACAGGGGTATTATGCGAAGGAATTTTAATTGAGTTGAAATCCATGGTTAATATGATCACGCGGTAATTTTTTAAATAGCTTATTTGTTAAGCATTTTCAGCATGAGTTTATTATGCGTATCAAGTGATTTTTTTATACCAAACAAGGCTTCTGCAATATTAGTTCCATCCTCTGTGACGAAAAAATTACTTAGAATTTGTCCGATATCAAGTTGATTAAAGTCGTCTTGGTCGTCTTGATCGTCAAACTCATCCATTTCGTCATTCGAATCACTTTGTTCCGAGACATCATCAACAGTTGTTTCAGTTTTGTCATCTGCGATAACGTTGGCCATTACACTATACATTTTTTTTGAATTGAATTTTATCCGCATTTTTTTATTTTGTAATATAATGTCAGGTGTTAAAGATGCATTATCGAAAATAAATGTAAAACGCGAGGGTCAACTTATTGCGTACGATACTTTCAATTCGACAGTAATGTCAATTCAAATTGGATTTACATTGGCGACTGCATTGGCGTTTAATGAATACATTAAATCTTTATTAGCAACCTCTCTTAATAAACAAGGACCTACTGCCTATCTCAAATACGCTATATCGATAGCTATAGTATCTGGAATTGCCCTTTCACTGACCAATAGGTATGTGACTTCAAATGGCACAGAGGAAGATAATACAATACAAGGAAAATTAAAACGTCGTCTTGAAATAGCTTAAAGATAAAGTGTATTATAGACATAGAAATGGAAGTACTTGACACCTTCGTAAACATAAACTTATTGGTACAACAACAGGTGTCTTCATATAATGAATTTATAGGAAATGCCCTTCAAAATATAATTGACGAGGTCGGCTATGTATCCAACGATACACATGAAATATACTTTGGAAAATCGTATATTTCACGTGCATCTGTATCTGAATTGGATGGTACAACACATATTGTGTATCCGGACGAGGTTCGTATGCGTAATTTGAGTTATTCAAGCAGTATATTTGTAGATATACGTTTGAAGACGTTATCGAACCAAAGCGAACAAGAGTTTGATAAATGTTTTATGGGACGAATGCCTATGATGGTTGGTTCAAAGTATTGCAATACACAAATTGCACCAAATGATAAGGAATGCAAGATGGATCCTGGAGGATACTTCATTATAAATGGTAATGAAAAAGTGTTAATTAGTCAGGAGAAAATGAATAATAATAGGGTGTATGTATTTCATAAAAATACTGCAAAATACACAACATCTGCAGAGTTACGGTCATTGTCAGAGGGAGATACGAAAAGTACGAGCACAATTGTGATGAATATCACCGTGGCCAACGCTGATTTGGAGCAATATCTTCGTATAAATATACCATTTATGAAATGTGAGTTATGCATTTTTGTTGTATTGGAAATTCTCGGTTGCACAGATTTCAGTACAACAATTGATAATTTTGATAACGAACAATTCAAATATGCACTTTTTTCATCACTACAAGAATATAAATTAATAAAAGACAGACATAATATATTTGATTATGTAAACAAAAAACTTATCAACCCGTGTAAAAATGATGAAGTCGAGTTGTATGTTCGGGGATTATTTGACAAACAATTTCTACCTCATATTGGCTATGACGATTCAGATGATACGAAAGGAAAGAAATCTAGTTTGTTTGGATATATGATTGACCAACTTATACAGACGGATTTAAAATGGAGAAACCAGGACGACCGCGATCATTATAAAAATAAACGCATTGATTCTGCAGGCTTTCTGATGGCAGGGTTGTTTCGTCAGTTGATGAAGAAAATGTTAAAGGACATGAAAACAACAATGGCAAAGTCGACAGACACAAATATTGTAAATATATCGAGTTTGATGAAGACAAAGTTTATAACGAATGGTTTCAAGTATTCTCTTGCGACGGGTAATTGGGGGTCTGGTAATAATACAATGAATATGAGAACAGGTGTATCACAAGTGCTCAATCGTCATTCATATTTGAGTACACTTTCTCATTTACGGAGAATCAATTCTCCAATTGGAAAAGATGGTAAATTAACAACACCCCGGCATTTACACGGTAGCCATGCGTTTAGGATTTGTCCTTGTGAGACTCCAGAGGGACAAGCCTGTGGGTTGGTAAAGAATCTCGCAATATCAAGTCACATATCGATCGGTCAGTCTTCTACAGCAATTCGAGACTTTATTGTAAACATGGATGTTATATCACCCCATGGAACTGAACGTATATTTGTGAATGGGTATATAATGGGTAAATGCGTTGATGCGTCTACAGTTGTATCGATCTTAAGACGAATGAAACGCTGTTGTGATTTGAGTCAAGAAACTGGAATTGTATATGATGAGAAAAATAAAGAAATTCGTATACATACAGATCCGGGAAGGTGTATGCGACCTCTTTTTTTGGTTATTAACAGAGAACTTGTTTATAATAAGACGAAACATGGTAAATTCAAATGGGAACAGCTGATTTCTAATGGAATCGTTGAGTTCATTGATCCTGATGAAGAAGAAGAAGCCCTTATTGCAATGACAGTTGAAAAATTGCACGAACACGATTACACACATTGTGAGATACATCCAAGTTTGTTATTGGGAGTATGTGCGTCTATAATTCCGTTCCCAGACCACAATCAATCACCTCGCAACTGTTATCAATCTGCAATGGGGAAACAGGCGATTGGAATGCCAATGACAAATCATAATGACCGTATTGATAGTTATTCGCATGTATTGTGGTATCCACAGAAACCACTTGTACAAACTAAAATGACAGAAAATATAGGTTATAATGCATTACCATCTGGGGAAAACGCTATTGTTGCTATCGCGTGTTATACTGGGTATAACCAGGAGGATTCAGTTATTATGAACAAATCTTCTGTTGATAGAGGATTGTTTAGGTCGTATTTTTATAGAACATACAAAGACGAGCAGAAACAAAGTGGAAATTTCGCTAAAGAGCAATTCGAATGTCCTGATAAACAAGCAACGGTTGCAATGAAATTCGGAGATTATTCAAACCTTGACATTGATGGTTTAGTTTCACCCGGAACAGTGCTAAAAGACGAAGCGATAATCATTGGTAAAACGCTTGGTCTACAAACTCCATCGGCACTTGGACATACAAAAAAAGATATTAGTATTCCAATAAAAAATAACGAGGACGGTGTTGTGGATAAGGTCGTAATAACGACAAACGAACAAGGACTTATTTTAACGAAAGCACAAATGCGTTCGATGCGAGTACCGGAGGTTGGTGATAAATTCTCGAGTCGTCACGCACAGAAAGGAACCGTTGGTATGATGTATAATCAAGAAGATATGCCGTTTACGAGCGAAGGCATATCACCTGACATTATTGTAAATCCACACGCTATGCCAAGTCGTATGACAATTGCACAGCTGATTGAATGTATAATGGGAAAAGTATGCTCAATTAAGGGTACCTACGGAGACGCGACACCGTTCAATCAATTAGACCCTGATGATATTGCATCAGAACTGGGAATGCTTGGATTTCAAAAATATGGTTTTGAAACAATGTACAATGGGATGACGGGTGAAAAGATAGAGGCAAAGATATTCATTGGACCGACTTATTATCAGCGTTTGAAGCACATGGTGAATGATAAAATTCATTCACGAGCGAGAGGACCTATACAAATATTGACCCGTCAGCCAGTAGAAGGGCGAAGTAGAGATGGTGGGTTACGCTTTGGTGAAATGGAAAGGGACTGTGTCATCAGTCATGGAGCTTCTGCTTTTCTAAAGGAGAGATTATTTGATCATTCGGATGCATACGAACTACCAGTGTGTAAGACTTGTGGAATGATGGCTGTGATTGACCAAAAAACGGGTGTACACAGTTGTAATGTATGTAAAAATGACAAAAATGTGGTAAATACTCAAATACCATATGCATGTAAGCTTTTATTTCAGGAATTGATGTCGATGTCCGTTATACCAAAGATAATTATATAAATATAAAAATACCATTCATGATATTTGGACCATACCTGTAAAAGGAATAATCTCGACGTGCCTATGTATGCATGGCTACCAATACATTCTGACCCACCAGAAAAAAATACCATTGTTAACCTTGAAAACTTTGAATCTATATGGTCAACATCATTATGGGGTAAAGGGATTCTTTCAAAATATCACAACAATGTCATTCATATTCCACATTCTATCGATTCGCTTTATTTTGACGGCGTTTTGTCTAATGAATCTCGTCGTAGTGAAATTCGAAAAAGTATGGGGATATTAGAAGAAGCGTATGTTTTTTTGATGGTTGCTCGAAAAACATTCAGGGTTCTGTAGGTTACACACGCACGAATGTTATTATCAACTGGCCACATGCACTTGATACTTACCAAACAGAGTGTAAAGTATCCGATTTAAAACATGGATATGCTGATTTGAATATGTATAATATGACTGATTTCAAAACATGCGTATTAGTTCCTGAGCTTTTAACAGATGCGATTTTACAAGTATCCAATGAGTACTACATGACGTCCACACATATAAAGAGCTTTGACAATATTACTTTGATTGTACGCGATAAAAATAAATCATACGGTTTAGGGTTTATTGCCGATCAAAACGTATTTGTAACGTTTGACTACCCGATACTATATATAAACACCATTGATAACGTAAATATGTATAAAGTAACTCTACCAACTTTTAATGGTATTATACAAAAGGAAAATATGCTCATTCATGGTTCGTTTGTGTATATACCAGTTTATAATATGAAACACATCGCTTGGATTTACGATATCGAAAAGAAAACACAACAACTTATTGAGTTGGTAACCCCATTACACGCAACGTGTTTTATTAAATATTCTGATGGTTTTTACATTTATGGTTCAACTGACAACAAACTTATAGTTAAGAAAATCACATATCATGACCTTTCTCTTCCAAACCAATAAAATTCAGCGACATCGCCTTGTGTGCATTTTCCATTCGTTCGAACGGTCCCCATAGTTCAATAACATGCGTATCTTTGCGCCACCATACGTATTTCAACTTGTGTTCAGATGTAAATGTTTTAAAATGTTCACCGTTGATTCCCATCACATTTTCGATGTCTGCTACCCTGACGTGTTTGACGTTCACGTGGGAATAGTGAGAATTCTGAGTAACGTAAACCATGATATTTATAATATGGTGGTAATTCTTTAGGTTATTTAATATATATTTACGACTGAGAATGTCCTGTCTTCAAAAGTTATACTTCCACGATATGACTCAACAACTATAGTGACTTCCGACGATGAGGGTGGTATGATCGTATGCAGCGAGATGATACCCCCTTTTCTTTCATCTGTGAGTACATCAATACATCTCTTGGAATAGCGTATACCGTTAGATTCAATATAAAGATTGTATTTAGAGATTTTATCAGTTGATATGAATATGGAAGCGTTGGGAAGGTCTGGAAATCCAGTGACTGCTCCTGCGTTTGTACCTATATCACCGTATACGAACGTTGTTGCACTTGTATTCGATACTGCTCCAGCAGTAGCAAACACCGCAAAAGCACTTACCGAATTAATTTCCGTTTGATATGTTGACACATCTGTAGGGATAGAAATATTAGAATTTGTGAGTGCAACTGCACCTGCCATAGATAACAATCTTCCATTAAGTTTTCCCCCTGACCCCATAGATGCAGCAGCAGCTGCAATGCAGGTTCCTGGAAATACATGTTCACCTGTGTGTGCGAGAGCCAATGCAGCTCCCGATGTTGTTATCCAGAATATATTAGCGGAGACAACACCACCTTGAAGTGTAACGCGTGTGCTTGCATTTGTAGAAAATGCCCCATCAAATCGAAAAACAAAAACATCTGTTGATGATCCATTTAAAGTCAACACGGATGCAACCCCAGCACCGGATACCCAATACACACCAGCTGAAAGTGTTATATTGTTCAAAGGGGTTGCAAGCTGTTGTGTTATTGGTAATACTATAAGCATGTTATATAATTCAAATAAATCATCTTTTACTCGGCGTGTGACAAATTCAGGGCGAGTTATGTATTGCGAATTAAAATGTACAACATGCGCACACGAATCATCGATTTCAGATATAGTTTCTATATTTTGTGTTAAACCCGATGTGACTTCTATTGGCGTATTCTCGTCCCTTAGTCTATAAAATGGTGATTTTGCTTTATCAATTTTCAAAGCCAAACCATCTTCTAAAGCGATTTTGGTTGCAAATGGTGTAATGCCATCTACGTCAAAATCACCTGTTATATGCACCTTAGTTGTAATGTTTTTACCTATAATAATCGTTTCACCGGATGGTATTATCAGAAGATTTCCAAGGTTGGATACTTTATAATCACAAGACATATTACTATATATGAGATAAGCATTTAAGTCTTTAATATCTTGCTCAAAACCATAAATATTACAAACGACATCATAAACATCGCTATTATATCTTCACGCTTTTCATCAAAAGTCATGCATTTATATAGGTTCTTTTTATCCAAACAACTTTTTGATTTTACATTTATATTTTTTGTTTGTTTAATCATCACAGCCTCGTTGTTATAAACGTCATCCGCATCTTCGTAAGTCATTGTTGTATATACATTTTTTATTTAAGATTTTAATATTGGATTAATACCACTATTTTTAACTGTATTATATCCAGAGTAAAAAAGAAATTTCTTATCGTTGTCAGACACATTAAAATTTATAGCTGAAATAGTTCCTGTCGGTATTTCGATTCGAATACCATTCAGGTCAACAGGAGTTTGTATGTTAAATAATAATGTTTCTACCATTGCTGATGTAAACGATAAAACATTATTGATACGGGACGTATCTGATATACTAACAAGGTCAAGAATTATTGGGGTAGTATCCTCAAAAGCGTCGATAGGTATATTTCGCAAACATCCACCATCTACATAATATTTATTATCATATTTTACCGGTGCGAAAAAATAAGGTATACACGCACTTATTTGTACTGCTTTCGCAACTTCCATAGAAGGGGTTAAAATATAATCGAACCAGACAAGTTTTCTATCTGATACACAGGTTCCAGTTAATTTAAGGTGTACACCTGTTTTTATAAATAAATCTTTGAAAGTTATTCTAGATATTCCAAATTTTCCTTCAAGTATTTTATTTAAATACGATTCAATGTAAGTTCCTTTATGATAACCGTAATTTTTGTACAATCGGAACATATCTCTGAAACAACCTATTGAAGAATCTTTTATTTTCTTAAAAGGTGTTGCAAACATGATTTGTTTTAATTCTTCTGAACTAAACCTTGACGCGACTAAGGCTGCAACAAGAGCGCCAGAGCTTGTTCCGGAAACATGCATAATACTTTCAAAAATACCAAATTCTGAAAGACATGCAATGGCACCTGTATGGGCAATTCCTTGAACCCCTCCACCTTCGAGTATTAAAGAATATTTCATTTATTTTATTATAGAATATAAAGCCATGAGTTTTGCCAATAAAGGAGAACCCTCGAAAATGGTTATGGGTGGAATCATGTTTTTATACACCCTTATCGCTGCTACAATATCCGCTCAAGGATTTATCAAAGTAATTCAAGATAAATGTTCAGATACCAAAGGAACTAAATTATATTTTTTATTGTCTATTATATTTCTTTCTTTTAACATATGTATGCGAGCAGTTGCACATAGTTTGATTAACTTTCCTAATATATCGCGATTTTACGTTTTTCCTACTATAGGTTTTAACCTTGTACTACTTCTTTTGCTTGGTCTTTTTCATGGGGTTGGTGATTACAAGGCATGTGATGAATCATCTATTGCTGGACTTAATAAATTTAATCAAGTGGAATTAAAAACAAATCCTGTGACTGATATCGGAAACTTCAAAATACGTTTGAAAAAACTAAAAGAAGATACAAGCAACTATAAACAAGATGAATTATTTAAAGAAGAGCACGTGATAGAGTGGAAGTATATATCAGAATTTTGGAACAACACCCATATCAATGAACCCAACACACCTGATAAAGGATTAACATTAAGTCAACTTTTAACTAAGCTTTCTGATATACGTAGTGATAATAAGGAAGGCGAACATGAAATATTTATGACAAATTACAAAGAACAATTTGAAAAAAACTGGTTGAAAACTGAAATTCAAGATTGGAACACTGAAAACAAAACGGAATTCGAGTTATTAACAACACTGAGAACACTTTGTGTAAAGTTTGAAATAGATATAAAAGACATGGAAGCTAACGAAAAAGCAGAAAAAATGAAGGAAAATGAACAATGTTCAGCCGGCAATATAGCGTTGAATGACGAAAAAATTTCAGAATTTTCAAAATATCCGTTGGAGAATATAATGAAGTCATTTAGAAAACTGACTGAAGATTATGATGATTTAAAAATTGTATATTCTAAGAACCGTTTGGAGAACTCTATGCGTGAAACAAAAACCGATAATTTTAACGTTGCATCTATAGTTATAAAATCATTGGCGTACATGTTTGTCGTGCAGCCATCTATAGAAATCATCCACATATCATATACTTTAATAGATATGATGAGACAATATGATTCTGGTTCGTGGGTCATGTTCCTAAAAGTATTCATGGTTTTAATGGCAGTTTTATTTGGAGTCGCTGCGTTTGCACCGAGTAAAGTATTTGACGTTGATGAATTGGTTAATAATATTGGGAACCTCGGTAAAAAGGGGATAAAAGAGTCCAAAAAGGTAACAGCAGACGCTGCAGATGCCATTACCGAAGAAGTTAAATCGTCATAAGGGGACCTTAAGGACAATATAACTATTTAAAAATATATATTGTTATTATATCATAACATGATGCAACTGTTCGGTAAGAAAGCTTGCGAGAACTGCAAAGTCGTTAAGGGAGTATTGGAAACCCAGGGAACAAACTTTACCTACAATGAAGTGGAAAATTTATTCAAAGCTGAAAAAATTCTAACCAACATGGGATTAAATGTCGATATCGAATGCATAACGGTATTTCCATTTGCGGTCGATAAAGGTAAAGTATATGCATACGATGAAATTGTAAATAATCTTCTTGAGCCGATACTGTTTCCACGAGACGACCGATACACATTATTTCCAATTCGTTATCAGAACGTATATGAAATTTTGAAAAAGTCACGAGCGTCGTTCTGGAATCCCGAAGAAATTGATTTTTCGAAAGATTATGAAGATTGGATTTCACTCGACGAAAATACAAAAACATTTTTGAAACATGTACTGGGTTTTTTCGCGAGTGCCGACGGAATAGTGCTTGAAAATCTTGCATCGCGATTTACGAGAGAAATAAAGATTCCGGAAGCATTACACTGTTATGCAGTACAAGAAGCAATGGAGGCTATTCACAGTGAGACATATAGTTTATTGATTGAAACGTATGTTAAGGATCCTAAGGAGAAATCTCAATTGTTTAACGGAGTGAAGGAAATCCAGTCCATCAAACAAAAAAGCGAGTGGGTAAAGGAATGGTTGTTGGGTAAACAAACATTCGCCGAACGATTGATTGCGTTTGCATGTGTTGAAGGAATCATGTTTTCTGGAAGTTTTTGTGCTATATTCTGGATGAAAAAACAAGGTAAAATGCCAGGATTATCTTTTGCAAATGAACTCATTTCACGAGATGAGGCATTACATACAGAACATGCAGTTTGTTTGTTTCATCACCTTAGGTTCAAACCATCTGAGGAAAGTGTACACAACATAATCAAAGGTGCGGTTGCACAGGAGAAAACGTTTATTATCGAGAGTTTAAAGTCGAGACTCATCGGAATGAATGATGTATTGATGGGCACGTATATCGAGTTTGTCGCTGACAGGTTACTTATCCAGCTCGGATACAATAAGGTGTACAATTCGAAGAATCCATTCGATTGGATGGAAAATATAAGTCTGAACGGTAAGACCAATTTCTTTGAGAAACGTGTCGGTGAATATGCCAAAAGTGGTGTGATGACAGGAAATGAACATGTGTTTGAGTTTGACAATGATTTCTAAAGGAGTTTATTTTTTTTGATACCTGTTTTTTTTACAGTTACTGATATAGAATTTTTTTTCCTAAGTATTTTATTAGGGTCGGATGTCGGTGATTCTTGATCATCATGTTTAGGATTATATTTTTTTTTATGCACCTCCCAAAACTTTTTAGCTCCTACTCGGAATGAACCAACAGGATAGATTTTAGCTTTATACCAAAAGACAACATCTTCTATCTTGTTGCTTTTACTAGTATTATCTAATACCAGACATTCATAATTTTCGGTACAACTATTTAGCACTTGCGCAAAGGTTTCAAAATTTGGGAAAATACCAAAAAAATGTTTATATATTTTTTCTCTGTTTTGGATAATGTTTTCTCTTAAAATGAATACATAATCAACATTCGCCCTCAAATCAGGACTTAAGTCCATGCAGTACTGCATGGTTAACATGAAGAATATATTCCAGTGACGGCCGTTCATGAATATCGCCCGGGTACATTTGTCTCGTACAAGGCGTTTATCATACATACAATCATCAAGAAGAACAAAAGCATTCGAGTTTTCAGTTTTCTTTTTGCAGAGGCCTTTTTGACGTAATATGACTTTATCCAAAACCTCCGACTTATACTCATTATATATGAAAAAATCGGGTATGAATTGTTGATAGTAACTGTTTCCTTCTTCAGTTCCAGACATAACAATACCGACAGGTAACTTTTGTTTATGATAAAGAATATCTGTGACAAGGGTTGTTTTTCCGGTTCCACGTTTTCCAATAAAAACGAGTACACGATTATCACCTATTGAAGATGGATCAAATTTCTTTAAACTAAGATCCATCTGCTAATATATGTGTACATTTAATTCGTTCGTTTCAGGCGCACGTGATTTTTTTTCTTTGTGTATAGTACTTACAAAATGGGAGGAGGACTTATGCAACTCGTTGCCTATGGTGCCCAAGACGTATATCTTACTGGAGACCCAGAAATCACATTCTTCAAGGCCATTTACCGCCGCCACACTAATTTTGCCATTGAATCGATTGCACAAGTTTTTAACGGAACCACTGGTTTCGGACGGAAAGCAACTGTTACCATAAGTCGCAACGGTGACCTTGTCACAAACACTTTTCTTGAGGTTAAACTTCCTGCACTTCAAGCAGGCTGGAAATGGAATAACAACATCGGTCATAATATAATTGAAGAGGTTGAGCTCGAAATTGGTGGACAACGCATTGACCGACATTATGGAGAATGGCTTGACATCTGGTCTGAACTTACGATGTCCGAAGAGAAGAAAGGTATGTTCGATGCCGAAATGATCGGTCGTTATGCTGGTTCCACATCTACTAATGGCAACGCACGCACTCTTTATATCCCACTCCAATTCTTCTTTAACCGCAATCAAGGTCTTGCACTTCCTCTGATTGCACTGCAATACCACGAAGTGAAAATTAACTTTACCTTTGCACCTCTTGCTGAACTCACTACTCCTGATACCGCTATCGGTGTCGTCGCCACTACTTCGCCCGTTGTTGCAAATGACCCGTCGATGTCCTGCTACATCGACTATGTCTACCTCGACACTGAGGAACGTAAGCGATTTGCTCAATCTCAGCACGAGCTTCTTATTGAACAACTTCAATTCACAGGAGATGAAACTCCCCAGGTGAATGGCTCCTATCGTCTCAATTTTAACCACCCTGTCAAGGAACTTGTATGGGTTGTGAGTCAGCCCAAATCTGGAAACCGATTCAATTACGGTGAACTCACCGACCCTCGGGTGGAACCTGTGAAGGATGCAAACCTTCAACTCAATGGTCACGACCGTTTCGACAAGCGTGAAGGTTCCTATTTCCGTCTGGTACAACCTTTCCAACATCATACCCGTATTCCTCAAAAGAATATCTACGTGTACTCCTTCGCTGTCAAGCCCGAGGAGCACCAACCTTCTGGAACGTGTAACTTCTCTCGTATCGATAACGCAACCCTCAAGCTAACCCTCAATTACACAAATGATGCCAAGACTGGTTTCAACAATGATGACAAGGTTAAAATCTACGCAACTTCCGTTAACGTACTACGGATCCTAAGTGGTATGGGCGGGCTTGCTTATAGCAACTAGATGCTGTTTATTTAACATTATCACTATAAATTCAAAAAATAATACTCCTGAACGGGTTGACTACCATTATAAATACATTTAAAGAAATGTGTGTTTATAAGTGTACGAACCCAATGAACACTATCATATCAATTCCCGCATTGCCTCATGTTGCGTTTATGCAAGTTCAAACCGACAAGTATACAATTATTGACGCTAATATCGTCGAACGCGTATCGAAATATAAATGGTATTTGCATGCGGCAACCGGTTACGTTACACACTCGTACAACAAATCATCCGGTGATATTCCAGTTGCAAACAATCAAACACATATGTATCTACACCAATTCATAATGCAGACTATCATGAATATTGAACCAAAAGAAGGATATTCTGTCGATCATATTAATTGGAAAAAGATTGATAACAGGTGTGCAAATCTGCGTCACGTGACACAGAGCGTTCAAAACATGAATCGAGAAACACGAAATTGTGCGAATCGAACGTATCCACCAGAAGAACTTAACATTCTTGGTGTGTATGATTACCCTAAACATGTGCGTTACGATAAGTCACAGATGAGGTTTATCATCGAAAAGCACCCTCAATTGGTCAAGGAAGGGAAGAAACAAATTTCAGGGACAAGAAAAGGAAGCATAACCAACAGGTACCATGATATTATGATTAAGGGTATTGCACTTGACGAAGAATTTTCTATAGAACAATCTGACATCAGTCACCTCTTTATGGAATCGTTTAATACATTTACAGGCATTGTCAAACTTTTCCATGTGCACATGGAGTCTTCATTTTTCGATGAAACCTTACCAAGGATACAACCAACGTTTCAAGGACATCTTCAAATTATCAGTAATCAGATAAACGTAAGAACTGAATATACTAACATAAAACACGACGAATCGAATACTGGCATTGTATACAACGGGAATGTAGTATGTGAAGATGAATCTATGACACTCACGCGAGATATGATACCTAAATATGTGAACTTCACGAAGGAAACTGCAAAAATCGGATGTCGATTTACATATGGTCGACGTGTCGATGGAAAGAATGTGTCTAAGCAGATAAGCGCATCATCTAAATCAGTCACTCTAAAAGTAAAATTTGATGAGATGATTGAAAACTTTTCAAAAATTGTTGTCTGATACCTTTCTTTTTATCATTTCCTAAAATCACGTTTAGGTATTTTATTATACTATAAAATAATGGATCCTCCAGTTATGTTACCGATTTTTGTAGCGCCTCCAATATGCAAAATGTTATGTTGTCGTCGAAAAATAATTAAACCTAAAGAAAGGAAACCGGATTTATAAAAATGTCAGTCGTGTCAGATAACATGTCAGAGTGCAGTACTGCATCATCGTGTAGTGTCGCATCGAATCATGTGGTTGAGAAGTATATGAATATGTGTAAGAATCGCGAAATCAAAAACCGTCATAATGTACGTTTGTGTGATTATCAAAGGAAGATATCACACAAAACGATTGAAAAACATGAATTGGACTCGAGGAACCTGAAAACTCAAATGTTTTATGTATTGATTCGGTATTATTTACTTGTTTTGTATTTTATTCTTTCAGTTTCGCAACATCATCTTGATATTCCAGTTATTGATGTATTGAACGCGAAATTCAGAGGAATTGTAATGCCATTTGTGACGGACATGAGGTTAGCTGTACACACATTCATTAATACCTAAAGAGCATCAATGAATATATATATATAGATTATAAATACAAATACCATGTATTGCAGGGCGATAACAAAAAAAGGCACTCCGTGTATACACACAACGAAAAACAAATATTGTTGGTCACACACTCGCAAATACGAGAGTTGTCCAATATGTATGGATGATATGCAAACGTCTTCTCGACTTACATGTGGTCATATATTTTGTATCAGCTGTTTGTCACAATGTGATTCTACATGTCCATTGTGTCGCAGGGAAACGAATGTTTCAATTCCTTTGGAAACACATACATGTAAGTCGTTGTTACTGTATATGATGAAAGATTTCGAGACTGAATGTAGTGAGTCCATAAGGGCTAAACGAATGCATGGGATATTTGACTTTTTCATATCTTCGCATGTATACTTTTCGCATGATAGGGTTTTATTAGATTCTGTCCAAACCCGTTTATACTATTTTAAAAAATTGGGTTTTGATATGGACGAACATATACGCCGAGTATCGTCTATTTGTCAGCGTTTATAGTTACTTTGGGTGCATGACTTTCCACTTGAGCGAGCATGCTTTACTGATGGCGGCAAACTTCTCTTTTCCGTTAAAACTACTGTATTCATCGGAGTTTTTGAGAAGTTCGTATTCTTGTTTAATAAATAAAGCATAGGCACTTGGAACTCGTTTCTTTTTCGTTTCAGGCTTTGCAGATTCAAGAGTATCAATACGTGCGCTAAGAGCAGACACCATAGATGTTAGTTCCGAGATAGACATTATAATAATAAATATAAATTATCTTTAAATGGTTACATCGAATTTAAAATATCTTCTTTAAAAAGTGTATCATAAGCATTTTGTTTCGTAATTATCTGATTTGATTCTTTGTTGTGAATTCGTTTATACGTATATACACTGGCAATCGAAACACCTCCACTTAAAAGAAATAACATCATGTCGGTCATATTATCTTATGACAATAATAAACAAATAACATAACGCATTAATATGATACCTTAAGAAATGAAGATGTCGTGAATATGAAAATCTAAAATGTTACAATCTGAGAAATTAAACATGTATTTGGATAGCATTATAGCGGAAGCAGCGATATGTGCAAAACACGAGAAGGCGAATGAGATAAGCATTAAACATTTCAAACTTGCGTTGCGATTAATTAAGTAGTTATTTCGATTGATATAACATTATTTCTGTACAAATACGATTTTTAGTGTATCTATCATCTTCAAATACAGAATTGAGAATGTTTTCAGTTAGCAATGTGTTGTAAGAACAACCATAATGTTTTTTCATATGCATACGTATAAAACGAGCAAGGTCGTTCTTTTTCGATGATGTATATATATTATCAACAATATCATGAATGCTCGTTTGTGAAAGGTTTTCTAGGGAATGTTCTTTCAAATAATTTTCATAGTGATATTTTGCAAATGCAAAAGAAAGTTGTTGTATTGTATGAACATATTCGTTCTTCATATACTTTTAACTATTTTATTTTTTATGTACAAGTGCGCAGATAATTAAAGAAATGAATTGTATGTAAAATGTAATATGCTCATGTTCAACTTTATATGTTTAATATGTTGGTTGCCCATGTTAAGATTTTCTCATATAAACATTGTAAGACGTATTTTCTTTTATCTGATTGAATCAAACGGTGCAATGGCAATCAAAATGACCCAGTGGTATGGTTCACTGCATCGTAATTCATTTGTAGTGAACCGAGTATACGACGATATTCTTGAACATTCATATAGCTACACGTGTAAAACATTTCAGAAATCTATGAAAATACCCTTGCATGAACGATATACAATTAATAAATCCCCAATAGCATCTGGGAGCATTGGTCAAGTATATAGAGGAATAGAAAAACTGACAGGGAGAGAGATAGTTATTAAAGTTCGTCACCCAAATATAGGTACGGAAGCATCGGTCTATGTGCGAATCATAACGTGTTTCATTTCTTGGATGACGTGTGTATACACGGGACATTCAATAAAAAGTATACTTGATGTTGATGCGTTCTTTAAAAGTTATATGGAACAAATTGATATGGGACACGAAGCACAAAATCTAAAACGTCTGAGCGAAGATTTTAAAGACAGTTCAATGGTAATAATACCAGAGCCCATCGAATGGTCTGATGATATTTTGGTAATGACATATCACACGGGTAAATCATACGACGATATCAAAGATGACCTATGCCTTTATCGCAAGGTTACCCTCATGCTATATATTATTATACGAGTAATGACGATGACAAATGGATTTTTACATTGTGACCTCCATAAAGGTAATTGGAGATATAATGCAGAATCAGATGCCATCATATTATATGACGCAGGACATACTGCTCATATCGATAACGAGCGAATGCAACTTATTTTAAAGAAAATGTATGACGGTGGTACGATTCTTGAATGTTTGAAAGATTACATAAATTACGGTACTGATGACAAAATAAACAATTTTGATTTAGATGAATGGTTTGTAAATAATAAACATTTCGTCGAAATTGGTATGGGCAATGTTCAACCACGGAACGTTATGAGGGGAATGATAAAATTTTCAGAGGACAACAAAGTGTCAATTAATCATGGCGTATTGTCTATTTTATTAGCGAATATTTCGCTTGAAACTGACCTTTCGGAACACGGTTTTGTATCACATCCTGATGCCATGAATGACATTCTTAAAGAGGAATTATCTATGTGTTTGCAGCATAATTCATTTCAGCAACATCAAGAGTTTTTAAAGAGTGTAATATGCAACAAAGATACATTCACGATGTCTACTTTGGATGTAAGTTTATTTTATGATATAAAAGAAAGAACTATTGAATAATTATGCCACCTATAACTGATACGAGGACGACATTAGAAGCGAAACATAGATCAAAGTTGAACGACATAATATCGAAAGATAACATCAAACAAAAGATGGTTGAAGTGGAAGAATTAAAAAAAAGAATAAAAGAAACATCAGATTGGAGTGAAAGATGTAAACTTGATGCACAAATAGAGCACATTACACAATTGATATCATACGAACCTGATAGTGTAGAATATATGTTGTCAGTTGCGCCAATTATTCAAAGATATACGGACGATTCTAAACCAGATAATGAACAATTGAAGGAAAAGATAAATAATTTTATACATAAAAGTACCAATCACGACAAGGGTAAAATGTATGATGAGTTTATGAACATAACTGAAAATGTACCTATGGTAAACGAGTCACAATGTACGTACACATGTACGACGTGTAATGTGTCTCGTACTATGTCACTTGCAGAAGCAACAATGATTTGTCCAAAATGTGGACATGCGGAGATTAATTTTGAGATGGGAACACAAAATATGAGTTATGATCAGGAAATTAATTCGGATGTTAATATATGTTTTGCATATAAACGTATCAATCATTTTAACGAATGGATAGCTCAATTTCAAGCGAAGGAATCAACTCATGTGCCACAAGAGATACTCGACAATCTACGTTATGAATTTAAAAAGGCTCGTATCACAAATATGTCTGAAATAACACAAAAACGTGTAAAAGAATTATTAAAAAAATTACGTTACAACAAGTTTTACGAACACGTTCCTCAGATTACAAACATGTTAAGCGGTGTAACACCACCCACGATGCCAGCACGATTAGAAGAGATTTTAAGAAATATGTTTAGGGATATACAAGAACCATTTGAGAAGTATAAACCAAAAGGTCGTTCGAATTTTTTATCATATGGGTATTGTTTGTATAAATTTTGTGAATTGCTTGGTCATGATGAATTCCTTGATAATTTTCCTCTTTTGAAAAGTAGAGAAAAGCTATATCAGCAAGACTGTATATTCAAAAATATATGTAAAGATTTACATTGGGAATTCATTGCAACAGTTTAAAAGAATAAGTCGCATGGTAATTAATGATTGAAGATCATCTTGACGCGGACACAATTACTGTTCCTGGACAACAATACGCTCTCATATCAATTGTAAGCGAGCAGAGTAATCAGAAACACCCTAAATGTGGAGTAAAAATCCGTGGTGTTTTTAATTCTAAGGAAGACGCACAACATCATGCCAAAAAACTACAAAAGATCGATAAAACATTTGATGTTTTTCTTGTAGAGATGTATAAATGGTTGCTCGTTCCTCCTGATATCGAAAATATTGAGGATCGTACGTTTTCGGACGAGAGGTTGAACACTATTGTAAAAGAATTTAAGGATGAGCAAGTCAGAGCACAAGAAGTTTTTGAGAGTCGGAAAGAGGACCTAGTCAATGGAAAGGTAGACCCAATGGATGGTATCAACGAGGATCCAAAATAATGCACATGAAGTTGTCGATATGTATAATGAATTAATAAAATCACTTGATATTTAATTTATGATAACTTAATAATTTAAAACAATAACATCATATCTTTAATAAGGATGGAGACAGAAAATATTAAACGTATAGCAGAGGAGGAATATATAATAATGAATCTTGATTCAAGTCAAATGCAATTTGATGGTCAATACTGGAATGTTTTAAATTCCAAAAATACTATTGGATTCGATGAACCAATACCTTATGTTACGAGTATAGAGTTAATAGAATCATATGTTCCAAATACTTTTTATACTATTGAATCGTATAACAACTCTTTTACTTTCGGCACTTGCATGGAATCATATGTAATCAATAGGTTCAATGATAATGAAATTATAACAGGGGTAACCGTATATACATTGAACGATGGATTAAAAGAAATTCCAAATATCAGTGACACTGTAATAAGAGAAGTTGCAAATATGTCAATAAATACGAGGGAGTACACTAAACTTCTTTCTAAGCAATTATCAACCAACTTATATTCAACCTTTGACCAAGTTACATATAACATAATACACACTCACGCTGCAATTTATGAAAACGAACAGATTGTTGGATATACAGTGACATTCTTTGTTAACGATACATGTGAATACGTCTTAAACGATTTTGAATTATTTCAAGAATGTAAACGTCGATTAGTTATTAGGAATAATTTAGGGATGGTAGTAAAAAACGAGACGATGTCGTTGTATAAGAGTAGCATTTCGTTGAGTATATGTAGTATAAATGATTACGACGGAGACAAACGATTTGATTTGTATACTGATTCTATTGATGATTTACCAACTAATATAAGAATCGATGTTTATACAGATCAAAGTATTATATTGCAATCTATGAATTATAATGAAAAGGAATTCATAAACACAATACAGAAAGCATTACATCTTCACATTGCGCATATTTTTTTTAAATATCAAAATTTCATAAATCAAATTATGCCATTCCTACAATTTATAGACCTGCATTTGAATATAGAATTGAACGAAAATAAAAGAAAAATAAATTTTCTTTCGAAGCACGACCATAAGTTTTTTATTGATTTTACAGATAGAAGTTCAATACACAAAATTGCTGGGTACAAACAACAAATGTATTTTTCTCACTCGTCTGATATAATTGATATGTTTTCGTTAGTTGCGGATAATATAACTACATCCATAAGTGCGAATGAAATACGTTCAATTGTCGATAAAAAAGAAAGTGTCATTGCTGAGAGTACATATGCAATATTTCAGATATTCAAATCTATATATTTTGCAGAAAAATCGAGGAATATAAAGGGAGTGGTTAATTTACAGGATAATTCAATCATAAATTGTAATGTAATATCGACTAATATTAAATATATAAACGGGTATTCTTTTGATGATAATAAGCATGTGACACAAATTGTAGAAGATAGCAATATTACATCATTCGGTATTTTTTTGAATAAAACATCGGATTTAATATTCCCTACAAAAAAGTCGTTTTTCAATATGTTAGTTGATAAAGTTGATTCCTCTGATAATGAGATAATTCCAAATATAAGAATAATTGATTTTGATCCCGTTAACAACAAGTTTGACTCACTATTAAATGACAAAACTTTTATTGAAAATATAGAATATACAATCAAAGCCCAGGTAATAGAAGGTGATTATATATATGATTTTTCAGGGGAACGTTATATCGATTTAGTGTGTGTTGAGATACAAAACGAATTGAAAAGATATAATGCTGGTTATAATAAATTATATCGGTATTATTTCGATGATATATCTGAACTTTATGTAAAATCATCTAAGGGTAATTTAAGTGATATAGTAGCGCGACAACCGAGAAATTTTGGACCAATCACCAAATTATCAAATATAACGCTGGAGTTTAGACGGTCTGACGGAAATATTTATGATTTCAAATCGATTCCTTTTTATCTTACACTCATTATAAAATATCTGAAACCAAAATTACATACACAATCGGTTTAAGGATAATAGATGTAGCATAAGTATATGAGTCTTAATTATTTCAAAGACGAAACGATTAAGGTTTGTTTTCAGAAGGGTTGGGAAAATGTTTCAATTCCGCTGTTATGGATGCTTTTCGTCGAGGAAGTTGGTGAGCTTGCAAGTGCTATTAGACGTACAACTAATAACTTTACTGATAAAAAGAAAATTTACATCGAAGGGGAAATAATGGATGTATTAAGTTATTTATTTCAAATCGCTGACCGGTTCAATATTGACCTTGATTCTGCATGGGAAGAACATAGACAAGTAAAGAATTACAATCGGGTATATCGCAACATCAAAGACGTTTCATCTTGAAAAATAGAATATATTTAATATTAAATGACAAGCGCAGACTCTTTTAAAACCATGTATAAAGAATTTTTGAACGAGATCATCAAGGAGTTTCCCGATAATGATTGTGCAAAAAATGAAAAACTTGCTACTTTTACATATTCTGGTGACCATATTAAACGATTTATGAAACGGCTTAATACACCAAAGGATCATGGTGAACTGATAACCGGAAAATCTGATTTACTGTTTTCATCTGAATGTCAATTGATTATTGATTTAGGACTTAATAAATGTTGGGATACCTCGAGCGATGAAGCTAAAGCATCCATATGGCAATATTTGGGTACGTTAAACATGTTATCTTCAACAATATCCACTATACCAGCTAATATGCTCAAAAGTATTGAATCATTAGCTTCCAAATTGACAAGTCAAATACAAGGCTCAAATTCAAATGATATAGATATGCAGGCATTAATGAAGGGTGTACAAAATATGATGAGCGAATTTTCAGGTCAACCGCAGAAGAAGAAGTCATCACGACGAAAAAAATAGTCGAAGTTAATAATGTTGGTCGCTGCGTGTACTGGAATAGGGATGGGCATTGCATCTGCACTCGCGATGCAAAAAATTGGAAAAAAAAATATGGTCAATGGATTCAAAGTAAATAAACCTAACGATACAAAATCTGCTAAACGATTACAGATGTTGTCTCATATGACAGTAGAACTCTTAAAAATCATTAAACTGAAACATATGCAACATAAAGGATGTAAAATGTTAATTAAACGATTTGATTGTCCAAAAGACATATGTAGAATACAAGAACGGTCTGGTGTCAATAGACATGAAGTAGGTTATACTGTTAACAAAGGTGAATCCATCGGTTTATGTTTAAAACACGATGGCGAAGAAACAAACAATAATACAATGAAATTTGTTTATCTGCACGAATTAGCGCATGTGATGTCATCAAAATATGGTCATGGTGATGAATTTTGGAATAATTTTGCATACTTATTGAAAATTGCAGTGAAAGCAAACCTATATAAATACGAAGATTTCAATAACACAAAAGGCAACTATTGTGGTAAATCAATAGAATACACACCATACATAAAATAAAAACGATAGTAATGGTAGTACTATGGATAGACAATCCTGAGGTTTTGTTCCATAAATATAATTTATGGCCGCGCAAGGATGATTCATATGAAGAATGTATGAACAGTGTTTCCCGGTTCATTATTATTTGTTGTACATACATTGCACTTAAAAGAAAACGAACAACATTTGTTATAGCCGGTTTGTTATTTGCAACCATCCTAACGCTTTATAGCAAACGACTGGTTCGCAAAACCCCTAAGTTGAAAGAGGATATTAAAGACGAAATTTTGAATGACGAAGACGAAATTCGTTATTCTGATAATTTCGCTCATACAGTGTATGGTCAAATAAATCACAATAAAAAAATATATAATGGAGAGTAATGTACAAACAGACAAGGGGTATAAACGATGAATCGTATATGAATAATCAGACAGTGGTTCAATCAAGACCCATGCGATACATGACAGAAACAATACAAACGGACTCCCTTTTGCGACACGCACATCCAGAAAGTATTGATGAAAGTAGTAATCTTCGCATGTATCCAACACGATTGAATACGATACAACGTGATAATTGTGAATTGTATGGTACAGCACCTTTTAGAATGGCACGGTTACCATCTGAGATAGATATTGAATCATCATTACAGTTTTCTACACAGCCAAGGACAATGGAAAATGGAAAATTGGTAACAGAGAAGACATTTCAATTTGTAGATGATATACAAATCGATACATTTATTAATATAGTTGACAATGATATACGCTCGCGGTCTACACGTGTAGACCAACGAAATCAAACATCTCAAAACATGAATTGCAGAAAATAACTTCGTCTTTAAAATATTCGATAAGTAATAATGAATACATCATTACGGCCTGATTCGATTACATCACAACAACCGAAAAAGCAAGGTACGCATGTAACCACTAACCTTTTTCGGTTATCTAATACCACAGTAGACATCGAGTCACAACTTAAAGGTCTTGGTCAACGATTAAACAAACTGCCGGTTGCCGCACCGATGCCGGACCTGTCAAACAGTGCCTCGTCTGCTAATCGAGATACAATGTACCCGGAAGGTTTAGAAACACGTACGAGACGTGCGTGTAACGTTCTATCTGCTGTGAAAATAGATCGTTTTGAATATCCTTTATTAGACCATCAAAAGTATTCAATATACAATGAGTCGCAACGTGGGGGATTTCATACACGTAATAATGAAAAGGACGATTACAAATCTAAATGTAATATATGATATAATAAGTAAATGGATATAATTGCATTGGGTGTATTGACATTAGCGGGATACGAAATGACTAAGCAAACAAAAAAGAAGATCAACAAGGCTCCTAAAATTATTGAGACAAAAGAAGAAGAACCTTCATTTTTAGATGGAAGTCAGACACATTTAAACCAAAAACAATTTTATAGTGGATCACAAGCTCCTGGTGTGAACATGAGTTCGGGTAAGATAAATATATTTACTGGAAGCAACTTAATGGAACATGGCAATCGTAATTGTCGTCCAGAACCTACATCAATGTTCAATCCTCAAAGCGGTAATACCCATATACACGGTGCACCGAACGTCGATACATCTGAAAGATATACTGCTTCAAATAAAATGCATAATGTTCTACCGTTTGAACAAAAACGTGTAGGTCCTGGTATGAATGTAACATCGGATGTAACTGCAAAGGGAGGTTTCCATCAATATTTCCGGGTGCTTCCACAGAACGTTGGGGAGTACAAAAAGAATAACTTCAACCAACGCATGATTCCAGGGAAAATCGCAGTTTCCAAAAGAGCCGATACACCTGATGTTGAAGCGCCTAAATATGATTCATATTATGAGTATGAAGACAGGACACCACTGCAAACCAAATCGGACTTTACAGCATCTACTGTTCGTTCAAACATTCAATGTAAACCAATATGCGCAGCAGTGCAACCAGAATGTTATTTTGGACAAGCCCAGAGTACAACGACGTCCAATTCGACATCAAAAGATACACGGGTTCACGACGCGACTACACAAGGTTTCGGTGGAAATGTATCAATGCCGATGCGAGCACCAACGCATGCAATTTCAGGCTATATTGTAAACGAATCGGATCGAGAGTTATGTTCTGATAATACAAGAAATGCTGCATCTCAATTGGAAGGGACGTATGTATGGGATGCTGATAATAAACTCGATCCTAACAATAGAAGTTCCACGTATACAAATGAAGTTGGACAAGCACATGGAAATACATACACAACATATGCTAAAGCATCCACCGATACCGCTCGCATGACCGCTCGCGAAGGTTCAACATCCAATTATGAAGGTGTAGCACACGGTTATGAGCGTAAAACTGAAACACGGGATTATAATGTAAATAACACACAAAGAGAATCGACATCACATAACTACACTGCACCGTCTAAACATTATTCTTCTGGTGCGACAGTTCAAACAGTTCCCGAGCAATATACAATGAAAGAAGAATCTTTGGTTGGGTACTCACCAGGCCCGCAGGGTATAAGTATTCCTTTAGATTCGTCGGTATTTTGTATGGAGACAAAAAATGACATGACGAGTGAAACACGTGTAAACGTGTCTAAAATGATGAGTTCTAACAACATAAGTAACGCACAACAATTAGGAAGAATGGAACATGCAATGAAAATTCCAGTTGAAAATAATCGAAATACTGACGATTTCCTCAGTGTTGCAAATATCGTACTACAGGATAATCCGTTTGCAATGAGATTAAATTAAATATAATATCATAATGAAAAAAGTTTTCGACATTAATGCAAGCAGACTTAGATACGAACTCTCTTCGATGGGAATGGAATCTGATGGGAGTCGAAGTGATTTGATAAACCGATTACAGCAAGCAGGTGTCAATCACATTGATACGAATAGATGTGTACCACCTGAATTATATAATCACCATGACACACAAAGTGTATACATTGGTTCAAAAAAACAAACTTTGAAATCTGGTGTTCTGAGTATTTCAAATAATACGCATACACTTATTGATGGTAACTTTAATACACAAACTGTAAATATAAATAATTGTTTGAGAATTCACGAAACTTTAGAATTGTCATGCGATACAAAGGGAGAAGAAGGGGATTTACGGATGCGAGCGGGTGTACTGTATATGTTTAGGACAACCGGTGTCAAACCAGGATGGTACACAATATCATTTGGACGTATGATGATTTTCTAAGTTATGATAATATGATAATTTCATTAATAATTGCCTTCATCATAACATTCATATTGATTCTACAAATTACGTTACCTGCCTATACTATACATTTAGATGCAGAAGCAGTACTAAATAAAGTTCCAACGATAATGTATAAAATAAGAAAAATACGTAATAGCGTTTGGGACACTACCAGTATAAGGGAATCAGATTTACTTAAAGAGACTTTAGCAATTTTGGATGAAAAAAATAATGTAGAAATTGGTAGAGACGATGGTGTTATTGAAAGTTCGAACCCAGAGAATGATACCATTCATAGTGCATCAGTTATTGTTACACCGTCATACGTGTGGGGAGGAAAGAAAAGTGAAACACCCGGAAATATAATTGGTATTCGTGTGTTTTCAGCTTTTATATTAATTATTTCGTGTTTTACAATTGGTTTAACATTGTTTCATGACGATTCGAGAGATATTGAGTATTGGCAATTTTATTCATATTCAATTATAAGTCTGTTTACAACGATTTGCATTGGATTACTCGGTGACTTAAAACCAACTCACGGTGTTCGTGAAGTTAAAGATAATACCAGTTCACCTTCATTTATATGCATGTGTATCAACATATTTATATGTGCCTTTGGTTTAATTGCTAACTCCTATAATGAATTTTGAACATCGTATTCAAGAGCATGCATAAATACTGAACGAATAATGCTTTCACCTTTGGTTAATTCTGCATTTTTTATACATTTTAGTAACATAACAATCGTTAACAATGGGGTTGTACAATTCAAAAGTTCTTTCATTGCACATTGTAATAAGGATGCGATATGTAAATCCCTGTTTTGCAAGTACAATTCACGTGTTATACGGAAACCATTAAATAATAAACGAAATCCTTTTTGTTTTGTAGTTCTTTCGTCTGATTGAAGCATGATGCCAAGAGGTGTGATATATAAATCAGGTGCCAAGTCTAAGAACAAAAATAGTAGTTGCACATCATCTGGAACATCATCATCATAAAGATATTCACATGTCATATCACCTAATTTTTTTAATTTGGGTACATGAGTCATGTTATAAAGTGTATCATATTCAATTGAATCAGTCGATTGAAGTATTCCAGATGCACTATCGATAACCCACGGATTAATAGTATTTTTTGTTTTCATGAGCATTTCAATACTTTTGGTCTTGGCACTGTAACGTCTTTTATTTTGCCACCAATGTGTTAATTCATCCATGGGAATATCTGCAATAGCTTCCAATGTTACTGGGTCGTGTGTGTTATATGTTGCTATATCATTGATAGCATCACATAATATTTGCTTATTTTTACATAAATGAAAAGAAATACCAAAGTGTATTGCAACTTGATTCAATATTTCTTTTCGTTTTAATCTATATGGATTTTTTGATTGTATGTATTTGTCAACACAATTCATAAAAATAATACTATTGAAATCTTTACATTATATTCATATATTGTATGGGTCGAGAAACTTATACTTTTCTTGTCAATAATATTGAAATACTTTTTAATAACAGGAATTCTATTATAAAGCTGAAGAACAAATCACTTTTACCAAAAAGTATAACAAATATATATAAGTCGAAACACTATAAAATATATGATCATGGTGTCATATGCCATGACATGGTTTATGACTTAATGTTTGAATACTCTATCACGAATCAGCCAAAGGTTTTTGATTGGAAGATGTATTATGCGGTATATCATTTAAATATAGAGACAAAGTTTGAGAGCGAATCACATATGTCAGAAGAGGAGAAAACTATAATTTATTTCATAAAATATGGTTTTTGGTATCGTATGTTTATTCCCAACATAGACATACATATGGTGAAGGAATACAGAGCTTCATATGATGATTTGCATCAGATGTCTGTAATTGATGCAAGAACACATATGATAGAAAATAAAAGACCGATTACATTCTCTCGATGGATATATTTAGCTTCAAACTTCAATAACCTTAATAATATACGTCACGATCAATTATCTGATCACTATATAACAAACGGCAAACATACAGGTTTATCTTCAGTATGTTTTGATCATAATCGTTTTATGTGCGATTATCCATTGAGTATACGTTTAATTTTAAATAAAAACTATGATTTTAGTTTACTCACAAAACCACGTGTAGCTCAATTTTATGTTGAACATAAAAATACGATTACGAAGTATAAATCGTCTGTTGTATTTTTGGAAACAGATTTCGTACGGGAATTCGTAAATGACCGTCGCGTAAATTACGACAATGACATGTCTGTCAACAATGCGTACATTTATTTTGTTAAGGGATATGCCGAAAACAGTGATATACGGCAATATATAAATAGGGTATACAAACTAAAACGTTTCTTTAAAATGCAATGTCGCGAGGCGCTCGCACAGGTTCCTTTTGGAATAATGAGATATTTGCTTGAGTTTAAGTTATACATGTGAGTATTATAATATTCATATTATATAAAGATGTCAAACTTTAGCGGTCCTCCAAGAAGCGAAATGGTAAAACTTACAGAAATGATTTCACAAAACGTCAAAAACAATAAGTTAAATTTTAGAAAAGGTCAAGGAAGAGTGTATAAAAATATGTCATTCGGACAAAATATGGTCAATAATAGAAATACTGTGAGTACTCGAACAGGATTTAAACTTGGTATCAAGTACGAACCAATGTATATTCAGGTACACGATCCAAACAAACATGTATATGTGATGTACTTTAGACTTATCCCGCAAGTTCAAAAAATAAAGAATCACCAAACAAAGCGTTTACAATTATAATTATTGTATACCCGGACGATATTCAAGAACGTCCTTACCCCTGGAAGTTGTTGATACACCCAATGGCATTAACTCACGTGGTTTCGAAATATAGTCGATATACTTGGCTTGAGAAACTGCGTTACCCATGACCATTGGCGTGACAGTATTGAATACATGGGCGTTAAGGTCTTTTATACCAGTGTTAAGAGGTTGACCAAGAACGATCATTCGATAGTTTTGAAACATGAAAATCATAATGTTTAAGAGCTCATCGTCAGACTGTCTAGAAATGGTTATTCCTGTTTGTGTCTTGACAGTTCGAACAACTTCGTTTTGTAAATAATTAACATTAGCATCCGAGAAATATTTTGTTAAAAAAGGGTTTACCTCTATTCTCAGTATATTCAAAGCTTTCGTAAGATGCCTCATTATATAATACAAATATATTTACAACCTAAAGAAATCGTCTATACACATTACAATAAAACCTTCAATGGCGTACGACCATCTTTTCTGCATGTTTGATAAACCAGAAGTAATCGAGGAATCTAATATTTTTGCGTGTAAAGCATGTAAACGCATGACACTTGACGACGATATTCGAAATGGGGTTGTAGTTTGTACATCATGTGGAATGGTGAATGAAAACACTCTGATAGATGAAAGTGCAGAATGGAATTTTGGTGGCGAGGAGGCAATGTTTAGTAAAGATCCATCCCGATGTGGTGGTCCGGTGAATGCTTTACTATCCAAAAGTAGTATGAGTACAATGATAAGCACTGCTCGGTCAAAGGGGAATAACTTTACAATGGTACGCATTCACCAGCAACAATCTATGGATTATGTTGAACGCAGTCTGTACCATGTATTTGAAAATATATTCAAGATGGGTAACGATGTTGGGAATTTGTCGAGTACAATAATTGAACAAGCAAAAACATATTACAAAGAAATATCAGAAAAACGCCTTTCTCGGGGTTCTATAAGAAAGGGATTAATTGCTTGTTGTTTGTTTTTCGCGTGTAAGAAACACAATGTCCCGCGTAGTATAAAAGAGATATCTCAAATATGCAACATACGTGTATCTACCCTGAACAAAACAACCAAAATATTTGTTGAACTGATGGGCAACGAAACAAAAAATGTTAATGGCTTCCACGAAGGTATAAATGTTGAGAATCTTATATCTCGGTTTTGTAATGTCTTTGATTTTGAATCGAAACAACAACATTGTATTTTGAGAGATGTTCGAAAAGTCCACGAATACGTAACAAAGCATAATATTTTATGTGACAAAACTCCGACAAGTTTGGCATCAGGTATGATTTACTATGTTCTTGTGATGAGGGGATATGCAATAGATAAAAAGTTTATTTCTGAAAAACATAAAATTTCAATAGTAACATTGAATAAAATGCAAACTGTTTTGAACAATTCTGATGTTAATAGTATATTTACATGAAAAGAGATGTAAGCATACCACTATGAAACGAATATACGTTATAACATAGCGCATATGTTGATACATATTTTTTTGTATATATATCATCAAGTAAAGTACTGGTTTTAATTCGTATATAATCATTTTCAACGAAATTTATTTGCCCACTCGGATGTCCTGATTTAGGTTCCAAACTTGAACAGAATGAATATACGTTTCGCATATGTGCATAATTTCTGTAAAACGGCATCACTATTTCTAACTCCAATGGGTTAAATATTCGGTCGTTAATTCTAATTTCTGTTGTTGGAAGATAAGTGAAAGGAACTGATTCATTGTTTATATCGAAACAAACTGCCATAAACAGTAATTTAATTGGTAAATTAAATGCCTCAATTGAAGGATACGAAATGCCTGATGAACCTTTACCATTTATGTTTTGCGTCAATTGTATTTCGTCCTTTATATGTTTTATAACTGGTACTATGTATTCGTGTGTTTCTTTCTCTCTGATTAATGTGCGTTCCTCATCAGTGGGGATTATATATTCTACAAGGAGTTCGGCAAATGTGTTAGTGTCTGGTAACGAGGACGTTGCAAACATACTTTGTTCGTTTCCCTCAATGTCGTAATCTACAAGTATTTCCAACTTTACGTTAAATCCATCGTCAGACAAAACGATTTGTATTTTAAAGTCAGTATCTGGGTTATATTCGAGTAACTTAGACCCTTGTTCAAATTCAACTTCCACTCGCAATGTATCATTATCAAGCAATAGTAAAGGAAATGGTTCTTTATGTTTCTCGGCAAACCACAGTGGTACCGGTATATACATATGAGGTGATGCGACATGAGATATGAGCCGACTGTTTTTGATATCATAATCACCTATCATATGCCTAAAATTTGGTTTACTTCCATGTAATGCATTAAGTAATATATATAATCCGTCGGAATCTATATCACATAATGTCACTCTTGGTGTATATATTTTTAATCTTTTGATGCATCGAATTCCAAAATTATTCTTTATGTAATAGGGTAAAGGACCACCAGTTATCCCGGTAGATGACCTCATAAATTGTTCAATATTTATATGGATATACATGTTCGTAATAAAATTATGTTCAGTTTCTGGTATTACAATTATACTTGATACGGAACTATTTAATTGTATTTGAGTTTTAAAAGGTAATATGAGTTCTTCAGATGACATGTGAGAGTGTCGTTTATATTTAATTTTAAAACATGGATTACACTCTTCTGTTTGTGCATATAAGTCATCATCCTGTAAGCCGACTGCGGCGATCTGATGTAGTGACCCCCTGCCAACATTTTCATCTGCTGTTTTACATTCCATTATTAATACATAGATTTCAAGACTTTATATCTTCTGTGTCAACATGTACAACGTCATCATCGTTATCAATTTCTGCATCTACGTCACCTTTAGAAAATGGGCGTGTAAGCATATTAATTAAATCGTCAGACATAGAAGGTGTTGGTGTTCCTCTTGTAACCATAGAACGAATTTCTAACATTTCTTTATATACAAACGCTACAATTAACAATGTGAAAATGGATATCCCAATTGCGAACCGTTGATCGATAGCATCCATTGATATTCATATTTTTATAACACCTTTGATTTAACGCACAAAAAAGCTTAAGAAATATGGTACTTTACAATATAACTAACAAACCAAGTACATATCAATGGATTCTCTGGAGACATTCGAAGAAGTTTGGGGTATCAATGAAAAAAACCCCTTTACCTTTCCTAAAATAAATGACGTCTACGTCATGGCAATCAAGAATGTTAAATTTACACAGGATATGTGCACAGAGGCAATTCTTGAACGTTTCACAGATTACAGCAACCAACTCATTAAGATTTATAACGACCTTCAAAAAGCAAAACTGATTATGAATGATGATAACGATAAAACGATGAATACACGTGCACGTATTAATCGACTGCTTGAAATGGTTTACTATTGCAAAAATATAGCTATTGGTTTCAGACGTGTGCACGAGGCATCAGATCTTTCACGCGACTTTCGAGATAATACAGATGCATCGCTTTTCAGGTTCAGGGCAATTGAACCAAGCGATAATACACCGTATCAAAATTTACTTCTATACGTATTGAACCATTTGTACAACCATGGTTATAGGAGATATAATGGGGATGTGTACAAACCGATTTTAACAAAGGAGGGTTATAATACTCATGCATGGGAGGTGGTAGATACAATCATTAATGTGGTATATGGGTGTGCTCAGAAAGAAATTAATTACGACCAATTTCTAAATTTTACTAATCGGTCTGATTCAAGTAGAGCTGTCGGTGAATATTTAACGAACTGCATAGATTCACAATTCGGAAGTATAGAAAAAGACCGTACCGTGTTCTCGTATCGTAATGGGGTATATCTGGCAAGCGATAATGAATTTATACCGTATACTGAAACCATCCCGGATGATATCATATCATCAAAATATTTTGATGTTAAATTTGATTCTTTTGATGCAAAGACGTACGAAGATATAGAAACCCCACTTTTCGATTCGATTTTACAATACCAGGATATAACAGACGATGTAAAATACTGGGTGTATGTTTTTATGGGGCGTCTCATGTATAACATTAATGAGAATGATGGATGGCAAGTAATATTCTTTTTCCAGGGACAGGCAGGAACTGGAAAGTCAACCATAGCCAATGTGTGCAAATCATTTTACAGTGACGAAGATGTTGGCATTATGTCAAATAACATACAACGTAAGTTTGGTTTATCAGATATCGTTGATAAAAAGATTTTTATTGCCCCAGAAATCAAGCGGGATTTCTGTCTTGAACAAGCAGAATTTCAATCCATGGTTTCTGGAGATACAATGTCTATTGCCGAGAAGTACAAAAAATCGCGCTTTGTTACATGGAATATACCGGGTGTCCTTGCAGGAAATGAAACCCCTGATTTTATTGACAACTATGGTAGTATTCAAAGACGCATCATTAGCATTCGATTCACGAAGAAGGTGTCAAATGGAGATATGATGTTGGGTAAAAAGCTTAACAGTGAAATTGCCAGAATTATGCATAAGTGCAATATGGCATACAGAGATGCTTGTGATAAATATGCAAAGGACGATATATGGAAACACCTTCCAACATATTTTGTTGATAATCGAAATGCCATGGCCGCTGCAACAAACCCTTTGATACATTTCCTATCATCCGGTAAACTGAACATAGGGGATGGTTCGATGCCAGAACGTGAGTTTATTCAATTGTTCAATATGCATTGCACTGACAACAACTATTTGAAACCTCGATTTAATCCAGATTTTTATACTGGTCCATTTACACAATTTGGGATCAGTATCAAAAAGAATCATCAATTTTATTGGCCGCCTGCCGGTATACCTGGTTCACGTAAAATAAAAGGGACGGCATTTATTGGGATTGATGCGAATCATGAATCAGCAGGTCTTGAAATTGATTCTGATGAAGATTGAGCAAAAAAATTTAATCCTTAACGTTTGAAATAAATCCACTGGGTGGTTGTACAAAATCATCTGGTAACATGGCATGTCCGGATGAAAATGGATTCGTCTGGTCTGTCAACATACTACCCATGGTGTGATTCACATGAGAATGACTTGCTTCATCCGCCCGTATAGCCAATATTACATCACGCATAGTAGCATCTTTTGACAAATTCCAATAATTTAACGCTATTTCTGGTGCCAATATTTGTTTCCATTCGGATGCGTCAGAACCCTCTATATCTATATTATGTATGGCGTGTGTGTAGGTTTTTACAGCTTCTTCCTCAAGATAACCGACAAAGCGATGACATGTTTGCGGTGTGCATATATACATAGCAAGAAATACATTGAAGAATATACCCTGTGCGCCCAACACAGCAAGTCTAAATGCTACACCAGGTTGTTTCAAGGACATAAAAGTAAGCAGGTGCATCCGTTCATTCTCTGCCTCTTCAAGTAATGTTCGTATCCATCCATGATCGCGCTTTAGTGTACGGAGTGATACCATATGTCGCATCATTGCAGCAACCATACCTGGAACTCCTGCAACCGTTTCAAGAAATATAAATCGGTTCAACCACTCCTCGCGACTTAACTGTTTATCAGCATTGTAAGACGTGATAAAATCAAAACCATGTCGGGTTGCTTGAACTGCTTTATATGATACCATATCCCTCATACCAATAGGTAATCTATGTGATGGTTTAATATTTGATATAGTCCTCATATCATACTGTGGATGAAATAGCATATACGAATTCTTTTTAATTTTTAAAGGTTTGATCATTTTATGTGTAACGGAACGTATAACATTTCTGGATGCAAGAGAATACATTATTATAACAAATATTAAGAACTTTAAACTATTCAATTACTTTAAATGATGTACTTTATATATTTTGTTACATGTATTGCTATATATACGTTCTTTTCGAATGTGTTACACGTTTATGTAGCAACATCAAACATTAATAATGCCTTATCTATGCACGCAATGTCAGAAAATTATTGTATAATAGTACAGTCTACTCGACGAATAATGACCTATGCTTCAGGTTATGACAACAAAAAGCTTATTCTAAATGAGCTTGAAGTAATTTCTAAATATATTTCAACTGAAGACAACTTATACAAATATTTATATGTTTTGTGTTAACTACTTGTAGCATTTAAACCAGTATATTATTATAATTTTTTCCTCATCAATAATAAATGAAAGTCGCGTTTATATTAGGACCTCTCGGACACAAATATCAAGGTACATATTATGATAAGTTTGTTATTAACGACACCCGTCCATGGTTAAAAACAGTACCAAGGCGGTTTCATATAGACGATAATGGATATAAATGTTCAGCTGATGCGGAAAAAAGATATGTGCGTATAGATTTCGCTGTTGGATATTGTTTAAAATATTTACTTCCAAATCACGATATAACCTTCATTCATGCAGTTAAAATTTCGGATGCAGTATTCAAAAAATTCGATTTGATTATAAATCAGTTTATGGATCTTCTCATTGTCCCTTTCATGAAAAAATTTGAAAAAAATAAGGTACCTCATCAGCGTTTACGTGAAATATACGCTAAACATGCAAAAAAATTATACCCTCCAGCACCATATGCCAATATGATTTATGATAAATGTAAATACTATAAATTTCTTAAGGATAATAAAATTCCTGTTGCTCCTACAGTATGTATAACACGTCGTCAATTCAAATCAAAGGATAAACGCAAAATCATTAACTCAATTGTACAGACTGCATTTGTTCGGAAATGGGGTAAAGTTTTCTCAAAGCCTGTATATGGTACAGATGGTATAGACGCTACGATACACGCATATGACTATGATATAAGTAAAAAAACATTATTGCATTTATACAATGAAATTGAATCACATCTGCAATATATGTTTAATAACCCCAGATACCCTGCTGTCGTATTCCAAAAGTATATAACAGATTTTGAAACTACAACACCTCAAGTGAGAATGTATTATATTGGGGATACATTTCAATATAGTATACTCACAGATTGTAAAGGAAATACAACACGACCTAAATCGGAGGGGGGAACCGATGATTTTGACATGAAGCCATATCGTAAATTAACAGATCGTGTACTTGTAAAGCTTTCTAAATCATTTTTTCAAAAGAAGGAAAAGTTAGTGACTCGCATTGATTGTGCGTGTTGTCTAAAAGGTAAATCAGGTATTTTTATCAATGAAATAGAATTCAATCCCGGTATGTATCTTCATCTTGATGGAAAACGAAGATTTGAAATGGACGCAAAAATTGCCACACAATTGGCACGTATCATAAAGAAATCCACCTAACAATTTTCGATGTAAGAATAATATGGAATTTCCTAAACAGAAATGGATGTCTTGGTCTGTGTTCAAAAAGAAATTTCCAAAAATAAAAAAGTTGTCTTATGGATATTTTGGTGATACATATAGATACGATAATATCGTATTTAAAGTCATTTATAACTGCAAATCGTCAAGAGAAGAAATTGAAATTCTTCAAACTGTTTCCAAATCAAAATCGCCATTTTTATCTAAATTACGTGCGCACTATTACTGCAAAAATGCAATGTTTTCGGGACACAGAAATCAAGGTGTGTTTAAATGTTGGAATAAATGGATAAAAGTCAAAACTGGAAACGGTATCATACTCGCAATGGATTACAGTGGTAAACCGTTAAGTGATCATTTAGATGAACATCCTTTATCCAAAAAAATGTTATTCATGTTATTATATGCTCTTTATAAATTTAGTGGTATTACTCGGATGCATCACAATGACCCGTATATAACAAATTACACGATAAAAAAAATCAGTAAACAGGATATTACACTGACTGTTTCGAACAAAACATATGTTCTAAAAAATATCGAATATATTCCAGTATTATTAGACTATGGTAAATCCAGAGTAACCAAAATAGATGATAGAGAAACGGATATTTCTATTCTCATGGATAGCTTTGAACTATACACAGAATTGAACTGGCTTGCAAACATGGACAGATATGAAACTGCGTCTAAAATGATTGCACACCATTTTAGTGATTATCAACGCTGACTGAGTTAAACGTATATCCATGTAAAAAAACCACCTAACAATTATCGATATAAGAGTATATGGAATTTCCTACACAGAAATGGATGTCTTGGTCTGTGTTCAAAAAGAAATTTCCGAAACAAAAGAAATTGTCTTATGGATTTTTTGGTGATACATACAGATATAATGATATCGTATTCAAAGTATTTTATAGTTGCAAACGGTCAAGAGAAGAAATTGAAATTCTTAAAACTGTTTCCGAATCAACAACACCATTTTTATCTAAATTACGTGCGCACTACTATTGTAAAGATGCATCATTTTCCGGATACAGAAATAAAGGTGTATTTAAATGTTGGAATGACTGGGAAAAAGTCAAAACTGGAAACGGTATAATACTCGCAATGGATTACAGTGGTAAACCGTTAAGTGAGCATTTAGACGAACGTTCTTTATCAAAAAAAATGTTATTCATGTTATTCTATGCTCTTTATAAATTTAACTGTATTACTCAGATGCATCACAATGACCCCTATGAAACAAATTACACTATACAAAAAATCAGTAAACAGGATATTACACTGACTGTTTCGAACAAAACATATGTTCTAAAAAATATCGAATATATTCCAGTATTATTAGACTATGGTAAATCCAGCGTTACAAAAACATTTGATACAGAAACGGATATTTCTATTCTTATGGATAGCGTTTTAAGTTACACCGATTTAAAATGGGTTGCAAATATGGATAGATATGAAACTGCGTCTGAAATGATTGCACACCATTTTAGTTCTTATCAACGCTGATAGATTTAAACATATCTACCGGCGTTTATATACTCCGTTTTCACTGAAATGCTTATGCAAAATCGACACATGGTGTTAATAACTTAAACGAGTAATTATATGTTTTGTGTTAAATAATTTAAAGCGATATGCATTTGTATATACTATGGCATTCGAATCGGCGCCTGAACGAATTGCATTTATAAAAAATGGAACAATTATAGAAAATAACACATCAATATCTTCTAATTTAAAGATTAATTTAAAATCACATCAGATGAATATGGTAAATGCAATGATGAATCTCGAAAATAACCGTAAAATTGAATGTGATGAACTTCACCTTGATACGAATATAGGTATATGTAGCGATACTGTGGGTACAGGTAAATCATTGTGTATGCTTGCTCTTATAACAGCAAACAAAATCATGAAGAAGCGCAAGTGGTATGAAAAAACAAATGTATTATATAATACTATTGATAATTCTAAAACATCCTATGATATAAATTTAATCGTTGTACCGCACTCTATCACAAAACAATGGATTCATTATATCGAAACGCAAACGCATCTTAACTTTTACTCAGTGTTCAGAAATACACATATTCTACCGATTGATGAAATACGTCAAATTGTCGAGGATGTTAAAATAATACTCATTTCGTCTACAATGTATAAAGCGTTTATTCAAATGAATAGGTATGAATGTTACCAACGTGCTATATTTGACGAAGCAGATACAATATCGATTCCATCGTGTACTCACGTTAATTCTAATTTTACTTGGTTTATTACATCGTCTGTGGAGAATATATTATTTCCGGGTGGGTACTATTATACACCACCGACACTAAACGGCTATATACATAATCGCCATAGCGTCCATGGTGTCAGAAGAAATGGGTATATACGCGATATTGCTCGTATTATTTCAGATGCTGATAATAACGTGTTAAAAAAAATTATTTTGATTAATGACCCAAAAAGTATAAAACGATCGCTTAATATGATTGAACCTTTAAAACTGTATATTCAATGTAAAGCACCTATCTATATGAGAATTTTAAACAATGCTTTAGAGACTAATGTACTTGAAATGTTAAATGCTGGAGATATATCAAGTGCACTGGACGCACTCGGATGTAAATGTGAATCGCAGCAATCAATTGTATACGCAGTAACAACTGACATCAACCAAAACATCGAAGATATAAACCTTCGCATAGATTACTACACTAATATGCATCTTATATCAAACGAAGATCGTCAAGTAAAATTAGATCAGCTGAAGGATAAGCGCGTTCGTCTTGAGATACGCTTAGCATCTATACAACAGGAATTAAACAATTATAAAGATAGTACATGTCCAATTTGTTGGGATACTTTTAAGAATCCAGTGACAACGTTGACGTGTTGTAATAAAATGTTCTGTACAGAATGTGTTATTCAATGTCAGGGAACATGCCCTATGTGTAGGCAAGAAATAACACACGACACAATGGTCGTTATAAATGATAACTATATACAAAAAAACGATACGCGAAAATCAAAAATAGATAATCTGTTGCAAATAATTAAAGAAAATACTAAAGGAAAATTTCTAATTTTTTCAGCGTATGATACAACATTTAAGCATGTTACTGACGCATTGACATCTCACGAGATTTCGACAAGTAAATTAAGTGGAAATGCATCCGTTATAACAAAAACCATACAATCGTTCAATACTGGTGATGTACAAACATTATTATTAAACCCAAATCATTATGGGTGTGGATTGAATATTGAGCAAACGACTGATATAATATTTTTACATCGTTTTACAGTTGAAATGGAACGTCAGATAATTGGCAGGGCTCAAAGATATGGTAGAAATACTCAACTTATAATACATTACCTCTATTTTGAAAATGAGTTAAAGATAAAAATATAATATATAGTACATGAGCACGCTAACTATGTTTAGGACAAACGTTTTAACGAGACACACAAATACTCTTACAATACAAAAGGGTAAATTTCGACGTCCGGTACGTGTATCTGCATCTGTTGTAAAGAAACCGGATTTATCAGATCCAGTGTTACGTGCAAAACTTGCTAAAGGTATGGGTCACAATTATTATGGCGAACCTGCATGGCCTAACGACCTTCTTTACATTTTTCCGGTTGTTATTCTTGCAACTATTGCACTTCCCGTTGGGCTTGGTGTAATGGAACCAACACAACTTGGTGAAATGGCAGACCCATTTGCCACACCACTAGAAATATTACCCGAATGGTATTTTTTTCCAACGTTCAATGCATTACGAGTTATTCCTAATAAATTGTTGGGTGTACTCTCAATGGCTGCAGTCCCAGTTGGACTTTTGACAGTTCCATTCCTTGAGTCCATCAATAAGTTTCAAAACCCGTTTCGTCGACCAGTCGCAACATCTATCTTTTTATTGGGAACATTTTATGCTATTTGGATGGGCATTGGGGCCACCATGCCAATTGAAAAGGCGCTAACTCTTGGAGTATTCTGAGAAACAGTTTAAAATAGTAACCTTTTTATAATTCAATGGGAGTGCCAAGTCTTTATCGCACACTCGTACATAAATATGAAACAATACAAGAAAAATCGAGGGATAAAATAGAATATTTATTTCTCGATCTTAATTGTCTAATGCATCATTGTTTACATTCCATTACGGATGACTTAAATCACAGGGAAATGGAAGAAGCAATCATTATAGAGGTTGTACGTTATGCAGTTTTTCTAGTTACTAAAGTGGTCATGCCTACAAGACTTGTATATATTGCAATGGATGGTTCAGTTCCAGTATCAAAAATGGAACGTCAACGATCAGCACTGTTTAAAAAAACACAGGATATGTCATTTACATTCAAAATGCGAAAAAAATATGGTATAACTGAAACGAAAAAGTTTGATTCAAACAAATTTTATCCAGGAACTATTTTTATGTCTAAACTTAATGCACGATTGAAGAACTTCATCACATTCGGGGCGTTTGCAACTCATACGAATAAACAATCGTGTTTTAAGGTTATTTACAGTGATACTAATGTTCCGTGTGAAGGCAAATATAAGATATTCGATTTTTTAAGACATGTTCAGACGGAACCAAAGATTTTGGTGTATGGAATGGATGCAGATTTTATTATTTTATCAATGGCATCAAATAAAAAAAATATAAAATTGATGAGAGAAGCGTCGAATATTGATAAAACTATAAAGTATGATTTTGTGTGCATTGATATTGAAAAATGCAAGAGATTTCTATATGACGATTATATTTCAGACGATTTAAAATATAATCTACCTATTGATGCATTTATCAGCGATTTTGTGGTTTATTCAATGTTTAGTGGTAATGATTTTGTGCATGCGCTCCCTCATTGTAAAGTACGTAACGGAGGTCTCGAGAAATTAATTCGTGCCTATGTGGTTACATATAGTTTTCTAAATAAACCACTTGTAAACTCGGAAAATAAAATACAATTTGACTTTCTCAATATGTTTTTTCGAAGATTATCAGATTCGGAAGACATTGCGATGAAACGCTCCACTAATAAACGGATATATTCGAAAGATAGAATGACATACGAGAAAGAGGTCGAGCTTTATGAATATGCAGATTATTCAAGCCCTAATAATCCCTACCATACTTATTATAAAAATACTCTCACGTTGATTGACTATTCTAATGAATACTCGTCCTGGGTTGCACAATATAACGCACATTTCTTTGAAGCACCCATGGACGATGTGATCAGAGAATACATAAAAAGTGTCATTTGGACACACAGTTACTATAAAGGAGCACTTGAATCTTGGACATATTACAACATCTACAGAACAAGTCCGACACTTCACTCACTGTCAACCTTTTTTCATCAAACACACCTAGACCCGGTATTTGAAATTGATACTGTGCTATCGCCACTCGAACAACTAATGTATGTTCTTCCATTTCAAAGTAGTAAATTGCTGCCATATGCGTTACAGGAAATGATGACAGATGAAGATTCTCCTATACAAAATTGTTACCCAATAACATCCTCACTTGATGTATTATCCGGTGGAAAAAATATTGATTCTGCTGCAATATTACCTAAAATTCATATACCTGATATTCGTCACGTTGTCTGTAATGTACCATTGAACGATCACGATATTATGCGAAACACTATTACATACGATGTTTTTCACAAAACATTCACTAAATAACATGGCCGAGGTTTTTTCTTAGTTTCGAGAGTTTTACCTGTTTAACCTGTTTTTTGTTATTAACATAAGCTGGGGAAGTGGGCTTCATTAGCTTTACTTTTATACGTTCGCATATTTCTGTTTTTTTTCCTTTGTTATCTAATCCGTGCTTTCTGGCTATTCTTTGTATAACATCTTTTTTTGATACTACACAGTTCCAACGATTTTCCTTGATTTTGCCGTTAACAATACGTTCTTGTGAAATGACAAAGGCATTCGTTTTTTTATTTTTTACCATATTCGGTGATTTTACATTGAGATGCGGTAGAGATGCATAGTCTTTGTATTGTTCTGGGATTTTAACTCCTTTGTTTTTAAAATCTTTTATATAAGACATTACCTGTGTCTTGTCGACCCTTCCTTTATAACAACATACTTGATTTTTTTTATTAATCCTCGGATGATATCCTTTACTACACTTTCCATTTATTGCCCGTGGATTTCCTTTAGGGCATCCTGTTTTAGACTTGGTATTCTTTTGTGGTGACAAGTTCGAATTTAATATTGTCGTCGGAAGATTTTTCTTTATACGTTTAAATATTACTACCAAATGTTCACTCATCGTTTGGACAAAATCCATACTCGTTTTCCCTATAAACTGAACAATACCAGTAGACGTTATTGCAATAACCGGACGAGTTTTCGATGTATTAATATTCCCATTATTTGTTGGACGATAAAAAGCAGAGGCGACTTTTTTTCCTGTTCTATTTTGCGATATTTCATCGTATACATAATCGTGTTTCAATAGCTCCCCGCCCATTAACCTATAGAATGTACCCACATTCTTCATACCAGAGCGAAGTTTTTTTCCGTTATTCGGTGATATGAGACTAAGCCCAGAAACAAACAAAGTTGCAATTTGTTGACCTGAATGGGATTGACCTAAATATTTGTCAAATAGTGATAATACTGATTTAATGAGTTCGTTGGTCTTTTGTTGAGTGACAATTACTCCTGTATTTATACTTATTCGCAACGTAGACTTTGACACGTTATTTGTGTTTGCATTAAATAGATTCATTAATACCACACCGGAATAGTTACCTATTTTATAATTACCGCGCAATATAAGACGTACTATGGGTTTATTTTTATTTATATTCTTCTTATTTTTGTTTTTATCTAGAAGGAAAGAAAGAACATTTTTACCATTTTTTGACGTTTCTTTTTGATCTGACACACCTTTTATAGAATCTATAGAAAAATTTGTACTATTCTTAAGTTTTAATTTTTTCACGAATCTCTTTAGATTTATGTTTTTAAATTGAGTATTGATATTGACCCATTTTAAGGTATAAAACATTGATTATTATATAATATATATTAATATGGGTTACGAGTTTGAAATAAGTGCTACTGAGTATGACGCGCAAGCACATGCTGTGTTCGAGAATTTTGAAACGCACTTTGTTAACGACACAGAATCAGATGACGATGATGAGGATTTTTACGAGCAATACGAAGAGGCCTGGAAGGAGACTCCATGCAATATTGAACGAAATTACTATCTCGAGGCATCTGTTGAAATTCCAAGAAAAAGTTATAGAAAAATGCCATGGCTACTATACGACTCTCATTTTGACACGTAATTCATCACACCGTTTACGTCAAATATTAAATCATACGATACAATTTTTGCGTGCATTGGAGATATGATACCAAGATTGACTACATCTTCGCCTAATGAACTTTTTGTTTCTAGATATAATCGATTTGAATTAATATGTATTATCCAATCAGAAGTGGATGAAAATGTTATAGGTTGATTAAATGTTATGTAACTTCCAAGAAAATTACCTTGAATAATATCTCTATCCATTTTGAGATTATTTTTTTTTAAATAGAGGGCACTCTTATTTTCTCTAACTATTTCTAATACTTTTAATGTATCTTTAAGACCTATTTTGCCATCATTGTCGAAGTCGCATGTAATAAGTTCGTGATAATTTGGTAATCTGATACCAACAGCAAGTTGGAGACATTGCTCGACTGATTGTAATGATGGCATCCCAGTCCCAATAGAATCTCCAGCAATCAATCTATACATTATGTTATAATTAGAATATCATTCCAATCTGGTGATGCATTGTGTTTATACATCATGTTATTTTCAGGATGTATGATAATATACTTGGATTTGAATATTTTTGCATAAAAGTCACAAAATCCTTTTCGGTTAAAAACGTCTGTCGAATTGCAAAATATTTAAATTACTTAAGTCGCCCTTAAGTACATAACGACGTTCGTATTGAAAAGAGAGGGATGGGTTGACTTTATCATTTATCAGGATATCAGTTCCGTTGTCATATATGTGTAGTGATTGGAAGTTTATAGTCGTTAACATCTTGTATGTTGGAAATATGACTGTGTCGACTTAAAGATTCCCATAATGTTGCTTTGTTGTATCTTCCCGTGTTAAATCGTCCCCGATAATAAAGTTATTCACATGAACATTATTCACCGATAATATCTTATAGAGTTTATATTACAGTATGAAGCAAAGTAAAAAATATATACTCGTTTGTATGTATCTTAAAAAAATTTGGGTTTGTTACAAATTTAAATGAGAAGCGCCCCGGAAAATGATTCTGTATTAGTCTTGCAACATACTTCATGTCAGGATTCAACTCAACATGTATGCAAGTATCTTTATGATGATTAACTGCAAATGATTTATTGAAATCAATGTTACATGTGATGTTCAATAATTTACAGACACTTTTGACTTTACAAAATAAACTATTTCTTGGGATGATGTGAATTTGTTGTAAATCATCATCTGCCAAAGCCCAATCGTCTGTAATATGTTTTATGGATGGATTCTTCATGTATTCTATATTCATACAAACCGTACGATTGCCCGGTGTATATGCATAAGGTGTATCTACATATTCTGGATAAATATCTGAAAATGCTTTACAAAAAGTGTAATCTCGCTTAGTTCTTGATAACAAATCAATCATTGTATTATGTTTTAAAATTTAAGTGAGTAATCGTATACGACCTCTTGCATTTAAAAGTGGTATATCATATTTATTTGGAAAGGCAATAGTGGTCATGGCGGTGAAACGAATATTGTCGTCCCAATAAGATTTCCCTTCATTTTGAATACATTTAAATAAACCAACTTGTATATTATCTCCTGGTTGATTAATATACGAGTACCACTCCAAAGAATGTGTACATATCCCGACTTGAATATTATTTACGGAAGCAATATCAAAATGTATTACATCTTGTGACATTATAGGACGACATTTCACCCCAAAGTATACCTTCGTATATGACGATTTATGTTCAATTATACGCTGTACAATATTGCATCACACCGTCTAACGTTATAATGCAATATTCCATCGATATTGATTGAATTAGTGTTGGGAATTTGAATGTCTGTAAAAATGAGGTACAACCACGTGGAGAATTAATGTACTTGAACCACTTGATGTGCTTGCGTCATAAGTTCTGTCCAGAGGTGGAACCTCATTTTTACAAACATCAGTGTAACGTAATTTATGTTTGCCTCTCATTGTCGTATGGTCGATCGTTGAATAGATATTTTTCTTCGTTTGCGTCCAATGTAACATTTATCTCTATAGGTAAACATAAGATTCTTGGTGCAATGACACAAGAGTCGGTAAAAAGTATTTGATTTTCACCCCCCATATATCCGTGTTTATAACATTTATAACTCATAATTGAAAATTCCTTCAACACTGTTATAGTTACATTACCTGTATAATAATCAACATCAATATCACCTGGATAATCTGGATGTTTTTCCTTTTTAGTACCATATCTAACACCGGCATCTATTCGGATTATATCAGAAGTTGTTATAAATCCTATTGGATGACCGTCAGGTATATTTTTAAACGTGTATCTCCCTAGACATAATCCACTGTACACACTTGAATCATAGGGTGCACCATTAAAAATGTAATTTCTATTTACATCTATAGACACTTCAATTTCATTCTTTAGACATAAAAATTGTAAAGTATTGGTAGTTGTCTCTGATGGCGTATTTGTTATAGATCCAGTGAATGTTTGTGTTTGCGTAATCGTTGGTGTTGGTGTTATAGTTAGTGTTTGTGTATGTGTAGTTGTTGGTGTATGCGTTGCAGTCATCGTATGAGACGGGGTTTCAGTCATTGCAGGGGTAGAGGTTATAGTTATTGACGGAGTCGGAGTTTGGGATGGTTCAACTGAAAATTTTGGATTGATAGATATATTTCCTTCTGCATTCAAAATAAGCAGAGGGATACTTGTCCCGTCGCTAACTTCAATATGTATATGTTGTAATCGCACAGAATCGAGCGTTACATTTAGAAAAATTCCATTTGAAATGGTCATTACCTTCATAAAGAAAAGTTTAATTTTGAAATTTACTGTTCACCACCCACATATTGCTACCATCTTTTACAAGAAGTGGCACGACAGTGCCATCAGTGGGATGACGGATATATATAAGTTCACGGCAATCTGGGTCAGGAGAAAGTGTTATGTTTGAATATTTAGCATCTGGATAAATCATTAAATATATACAATATTTTTTTTACATACTTAAATTATTATACATTCTTTGTTGCATTTCTTCATTTTTTTCATCATTACGACGTATACGTTTCAATCGAAGTATATTTAATTTAAGCATTTCTTTATCTTGTAAACGTTTTTTATTTGATGTCGATTTCGACATTTCATGTGAGATATTCTTCCTTTCGATTATTAATTCTCCAAGGCTCGTATAGTCATTTCGAGGAGTTATGTCATTTCTCTGTAATACATGTGCTTTTAAATAATCGTATCCAGATCCAAGTGTTTTATCGTTATCCACACTTCCCAACCGTTCACACGAATCTATAAATGTTGCTTCTGCTGGTTTTGGTTCATAACGTTTTGTTATACTTTTTGCATACAATTCGTCTGGTAATTTTGTAAGTTTGCTATTGTATAACTCGTTTTCACTTTCTCTTTTTCCAGACGACTTCATATGTTCCCCGTAACCTTTTCTATGAATGACCCTTGCATGTTTCTGGTAAAAACTATTAAACGTTTCATTCGTACAATTATTTACATCTACTTGTGTGTTGTAATCATCTACATATTCTTGTTGTTCCGTTGGACAATCCGAAATCGCACGTCTTTCACGTTTTATTACATCGTAAGCCATTTTTATTTTCTTAAACATACGGCTATCACCATTTTTATCTGGATGCGTCATTATTACTAAACTATTGTATGCCTTTTTAACCTCTCTGTTTGTAGCATTACTGTTTACTCCAAGTATCTTGTATGGGTCCATTTTCTATATATTTATAAATAAAATATTAACCAAATAAAAACAACATACCTGTTTGAATTAAAATATCCACAACAACGGCCGTGCCGATGATATATGAATGCGACATATCAACCTTGAAGCCCTTTATGTTAATGACATTATTAATACGTGGCATGTGCGGTATATCAGCAAAATCCTCAATACGCACAGATGAATTCATAACATATGCAACAATTGCAGTGATGGCTGACGATACAAGAGGATTTCCTACATTCATAAGCTGACCTAATCCTTGCAAAGGTACACGCGATATTATCACAGGTGTTAATATAAGCAACAGAGGATAAAAAAATTGAGAACCCTGTATTTCTTTTTTCATGACCCCAGACGGATCATTGTTCATAAGTGATATAATAACAGTTGCGACAGCGAATACAAAAGCATTCTTTACTAAGATTGAAACAACTGGTGAAAACTTCATTATTATATTATATATTTTTGTATGTAAATATATGGATTTATTTTTATTTATGAACATAATGGCAGTAATAGAAGAGGAAGTAATTAAAGTTTCTGAGGTTGTTTCGCGTATCGACTCACAATCATGTGATGAAATAAACGCATGTCTCAAGGAACATCACGTTAACAGAGATGATTCAATAAGGATAATAGAAAAAAATATCATTGTCAAAGAAACAGACGATATAAACGCTGATGTTTTGGATTTACCCATTGATAAAGATGCAACAGATATCACCTTAATTGAGGAGGAAACTATTCGTGAAGACACACAAAATGTCACTCCAATTGAGGACGAACATATTCATAAACCAATTAATGAAGATGCAAAAGATATCACCTTAATTGAAGAGGAAATTATTCGTGAAGACACAAAAGATGTCACCGCAATTAAGGAAGAACATGTGAATGAACCAATTGATAAATATGCAAAAGATGTCACCTCAATTGTAGAAGAATTGATTCATGAACTTATTTTTGTAGATAAATCTGATGCCAATCCAATTGTTGTGGAACCGATTATTGAACTTATTTTTGTAGATAAATCTGATGCCAATCCAATTGATGTGGAACCGATTCATGAACCCATTGTTATAGGTACAACTGATGCCAATCCAATTGTTGTGGAACCGATTCATGAACTTATTTTTGTAGATAAATCTGATGCCAATCCAATTGTTGTGGAACCGATTCATGAACTTATTTTTGTAGATAAATCTGATGCCAATCCAATTGATGTGGAACCGATTCATGAACCCATTGTTATAGGTACAACTGATGCCAATCCAATTGTTGTGGAACCGATTCATGAACCCATTGTTGTAGATACAACCGATGTCAATCAAATTGATGTGGAACCGATTATTGAACCCATTGTTGTAGATGCAACTGATGCCAATCCAATTATTGTGGAACCGGTTCATGAACCCATTGTTGTAGATACAACCGATGTCAATCAAATTGATGTGGAACCGATTATTGAACCCATTGTTGTAGATGCAACTGATGCCAATCCAATTATTGTGGAACCGATTATTGAACCCATTGTTGTAGATGCAACTGATCCCAATCCAATTATTGTGGAACCGGTTCATGAACCCATTGTTGTAGGTACAACTGATGCCAATCCAATTGATGTGAAACCAATTATCGAACACATTCATGGGAATCTAACTCCTGAACGAGATAATGGTATTACAAAGAATATTGTAGAAAAAATTGACAAATTGATGTCGGCAGAAAGTATCGTTGCCGATGTTTTCAAAAAACCTTTTGTATTAGGAACTCTTATCGACGCGACAATCGACCTCATGGTATACGATGGAGTAATATCAAATGATATTTGCGACAAATTATCGGATATAATCAGGTTAAACATGGTTAATTCTACAATTACATCAGGGAGTATCGATTTCAGAAAGAGCAGAACATCTGTCCTTGACATCAATAACTTGTTAGTTTATGAGACCAACAAACACATATGTGAAATAACTGGAACTGATATTACAAAGGGTGAACCTATACAAGGAATTCATTATGACAAGGGGGGATATTTCTCACCACATACGGATTATTTTGAAACATCGGAGATTCATTTATGTGATAACGCCGGAAACAGAGAAATGACGTCGGTGTTGTTTTTGAACGATGTGAAGGGAACTGGAGGTGATTTATTTTTCCCATTGTTAAATAAAACAATTGAACCGTCAAGAGGAATGATAGTTTCATGGAAAAATATGAAAAAAGGTCATACATTATATGCGTCATTAAATGAAGTAAAAAAACTCATGGATTGTACCGAGACGTGTCTTGTAAAATACACGAGACAATCTACATTTTAGAGGTATTTTTGGCACCTCCAGGACACAAGCATATCACTAACTGACCGCATAACACAAACATTTTTACGAACATTAACAACCGAATATTTAACATCGTACATCATGTTAATGTATGCCCTACGAAGGGTGCATTTTAGCGCATGTGGCATCCCCTCAAACTGTTCTTTTGTGAGCGACGATTCAATCCAGTACTTAAACGTCATCTCTATTTATTTTTATAAACTATGACACTCCCTTTAGGTGTAAAAAATCTACGAATAATTTGGTATCTAAAATAGTTTTTTCTTTATTATCTGTGTACTCGTAGTGTATATGATTTATATTCATATGAGCACACAATACATCATATCGTCTTCTGTAATGTGTGTCTATTTCTATAACAGTAGTTCCACTATTCATAAACATACAATTTGTTAGACCGGAACCAAATTGTCCAATCACTATTTTAGCATTAGCAAAAGATTGGATTTGTTCGGAAACATGCATTGTATGTGGCTCTACAGTTTTAATATTGTTAAACACAACTTTCAACGATTCAAAGACTTCGTCATCGTTTAATATACATCGCTTATTGTGAGGACGTTTGATGAAAAGAACTTCTTCAGGATTTTTAATTACACTTGATAATTCTCGTATACGCTGAACTGTTTTGTCGTCCCAATCAACAAATTTCGGATTCATTCCTTTAATTATATCGGTATGGTTAGCGTATGTCAAATTTACATTTGGAAGTATTTTATGTGCATACTTTGCAACAAGATTTTCCCGATTACAAACTGTTATTTGATCACAACTTTGCCCAAAATATATGAGAGGAACCATAAAATCGACCCAAAAATGATAATAATTATTAAATTGACCGTGCTTAAATGGCACAACTTTATAGATTTTAATAGGAGACGTTGACACTGCTTGAAAGTCTATAGGTATCATAACTGCGCTTGAATAGTCATCTGTTACAATAGCGTCCCGCATTATCTGCATTCGTTGGGTGTGTATTTCTTGTAAAGGAGAATTTGGAACATTCATAATAAACCGTGTCTTAATACAAGGCTCGATGAATCGAAGGATATCCTGATGCTCGTCAAAAAAAGAATGCACAAACTCACGTGTATCTCTATACATGTCGCGATTGTTGACGTCAATGAATGTAGGTGCGTCAAGAGCAACAACCTGAGTTCCTTTACATAAACACGCGAACAACATGGCCGCGAATCCGTGAATACCTTTACCGGTATACACTGTATTTTGTTCTGATTGAATATCATGACACATTAGTCTTGTTTGAATGCTACGAACATCCGAATAATCATCAAATGATATGGTATAAGCGCTTTCTAAAATGGTTTCTCCGAATGAGATAACAAGCATTATTTTAAATTATATTTTACATTTCATACATAAACACATCCGCCTGAACTTTGGAAATCGGTTATGACGGTCAATGAGTCGACAACGAGAATTACAATTCATTGTATATTGAAACTCTTTCATAGCTGCAAAACTCCATTGAACATCAGACGATTTTCCAAGACCGACCATTCTTTCGTTAAATCGATATTTTTTAAAAACATAGCTTTTAGCAATCACAAAAGCACCCGGTGCAAACATTTTTTGATGGTTTGTTACGTCATAAGAAATATTTCTTCCATTACCAACAATTGGATTTTCCCAAATCCAGTCCAGATAACGTTGGTTACGGCAATTTACTATTTGATTCATCAGAATATCAAATTTCAAATTTTTCATACCATTATACCAATTATCATCTAAACGTAAGTAATCCTTCATCATAACAATAGTTTCGTATTTCGACTCATCTATAATCATATTTTTTTTCCTGGTAATATGATTTTTTTCATTGGTAACGGAATCGTTGATTATTTTTATATTTTCCAAATGCCAAACATCATCTATACACCCGATTATGATCACTTCGAATTTCGATATTTCTTGTTCAAGTATACTTCTAACAATAATCTCAACATTTGTTTGATTATTTTTTGTCATTATACCAAAAGAAATATCCATTACATAATACAAACATTATCGTTTTTAAATATATTTTTGTATTGAGTGACATGTTTACCAACATAAGTTTCATTATTCGACCTGACAATTATATTGTTGTCAACTTCACAAAGTATATTCAGTGAATTATCATAAAACTCACGCATCACTCGATAATCTGGATAATCTTTTTGAGGAACACCACATTTCATTTCATGTAGTTGTAATTGGAGCTTTGTATCGTATATAGTGGAACATAACATACATTTCCAGGTGCCACATCTATATTTACGGTTCAAATGGTATGACAATGCTTGTTCAGAACTGAGCGATTTTCCGCAACGTGGACAAATAGGCATTATTATTATTATATTCCTTGATGAAAGTTTAATATCAAAAAAATATTAATATTATTATTATTAAGAATCATAAATGACACGTTGTTCGAGAATATCTTTTGAGCCAATGTAAATAAAACTAACAACCCCAACAGTAACCAGAATATTGAATATCAAAATGAGTATATTTACAGGGGACATATTACTGATAATGCGTTGAAAAACAAATGGATTTTGTCCTTTAAATGGAGGTAAACCAAAAAATACAGATGCATATGCGTATGTCATAAGTAATATTGATATGACCACGTATATTGTAATGACATAGGGTATGTAAATGTTAAACGTTGAAAATGATTGCATGTTTAAAGCATTGGCTTGTTCCATTACTATAATCATGAAAGATTTTAAAGATGTGCTTGCTATGGATACCATAATCCAACGTTCGGACGAATGGTTCGCGTTGCGCAAAAACATGCTTACAGCAAGTGATGTGGCATCTGCAATTGGGGTAAATCCTTATTCGTCACGTAGACAATTGCTTATTAATAAAGTACATCCGTCCAATGTGCGATTCGATACAGAGGCAACGCGTCATGGAACATTTTATGAAGGAGTTGCTATTGAGAAATTTGCGGCACTTACGGGAAACGTTATACATGACATTGGAATTTTTGTACATCCCATGTATTCATGGCTTGGTGGAAGTCCCGATGGAATCACAGAACAATCAGTACTAATCGAAGTAAAATGTCCTTTAAAAAGAAAAATAGAACATAAAATTCCAGATTACTATTACCCGCAAGTACAGACATGTATGGAAATTCTTGATATAGATATGTGTCATTTCATACAATTCAAACCCGCCACAGATACGTGCGAAGAAATTTTAGATATTTTGGATATTCCTAGGGATCGTCCTTGGTTCAAAAATAATCTAAACATTATGCACGAATTCTGGAAAGATGTTGAGCTTTATCGTGCGGATCTAACATTTCCCACATCACTATACGGTATTGATCCAAAGAAAACAATTGATTTAAGTGACATACATATTAGTAATTATGACTTTATAGAAGATACATAACTTGTCTTATATACCAAATAGAATACAAGTATAAAAACTATAAACATCATAATAGATACTGTGAGTATGTAAGGCCATAATTGTTGCCCTATGTAGTTAACGATTGGGTCAAGGACATTAAGTTCAATTTTTCGCCGGTTTCCTTCTTTTTGATATTCATTTATTATTAAGTCTATACATTCTTTAATAATCGCATCGGCTTCCATTATATATGGTATATGCGTCGAAAATATATTTAAAGAATATACATGTATGTTAAGTACGAGATGACTCCTAAAGTTGATGTTCGTCCTATGTATGAAAAGCCTGCTTCGACCGTTGATGCTGTGAAAAAGCCTGCTTCTACCACTGATGCTGTAAAGAAGTCTGCTTCAACCACTGATGCTGTAAAGAAGCCTGCTTCAACCACTGATGCTGTAAAGAAGCCTGCTTCTACCACTGATGCTGTAAAGAAGCCTGCTTCTACCACTGATGCTGTAAAGAAGCCTGCTTCTACCACTGATGCCGTGAAGAAACCTGTTACAACCACTGAAGCTGTGAAGAAGCCTGTTACGACTGAAGAAGATTCTGATACCACCACAGTTGTCGAAGAGAATGCAAACGTAAATGTCGAGAAAAAATCAGAAGTATCAGTTGCTATTGTTATGGAAGAACTTGCAAAAGCAAAAGACCTTAACATCCAATCCTCCAAACTCATCCATACGGTAATGAGCATGATGAAGAAACTTACGAAATCAATGCAACCACGTAAGAAACGCGAGCGCAATCCCGATATGCTGCCAAGCGGGTTTGCTCGGCCTGGACCCGTGACACAAGAACTGTCCATGTTTCTTGGCATGGCCAATGGAGAACCAGTTGCACGAACCACCGTGACCAAACAAATGTCGATTTACATCAAGGAGAATGAGCTTCAAAATCCCGAACGAAAGCGTGAAATTGTTCTTGACGAGAAACTTGCCAAACTATTCAAGATGAAAGTGGGGAACACAGTCGAATATTTCGCAATTCAGAAAATGCTAAAGAATCACTATATCAAGGCGGAGGATGCGTAAGATAATCATAAATTTATAAAATCAAATCAATCAATTATCTAACACACATGTTTTAAAGCTTATACTTAAGTCATAAAACATATGCTTACAGCAACATTGGATACACCTCATCGCACAAATAATCCCAAGTCTTTAATGAAGGTATTTCATCTTTGGTAACGACAATACACTCGTCTGTCTCACTGTTCTTAGACAGCGATGTAGCGAAATATTTATGGTAATCTTCATCTACAACCTCCACAAAGAATATAGAATATTTCATTGTGACGATGATACCTTCCCTGTGATCCTTGCGTCGTTCCTCGCGTGAGCGCTTCGAACCAAAGAATACGTTCTCCCTGCAATCCTCTTTAAGTATATTTTCGAACATACCATTACTCTCCTCAAACAACTCCCTGTTCCCTCCTTGAACTGCGGTCTCGTATGCCTTTCTGCCTCCACACGCATACGTATATTCCTTATATTTGGCATCCCTGAACATCACGTACCTATACACTCCATTGACTTTCGTGTAAGGTACGACGACGGACTTGTAGCGCAATACGTGCTGCTTGAGAGTATTCATTTTAGATTTTGTATTCTTGTATTCTGTTATATACCTACACTGGGTATGCTTTAGGTGTTAAATTATTTATACTCTAATCGTTTTCCTTTACTGGTTTTCGCCCATCCCGATATAATCAGTTTGTTTGCATGTACCTTGTCGTGACACTTCGAACATAATACCACCAGATTTGCTTTGGAATTTCGCACATTCTCGTGGGCATGTCGTTGAAATATAATATGGTGTGTCTCAAGTGCATCTGTTGATTCACATATATTACACAATGCCACTAAAACCTCTTTATTGTATTTAGATTGTTTAACATGTGGATTTTTTGTGATCTCATTGCGGATATTTAAGGCAATATGTGCAAAACGCTTATTATTCAGAATATGGTTAGCAATTTCAAGACCATACTCAGCATCTCCTTGGCCATCGCGAAGTTTTCTATCAAATACAAACATCTTATCAGGTAATCGCTCTATACCTATGTGTTTGATGTGAATATTCGTTTGTTTTATATCTTTTAAATGAACTAATCCATGTATATGAGTTGCGAAAATAAAAGTCACTCCCTTCGACTCTAACTCTATACAGGTTGACGCAACAATACTCATTGCTGACCTATCTTCAGTACCTTTACATACTTCATCTCCAATCACAATTGATCGGTTATCTGCACAATCTAATATAGTCTTCAATTCTTTCATTTCTACGAAAAATGAGCTCAATCCCTTATATATATTATCGTCTGATGATATACGTGTAAATATACGATTATATGGTGAAAACTCAAAAGAAATCGCAGGTACATACATTCCCATCTGAGCAAGTACAATTGATAGCCCTATCGATTTAGAATAACATGATTTTCCACTTCCGTTTACACCATATAACAACATAGCCCTTGTTTCTTTCATATTGACGTCATTACCCGTATACAATGTATCACTGTCTAAACGCTCAACTATAGCATGTCTCAGACCCTTTGCAACAACAAATGCAGTATCATGTTCAACTACCACTGGTTTCGTATAATTGTAAAGTTTAGATACAATTGCAAACGATGTCAGCATATCCACCCGGGCTATGAAATTTGAAATGAGCTGCAAATCATTACGCATACAATGCAGTGAATCAAGGTATTCATTAAACACCACTATCACCCGTTCATTAAAATTTTCAGTTGCCTGGATTAATTTGTGAATTAATGCATTTATCTCGTTTGATGAAATTGTAACACGTGACTTATTCTCTTTATAAAATATTACTGTATTACCGACTATTTTCTGTAATGCTTCAGCGCGCGACGGTGTAGCAGATATCACAAACGTATCTTTGACACATTCCAATTTGATTGTATCATCGTTTTTTCCAATAAGTCTGGAGAATGCTATGCAAATTGTATTAAGTGCTTTCATGAGCCTTTCGATACATGAACGCATATTATCAATATCTTCATATGCTCCGTGTATAAAAACATAATCCGATTGTGTCATGTCAATTATACTTGTCATTTTGATATAATGTTTGTCTATCATATCGGCCTCAATTGCAAACGACATATCTTGTAGTTGTGATGATATGTGTGTCGCATGCTCGAGACATTGTATGAGATTTTTGACGTCGTTTACCTTTGCGGTTTTATTTGCTATTTGTCTAATTATTCGGTCAATATCCACTATGTGTTTTAAACGTTTCGTGACCATATTACATCTACCTGAGATGCGGTCAACATCATCATAACACGTCTGAAGTTGGTTCACGTTGTTTAATGGATTCATCATCGTATTCCTCAATAAACGATGACCCATCGCAGTACACGTTTTATTCACTACATCAAACAATCCTTTTTTTTCATTTATAATTTGTAATTGATATAATGTATTATGATGCAATACCATTTTGTTATTTGTAATGACGTTCGGTTTTTGTATGCGTTCAACAAGAGACTTGTTATGTGATTCACAAAACGACAAAAGAATTACAAGTGATGCAGTTCCTAAACGATACATCTCCATATCAACTGATTCAATTGGAGATAACATATTGAAATCTCCATACACGCGTCCAAGTACTTCGTTCTGGTATGTAATGTTTGCATATAATGTATTATATGCTATTTTATGTGTACACCCGTCAGTCGCAATCTTTTCATTTTTCGAACATATTAATGTCTCATTTGAACCTGACATATGCAAAATACGAAATATCTCTTCATGAATCTCTTTTTCGTATATTTCTTGTACATTAATCGTTCCGGATATCACATTAATCCAGCAAACAGAGGCACCATCATCATCCGAATAGACACATGCAATAGTATTACTATTTGTTTCACCTATATATGTTCCAGGACTATATATATTACTTACTTTGCGAATTTGTGAATCATTCACATCTTGTTCTATTATCACAACTGTGTATTTCGAACTGATGAGGGTTTGGATATATCGTTGTACCGAAGCTACAGGAGCTCCGCACATGTTAGGATTTTTTTTGCTGTTCGGTAGATTTTTATTTTTAGAGCTCAAAACCATATTACATATTTTAGAAATCTCTTTCGCTTTACCGATATCATCATATCCATATACTTCAAAAAAACTACCAACCTGCATGAGAACTATTGTATTCAGCCCATATTTAGATTCCATGTCGTTTTGATATGCGAAATATTCGTCTATCATACCCATATAATATACCTAAACGTTAGACTCTTATACGTTTTCTTCCTCGTCCAGTTCTCCGAAGGGAGACTTGCTATTTATCTGAGGTGTTCCGTTTCCAAGCGTAATATTTTTTACTTCGTGCGAATTATCGAAAAAACCCTGAGGAGATGTGCGTGGTTCTGTGACTGTCTGTTCTTGATTTTTTGGTTCCATTTCATTCTCTGGTTCTACACCCGGAATCTTAAACAAATCTTCGCCATCCATTTCGTTGTTGTCCACATCCTCTGTCATCTCTTCGTCGTCGTCTGGCGCATCCTCATCCTCATTTGTCGTTTCCTCCTTCGAAGTGTCCTCATTCTCAGATTCGGATTCAGTGTCTGAACCATTACCTATATAATTTTGCAGAATGTTTTGCAGCGGAAGTTGTGTCCGAATCGTTTCATCTATCGCCTCCACAACAAGCATTCTAAGGTCTTTCTTGTATACTACAGGTTCCTTTTCAAATATAAATGGATTGTTATATACTTCTTCAGCTACTTTTATATACACATGATGTACAAAACTATCATTTGATGGCATCTTTATCTGTACCTTTTTATTTGATTTCCCTACACGAATTGATGTTAATATCTTCACATTACTTACAAATACGGCAGCCAGTAAATCCGAAAGATATGCACAGTTTTGCATTATACATTTTGTTTCCGTTTCGACTGCAAATGCATTCCACCCCGGTATTTCTTTCATCTTCTTTTGCATTTCAACAAGCACATTAATGGTCTTTCCCTCTACTGGTGGTGTGTTTTTACATTGCTGATATATAAATATCATCTTTATCACAATCGGTTCACACATAACCGCGTTTAATTGTTTAGTGTACTCTGATTTCGCTTCGACGACATTGTTAACGTTTATGGTTTTCATTACTCTTATTTCCTTTTCTTTTTTTCTTTTCATGCGCGACTCTACCCCAATCAACATGTAAAGCATGATTGTCATGACGTACACGAAATCCACCATATATTAATTTACGTTTTACATACGAGGTTGCATTTGAATGATCGTAAAGAGAATATCCTATCATGAAAAATGGAATCATATAAGTCATAGACGTACAACCAACACTATGCCGTAATTGTATCCGATTGTGACAAATCGATAGAAAATGTTGATACACTTCGTTCAATAATTTCTTTTTGTTCTTCTCGGATGCATATAAACTTTGAACATCCATTATTGTATCTTGCGTATTTTTTCTCGTATTATTACAAGTATGGGGAATAGCTCCTCAAATAATGTTAGTGGTAAAAAGCATATACTCAATATTATTGACCCCGCTGAAAACCTTCCTAAACAATATAGCTCACTTGTTGATTCATTCAAAAACATAGTCACCCTTGTTCGCAAAGGTCTTCAGAATGAACTCGAATACATACTGATTTTAATAAAAAAATATAATGAAAATGCAAATGACGTAAACGATTCATTTGACCGCCTTATAATGTTACGCATCAAGGGTAAAGAAATTGAAAATAAATTGCGGTATATGACACCTCTCAACAAATTTCATCATGAGCAGGTGAATGCGACTAAAGTCGTTATTAGGAAAATTAGATATCGAATAAATAAATATAAACAGATTTTAGGAAACAAACTCGACATCTATAAAAATAATCTTCCTAAACAACTCGTTAAAGGTAAACATAAAGGTAGATTCATGGCAAAATCAAACAATTTTAAAGATCTTCTGAAACGTATTAATGTACTCGAATCCAAGATTAAGGCAAATAAAGATAATTTACCAAAGAATGGTATTAAAATGACAAATGACTATTTGACTGTCATGCGAAAAATAATGGTGCACGCCTTTAAGCATGACCGTGAACTCACACAATCTAATCGAAAAATATTGACCGATGCGCTTTCTGAACAACTTGATGCTTTGACAAGTATATCTGCAGATAAAGGAAATGATCAAAAATATATTAACGATATTAACCAGCTTAAAAAAGCTCAACTACCAAGTCCTAACAAATCATATAAAAAACCATCCACATTCAAAAACGTCAATCAATCCAAACAGCAACAATATTTAATTGAAAATGTACCAAGAACTATCAACCAACGACCGAATACTCGAAAATCAATAAATATACCTCAATTGTCAAGGCAGGGGAACAATCAAAAATCAATAAATACACCTCAATTGTCAAGGCAAGGGAACAACCAAAAATCAATGAATATACCTCAATTGTCAAGGCAGGGGAACAATCAAAATACTCGAAAATCAATGAATATGCCTCAAATGTCAAAAGTAGGAAAGTACCAAGATACTCTACAACCAGAATACGTAAATATATTCGGCCGAAAGCAATATACATCTAATCAGCGACGAACGACGAACAGTGCACGTTCATATTCAAAACAAAGACCAAGGTATATGAATATTGAAGAACGACGAATAGATGCACGGTATGAGGAAAAGAATAAAGAACGGGCGTTCCAAACGAAACAATTGAACAATAAATATGAACGTGCACGTCAAAACTCAAAGAATAAACAATCAGCATCCGCAAAAAATAGCCAAGATTCAAAGAATAACATAATATCAAAATTACAAAGTGGTGTAATAAAAGCTGACCGTAATGAACGAATAAGTGCACGTAAAGATAATGCGAGGTTCAGTACAATAAATCAAAAATCACGTTCAAAGCTCGACACTTCAAGACAAATTTCAGAATCGCAATCACTTCGTTCGAAAGATACTTTGAATAAGCGGTTACTCGACAGTCAAATCGCTTCACAAAAAACTATGAATACACTCGCTAAATCAAAATTGAAGAGTGATTCTCGAGCATCAGAAAGGTCTTTTAGATCACAAAACTTTTTGAATAGGCGGTCACTTCAAAGTCAAATCGCATCACAAAAATCTGTGAATGCACTCGCAAAATCACAATTGCAGAATGCATCTCGATCATCACAAAGGTCTTTTGGTTTGAATAAGAGGTCACTTGAAAGTCAAATTTCTTCACAAAAATCTATGGATACTCGTGAACAAACAAAATTGCAGAATACATCTCGAGCATCACAAAGATCGTATAATTTGTCAAAACGTAAAATGGATTTTAGAAACAAATTGCAAACAGAAGAACTTTCCATTCAATCAAAAAATTCGAAATCTAAACGAAACAGATTAAATTTACAAGCACTAAACGGTTCAAAACAGAGGAAAGCAATCGCCAGTCGTTTGAATATTAATACAAGAAAAAAAGAATTTGAATTCAAAAAAGTACAAAATGAATATAAAGCAAAACTTAAAGAGTCCCAACCGGAATCCAAACCGTCGTTGTTCAGCCGATTAACAACAAAACAAAATAAAGTATCTTTCGAGGTCGGATACAAAATATTCAAAGAATTAAAAACTGGAACACCTTTAGAACAATTACTGAACAATATACCAACATATTACACGGAAGCACAAAAAGCAAGTATACGTAAATCCATCATAGATGCAGATTTTGAAGGATTATTAAGATTTATAAAATCAATAAAAGACTTTTCTGTCTTGCAGAAATTAGTGGAAAATATTACGTTTCAAAGCTTACCCGGATTCTCTAGATTTGCAGATGAAAATAGACGCGAATACATGAAAATGATCAAAAACCCGTTACGAAAATATATCATTAAAGCATATATGAAGGAAAAAACTCTTGAAATGGGAAAAGTAGCAGCATCCTTACAACCATTAAACTCACAAAAACAGGAACAATCATTAAAAATTGGTGCGAACATACTGTGGGTCGGATATGAAACATTCAAAAAAATGAAAGACTTCAATATACCGCTACAAAACTCATTAAACAATAGTATACCAACATATTACTTGGAATCACAAAAAGCAAGTATACGTAAATCCATCATAGATGCAGACTTGAATATTTTGTTAAAATTTATAAATTTAATAAAACCATCGAAATTAGAAGAATTTGTGGAAGTTTTATCGATTGAAAGCGTACCCGGTTTATCCAGAATGGCAGATGAAGATAGAAGCGAGTACATGCGAATGATCCAAAACCCGTTACGAAAATATATCATTAAAGCTTATTTGAACGATAAGTTGCCAAAAGAAATTGGCGTGGAGGATCTGTTGTTTAATAAAGAGTTGGTTGAGCTTGAAATTTCAAATCTGAGTAAACACAACCAGGAGATTTTAATGATATCTCCATTTTTCATGTATAAAAAATCAACATATGAGAAAGCATTAATTTACCAACAAAAACAATTACAAAAACTCGAACAAATTATGGGCAACACCGGTATAATAGGAGAGAAATTAGAAACATATTTAAAAGAACTCATTAATACAATCAGAGAAAATCATATGAAGATTGCTGTTCTACGTACAGAAATTATGCAAGATAAAGATTTGATTGGAATTATGAATAGAAAAAAACCACAGATACTAGAATTCAAAGATAAATTTAATGAATATATATACGGAAACAAAGCAACAGAAGATGTACCGCGTTTCGAAATGTTGCAAAACTTGATGGAGTTAAACTCTAAATTAGCACCAGCACCAGAATATTATAAATACGAATTAACAGAAGATGAAAAGAAGCGATATACATATCAATTATCAATGTTGAAAATAATCCAAACCGAGAAAAATATAAATAATGTGTGGATAACAAAACTTAAGGCATTATTAGAATCTAATCAATCAGGAAATCAAACTTCACAACCAGCAAAAAATGATTTTAATTCATTAAAAAAGTATATTACTGAATTTCAATCTGAAATTATTGCAGAAATATCTAAATTTGAAAAGCAAGCAAAAATAGACCTAATTAAAGTCGAAGAACTTCAATACAATAGTAAAATGGTTATGATTGAGATCGATGTTATGCATAAATATTTGAAAATATTTAATAATAAAGGACCAGGACAAAAATACATGCAAATGTTAAGGGGGTACTTAAAAATATTAAATAGATTAGACATTCACATGATTTCAAAATTAGATAAAAATATATTTAAACAGGAATTTGATTATATTCTAGCTGAAATGAAACCAAAATATAGAGAATTGTTTGAACATCGACCAGATCTCACAGAAGATTTTGTATTTTTGAGTTGTATGATTAAAAGGCGTGAAATAATCATAAAAGCAAGATTAAAAAACCATAATATCAAGATTAAGAGCATGGCACCCAAAGACATGATTAGGCGCATGGCACTCAAAGGAATCCTAACAAATCCTAATAATTCAAAAGGAAATCCTAAGTCAGGAAACAACAACACGAAAAAAATATCCGCGATTCTTATATTATTACCGGAACAAAGGCCGAAACAAAAGTTACAAGTGTTGATGAAAATGAATAAAAAAAGTAAACTATTGCTTTTTCCGATGACACCTACATTGAGAAAGGCATATATAACCTTTTTACCAAAAACAGGCACTGCTCATGCTTTTTTATCACTCACAATAGGAGGAGTTAAACGAAAAATGCAAATATTACCGGAAATAAAAACGGTCAAGATTGGTCTCGTAACATTTAAAATTCCCAAACGCAAAACCCTTAAGATTTTGCCAATACGTGATATAGGTGTTCAACCCTTAGTGTATTTAGCAAATGGTACTCAAATTTCAATGCCAATCGTTAAACTTCCAAAATCAAAAAAACAAATGAAGTTGACACAAATACCATCTCCTAAGGGTACAAGGACATACTTACACCTCGGACAAGGTTCAAAGCCAATACTTATTCCGATGGTTTCAACCAATAAGGGGAAAGCAGTCGCGTTAGTAATGTTAGGGCAAACAGCTCTACCTGTTGAAAAATTACAAATTCTTCGTAATTTTGAATATGAAAAAGTAGCAGCAAATGCAAGGTTAGCAGCAAATCAAGAAAGAAATATTTTGGCAGCAAAAGTAGCAGCAAATGCAAGGTTAGCAGCAAATAAAGAAAGAAATATTTTGGCAGCAAAACAAGCAGCAAATGCAAGGTTAGCAGCAAATAAAGAAAGAAATATTTTGGCAGCAAAACAAGCAGCAAATGAAGAAGTGGCACGGATAGCAAGGGAAGCTGCAAAATTTATAGCAAGCGAACTCACTCCATTAGAAAAAGAAACTAAAATTAAACAATTTGTGACCAACTATGATGAAAGACAAACAAAACTAATAGAATTATTCAGTTTTACCCTCAAGCAAAATATAACTGAAACAGAGGAGACATATATGAATTTTTACGGACAATTTTTAGACGTTTATTTTCATATTCATATGAAAATTTATAAAACAATTCGATCTAATTATGAAACACAAGCCCAACTTGATCAGGCAAAAACCCAACGTGATCAGATATATAAAAGAATTGGAACAATATTTGATATTACAAAATTTCAGAAAGAATCTAATATTTTAAAAGACGACGGATTAGATCGGTCAGAATTCATTAAAATTGACAAAAAATTAATATCACGTTTACTAACGTTTGAGGAAGATTTAGAATTGGTATTATTTAACTACGGAATACCTGGATTTAACAACACACAACTTAATAACTGGATTGGCATTGAAAATAATGATATTGCGAAAACTGGTGGATTTTTTATAGACTCTGATCAAAATTTTGCTACATCTGTTAAAAACATCAAAGATTCAACTATAAAATTAACTAAACTCATCCAATTTCGGAATCGACAACAACTTTTTAAACTATATGAAGTTGTCGACCAAAATCATATAAACCTTTTATTTCATATGCTGGCAAATGGTCAAGTAGAGGTCAGTAGTCATTTCATTTTTATGAGAAAAGGGAAAACATTAGATAAAATTGTTACAGAATACAATACCAGAGCGCCAATCCAAACAACACCGGTAACGAATGCAACGAAGATAACCGACGAACTGAAGATGAAACGAACCAGCCGACTAACATTTATAACAGTAAGCAGACGAACCACACAAAACAACAAAAACAAAAGCAATGAAAACAAAAGCCCGCAAATCATAAAATCGGGATTTAAAAAAGGGAACAAAAAAAAACCGAGAAACGAATCAAAGTTAGGAATAACTTATAAAACAAAGTCACGTTAAATCATTTAAAGATAATAAGACATTAGATAATAATGAGTGACCAAACAATTAATTACGATGAAATTACATTTGTGAAACCGATAATGCAAGGTGACCGCTATTTCGTAAAAGCATTAATGGGAACAGAACGTATAATAACTCAATTCAATCGTTGGATGACATGCAAAACTGAAATGGTTTGTGAGGATGGGAAGCCGCCTTCACAGGTCGAGGTGATCATTCCTGGTAAGGACGGTACAGTAAGCCCCTTTATTGAATATATGTCAGATTTTGAGGATGCGATGCTAAAAACAGTAAAGCAAAAGAAAGATGAATGGTTTCCTGATAAGGACATTTCAGACGAATGGCTTGATCAGGCTTTTCACTCGGGATTCAAACAAGTCAAGAAATCTACAGATGCTACAGCGAAATTGCGGATATCTAAAGAGTTATTGATATACACGTCTGAGCGTAAAGAAACAGGATTGAACGACATTCACGATGGATCTAAAATTGCAGTCATCATCCATATGGATGGTATCTGGTTCACGAAAAGTCGATTTGGTTTGACATGGAAAGTGGTTCAAATTAAAGTACACAAGGACAAAGAACCGTCCAGGATGTACATGTTCGACGACGACGCTGTTCCTGAACCAGACCTTGATAATGTATTTCCGGACGACATGTAAATTATTATAAAAAGGAATGTAATGTCAACTGGAAACATTATAAAAGGATTGTCATCAAGTGACATTTTAATATTTACAGGTGTTGCAGCGATTGCATATTATATGGTCACAGATATGTGCAAAACAGAAGGTTTTGAGGGTGATGATGTTCCAATGCCATCCTTTGTGAAAGGGAAGAATGAAAATAAGAAGATGGTTCAGGAGTCTGTGAATGGTATTCAGCCATATGAAGAATCCAGTGCAGCGCCAGTTGGATTCAACCAACAGATATCAACAAATACGGGTTCGGGATGCGATAGTCTTAAGTTTGTGAGTACTAACCTATTGCCAAAGGGGGACGATAATCTTGACAACTCATTTGCAGAATTTTCGCCTGCAAGTTTGGAAGGACAAAATTTTATAGATTCTCGCAACTTTACACTCGGCATGCAGTCCCAGGTACTGAGAAACGCAAACCTACAATTACGCGATGAACCTATAAATCCTCAAGAACCTGCATGTTCTTGGAATCAATCAACAATAGTACCCGAAGTCCGTCGACCACTCCAACTCGGCAGTCATTTAGCTGAGTAAGATACCAATTGTTTCATTTTACAATCAAACGATTTAGCAATAATCGACATAGGTTGATGCAATGCTTTCGCAACATCAAAAAGTTCTAATTCTACCTCATACGCTGTTCGACCATCGGTCACCGTATGTGTTAAGTCATACCTCCACATTCCGTATACATAACTCCATCTACGTTTCGTCCGTTGAACTGAGCGTGTTGTCTCGGTAACTGGAGTGGACACCCTTTCGGTATTTACACACACTCGAATGTGGGACGAATCTTTAAAGAAGAGACGTTCCTTAAACAAACATGTGACATTTCCATCAATATCATAGCTATTTCTATATTTACCAACGATAACGTCACGAGATTGATTGAAGGTTTTTTCATCCCAAATAGTTGAACGGTTCATTTTATTTTTGATACTATCGAACACGTTTACATCAACACCGGAAACAAATCCATTTGGTGTTGAGCGACCAAGACGAGCTTCAATCTCGGTATCAAAGCGCAAATACTTGTTCAACAAAGCTTCCATACACTTTACACATGTTAATATCTTATATCAAAGACATAAAGACCATATCACTTATAAGAATATATAATGAACGAGGCTAAAGTATTACGTACTTTTCATAACCGCGTCAAGAATGATTTAATTCAAAGAGCGGTGATGAAGGCTGGAAATGCACGTGACATGTTGGATATAGGGGTTGGACGTGGTGGAGATATAATGAAATGGTATAAACACGGAATACATACAGTCATAGGTCTTGATATAGAAAATGCATACATTCGTGAAGCCATCAGAAGATATAATGCATTGCGTGTAAAGAATGATACACAATACAAGTTTCATGTGATCAATAACAATGATTCGTTTATCGACACATTGAAAAAGAAAGATGTTTTTCAATTGTTCGACATTGTATCGTGTCAATTCTGTCTTCATTATTTTGCAAGTTCAGAGGAGCTTTTACACGAAACGTTGAGTAATATATCGAAAGTGATACGCCCCGGGGGAGTGTTTATAGGAACAGTGCCTGATGGGAAACGTATTCACGACACTTTTGGGGATTCAGATACATTTCAGAATTCACAGATTCTTATTAAAAAGAAATATGATACTCCCTTTGGATATGGAGATGCCATCGAGTTTACTATGTCAGGAACTTTGTATTTTGGGGAAAATATGATGAGTCATGAATATCTTGTATTTTTTGATAAGGTTGTAAATATAGCGAGTAAATACTCGTTGGAACTTGTCGAATGGAAGTCATTCAGAGAACATTTTGAGGTACATCCTCAAATAATGCGTATGTCTGATGATACAAGGAACGCAAGTTTTTTGAATAGTACATTTATGTTTATTCGACAAGATATAAGTGATCCTTAAAACAGTCTGCAAGATCCATATCGGAAGTGTATAGGGTACTCACTGCATTACACAATTGTTTTACGTCAGAACAACTTAATCCTCTACATAAAAGTGCTATATTGTGTATAACAGATTCTTCACTGTTCAATTGTTGTGAGAGAATCTGTTCGATACCAGATACATCCGGTAGTGGGATCTCGATAGCTATTGGAATACGTCTACGTAAAGCAGGGTCAATGGAATCGATACGATTAGTCGCACCAATAAAAATATTTTTGTTACATTTGGTTGACACCCCATCCATATGTGTAAGCATAACTGCTTTCATATTATTGACATGCGACTGATCCATTGCGTTACGGGTAGACCCAAAACAATCAATTTCATCAAGGAATATGACACATGGTTGAATTTTTTCTGCAAGTGTAAACAATGCACTGATCATTTTATTACTTTCACCAAACAACTTATTTTCTATGTTTGCAACATTAAAACATACGATGGGAATGTTTGCGTCCTTGGCTATACCTTGTGCAAGCATAGTTTTCCCGGTTCCCGGTGGTCCGTACAATAATAACCCTTTGGTATTTTTAGCGTCTTTGAATAGAACATCACGTGTCCCAAACAATGTTCGTATTATATCAGTTTTAATATCATCTATGCCTTGTACATCTTTAAGTGAAACAATAATATTTTCCGGTAAAATAACATCATTTACAATACTCATTTCATGTGTTGTTAAATCGAGTGGTTTACCAATGAATACTTCAAGTCCTAATTTTGCCTCTAAATCAAAATTCATATCCTGAGTATTTACGTGTTCTAATAATTGCAACGATAAATAATACGTAAGAATTGCACCAAGTACCATGAGAAATATTCGTTCGTATATTTGATTCATTTATAATATAACCTAAAGAAATAAGCGTAAGATAACGTAATCAACAAACATGCAGACAGGATTCAACAACACGGTTCAAAACGAGGAGGAAACCGAGGCAAAGGTGGTGGAAAATGCAAAAAGTATGTTTCTGGTACTCATTGAAGATGCCTTGAGAAGTGCGACGATATACGCTTCAGCTACAAACAGACGAAAAATTACAGCACTCGACATCAAATATGCGCTCCGTTTTCATGCACGTACATTTGATAGTAATAATGTAATTTCAAGATCTTCAGACGCTCTTGACACATGGAATAGCACCATCGGCGACGAAGAAGACAGCGACAATGACGATGACGGGGAGGAGGAAGAATTTGTTCGATCAACAGATTCACATAGTGAATATACAGACAGGATGAATCACTTTTATGATACTTGGGATGAGTGGAACCCAGAAACAACTGCAGAATGTATGCTAAAGAGATCTATCGATTTGAATGCTTAAGCCCGTGATGTGAATATGATTCCATTGAAGTGCACGATTTTTTCACAATATCATCGCGTACATACGTATCACCGAAAAATGGTTGGTAACTTCCAGTTAATGTGTTATATTGTTCTAACTTGATTTCTGTATAGGATGCAACTTTTCCCGTGAGCGGAAGTTTGAATGCATCACTGAGTGCTGACATGATATTATATTATAACTATAAAATAAACTGATGGACGTTATACATAGGTGTTATAATAAAATACTTAATCGAGAACCAGACGAAGATGGACTTACCACGTATAAAGCATACTTAAAAGAACATTCAGAAAATGACCTTTCATGTGTACTTCAAAAAAGTAACGAATATTTGAATTACATTGCAAATAAATCTTTTATTAACATCTTTATGTGTGTCAGGAACAATGCAAATGATATTGTTGTGCTGTTTAAACAATTAGAATATATACGTCGTAACGATAAAATACATGAATATAGGTACTACATATATGAAAATGATTCAAATGATCACACGGTTCAATTATGCCAAACATTCATTCAAAATAATCATGGTGTCGTGTTTTCGGATACACTTAATAAAAAGCAATGGAACGATGTTAAACATATAGGTCGGGTTGTAGATATGGCAATTTATAGAAATAAATGCAAGGCACTTTGTTCCGACGAAAATATGAAAAACTCGGAATTCTGTGTACTCGTAGACACGAAAGTTTTGTTTGATAATGATATATTTGATCGATTTTCCAGTGTTTTACAAGATAAATCGATTGTTATGGTGACGCCTTATGGTAAAGTTGGTAAACGAATAGTATATTATGATACTTATGCGCTTGAAACCTTGGGTTCCATTGTACGTATTAATCAAGGTATCATTGATGTTAAAAGTGCATGCGGTGGAATATTTATGGTTCGCTCGGATGCTTTGCGTGCTTCAGAGTGGAAACTGTTAGATTCACATAGGAGTGAACATAATAATTTTTGTTATGAAGTTGGAAATTTCGGTAGAGTTGTTATAGATACAGATATTCACACCGAATGGACAAAATAAAGCAACCTAAACATTTTATCAGTTGTAAGAATAACACAATATGTATAAAGTAATACGTAACAATGGCAGTGGTAATTGTTTATTTTATGCAATTGCACAAGGTGTTATCCATTTACTAAAATATACAGACGATTATTTAGTCCTTGGTAAAAAACTTCGCAAAATAGCAGTAAATGAGATTCGTTTTAAAGCAACATCTGACGAATCATACCGAATGATTCTATCTGTCATGTATGCAGATTATGTTCTGAACGGGAAATCTGTGAGTAGGGATTACACGGAGTCGTATATTTCGTGGATGTCGGGTAACGCCTGGGGTGGTGATATAGAAATAAAAGCTTTCGAGCGATACCTTAAACTTTTTGAAATATCAGGTATACGTGTCTATTACGCTAATACAATGAATAATGGACGCACACAACAAAATTTAGTTCCAATTAACCATTTAGGTACCCGAATCAAAAAACGGAAATATCCCATTATCAAAATTATCTTACACGATGCGAATAACGGGGGCACACATTACGAATTTATTCATCACATCATAAATATATCAAAATCTAAAACGGTATCGGTTAAATAATCATAAGAAATATTTCGACTTCCTTGGAATGATTCTGCGGCATTGTATATTATCCCAAACATTCTTTTTTGATCGAGCGTTAACAACGTTCGAAACTCAAAGTAAAGTGCTTTAAACTCTTCCTTTCGCCCAGTAGGTATACTCTTTTCTGATATACCATCTATCAACGTATCGAGACGTGCATTATTACCACTAGATTGTCCGGAACCAGGGTTATTATTACCACTAGACTGTCCGGAACCAGGGCTATTATTACCACCAGATTGTCCATAACCTGGGTTATTATTACCTCCAGATTGTCCAGAACCTGGGTTATTATTTCCGCCGGATTGTCCAGAACCTGGGTTATTATTACCTCCAGATTGTCCAGAACCTGGGTTATTATTACCGCCGGATTGTCCAGAACCTGAGTTACCACCACCAGATTGTATATAGAACGAGTTACTACCACCAGATTGTCCAGAATTCGAGTTCACCGATGAACTGTAATTTACAGAGGAATCAAAAGGGTATTTTGTAAGATCAAATCCGACACGGGACATTACATTCTTAAAAATTTCTCTATTTTCAAATAGTCGCATGTATTGGAAAAACTTGATCAAATCTTCAATTGTTTTTTTTTGCTCGTTCAAATATTTCCGATTAAGCATTTGAAACGTATTTTCGTCTTTTTCTTCGTCCACACTCGGAATCATATATGATTCGTAAAATTTTTTGAATCCATTTGTATTATTGTGATAATGGTATATCGCCTTTTCTTTATCATTTGATTTCATTACCATTATGGATTCGCGGACGTTTGCCGTAAACGAATCGATATCGATGCCATCTATATTTGTTGGTTGATCATCTATTTGATTGTAGCTATTTATCATCATAAGTAAATGATTTTTTGATACCGAATCACTAACTTTGAACTCTTGTTTAATAATATCGAAAACGTCCTGTTCAGATAGAATAATACTTGATTGCTGTCCTGGTTTTATGTTGACAACGAATGTTTCATTACACTTTTTAAATAGGCGAAATACAAATAAAAGTGCTAAAATATAAATGCTATATTTCAACATTCGAGTTGTCATTATATTTATGTTATAGAATAATGTTATATATAATTGTAATAATAGCTTTAGCACTCATTATATTTTTATTTTTGAACCAAAACGTCAAACAACATATTGATAAAGTTGATCCACCCAAAAACACGTCAGTAAGACTACCTGTGAAACCAACGAATACAACAACCGAAGTTGACAGTGACTATTTGAATATAAAACGATTTTGTGCGGATGATAAGTGTAAAGATGCATACATGCTGAGGGCACTTGATTTATAACCTAAAGACATAGTGGTTAAACATTACAATATTGTGAACAAGCATGGATAAGTTAAAATTATTTCAACGCGATGGTGTATCGTGGATGGTTTCAAGAGAAACTGAGAATGGCGATTTTCACGGTGATGAGATGGCTCACGGTGGCATACTTGCAGACGAGGTAGGTCTTGGTAAAACGCTTCAGACAATTTGCCTCATACTTGAAAAACCTGGAAAAAGTCTTATACTTGCACCCAAAAGCCTTGTACCACAATGGATTGATGAATTCAAAAAATTCGCGCCGGAACATAAAATCAAACACATACAAGAAACTGACACAGTTGACGATACTCCTGGCACATATATTTTGTCTGTGTCTGCACTCAATAAAAGCACGTCTGCTATTGGTGGAACCGAAATACACAAAACCAAATGGGATCGTGTGGTTATTGACGAAGCTCATAGCATAAAGAATAAAAAATCAAAACTTCATAAATCGGTGGTTTGTCTTCAGACCGACTCGAGGTGGTGTCTGACAGCCACTCCTGTTATGAATCGAATGACGGATTTCATATACTTGATGGAATTTATAGGAATATCAAAGTTTGTATCACAAGGGTACACGAGCGAAACAGTGAAAAAATTTGTACTACGTCGCACGAAGGATGATGTTAAGGATTCTGACGAAACTTTAAGCCTACCTCCGCTTAATATAGAGATTTGTAGAGTACCGTTCTCGTCAAAAGAGGAACGTGACATGTACATTTCTGTATATAACAATACAAGAATGGAAGTGCGCAAACAAACAAATCAAAACGCAATTGAAATGTTGGAACGTCTACTACGTGTTCGACAGATATGTGCATATCCCCAATGTTATATCGATGGTATAAAAAAGAAAAGGAAAATTCATTATGATGATTGGACATTTGAATCCACTAAAATTGCACACGTTGTCAGGGATATCATTAAAGTAAAGACGCACAAATCACTGTTGTTTTGTCAATTCAAGAAAGAAATGCAGGCGTACGAGCATTCTCTTGTTGAGTTCGGGATTAAGGTTGCTCGAATCGATGGAAGTATGTCAATGGATGACCGGACGAACAGTATTGAGCAATTTAAGAAAACAAACGTAAATGTGCTTATTATTCAGATACATACAGGTGGGCAAGGATACAACCTTCAAATGGCAACAAATGTATTCATAACGTGTCCCACATGGAATCCATGTATCGAATATCAAGCCATCGGTAGAGCACACCGTACAGGCCAAACGAAACAGGTAACTGTAAAGAAATACATTCTTTCCGATGAAAATGATGTAGACGTTCCATATATCGAGGAGACCATACTCGAGATGCATGATAAAAAAAGGAAGATTATTGCAGATGTGCTCAATGATGCGAGGATTTTGAACAATGATTTTGCCTTTACCAAAGATACTGGAAAATCCACATACAATGATTTAAAACGAATGTTCAGGAAGAAGGCAAAGGCATAAATTTTTTATTTTAATAGCAAATACAATTTTAATAACAGATAATACATTATGTATGCAAGTCTTAAAATCGGAAACAAAAAGGCGTTTAAAATACTCAGAGAAGAAATTTTACCTGTAATGAGGTCTGGTTTGATCAAGTCGAAGGATAAACTCGGTACTAAGCGTATTAACACATCTCAAGGAATTTATATGACACCAAAGCAGTCGACACGCCGAATCGTCCCCACGCGTGTCAATGTATCTCAAGAAATTTATATGGCACCAACAAAAAAAAGCCCGATTTTTATAAAATACGCTGATAAGTTAAAAACAAGGAAAACACTAAAAAAGAAAAAATTAAAGATGCAATTAGAAAAAACATTATTTCGGAAACAAATGATGAAAAAGAAAGGTAAAGAGAAACGCGAACGATCTCTTATACAAAGGGTTTCCATGATGGAATTACCTCCAGATCCATTTATGACGCCAGATGATTTTAGTGTCATAAAGTCGTCAATACATGCAAATTCAAAAAGTAAACAAACCAGCACACCCACAACGCAACGTCGAACATTAACGAACATGTATGCAAAAAGCGCATCTGCCGATAAAACATCCAAATCTAAAAAGACCAGATCATTATCAAATATTTACGCAAATAAAAGTACAAGTAAGAAGGTTTTTAAAAGCTCATCCGCCAACAAAATAATGAAATCAAAAAGTACGTATACTCCAAAACCAACCGATATAAAAAGAGGTAAATCATTGGGTAACTTACTTATACCAAGTGCGTTTAAGACTTACAAGTTACCTGCATGGGCATATAAAATACAGGGTAAACGCTTGATTAAAAAAACGGACTCCATGACAATAAGACGAATAAAAAATTTAGGCGATTAATATAATGATCGAGTTATTACCTCATGGAACTACAGGTATATATAATGATGAACTTTATTCGAATAACATCGAAGGTTCGAATTGTTATAGCTATGCGTTTAATCATTTTGCAAGTAACGGTAAAAGACCACATAAATCGGTGCCTGGGTTCATCACGACATTTGTAACTGGGATAGAATATCCAGATACTGATTGGCAAAATTGTCGTAAAGATATTATTGAACGTGTTTTAGATGATGGTGAAACAGTATCCAAATTGTATAAGCTCAACACGAATCCTATTACACTTACAGAAGGTAAGAACACAAACAAACAACTCATGAAAAAGCCATTAAATGGGTGTAGACGCGTTGTCATGGTGATTGCACCAAAAGGCGAACGCAAGGGAACCCCGACTGATTTTCATTTTTATGCGCAACGTGTTATTATGTTAAGAGATATGTATAATATAAAACTTAAACGTTATACAACAAGTGAAGTTTCACAATATGTAAACCCATACATTGTCGCAGATATACATCCATTCACAACAAATTTACAATTGCAACGAATGTATCAAGATGGTAATGCCAAATGCATTTCTTTAATAAATACATCAGACAGCCATACAAAACGTGCGATAGCCAATATCAAGTTGCACGCACATATTATGCCAAAATATATGATACAGTACGTTCCATTTCCATACTGGATATTAGACATTCAAGCACATGAAATACGAAATGAAAAAAAAATCAAAGAAATCATAAAAAAAAAAGTTTCAGATATTTTAAAAACTGTGAGAGAGCCGATAATGGTATCAATAATACAAACCGCAATGCACTTGGCTTTAAAAAATAAATCCCACAGGGATAAGACAACAACCATTGGAATATGGAAGCACAAGTTAGGGTGGGGGACGGTACCACTCAATACTGATGGTGATGGTAAACTCATATTTGATCCATCAAAAGCGAATAAAAATCATGGGGGATATAATTATCAAACAATTTGTGGCGTCTTTGATGTTCTCGTTGGATATGGAATGACAAGTCCATGGCACGATCAGGTTGTCATGAGTAAAAAGTATTTAAAAAAGAAAAATGGATGATATAATATGAACTTGTACTATAGTACGAAGTGCCAGCATTGTAATAGTCTCATACGATTAATAAAGGAGAATACATCAGTTTCTCAAAATATACGTGCAATATGTATTGATTCTGCTCCATATCCAAGCAATATACACAGTGTGCCAACAATCGAAATGGATGATACATTATATGTAGGAAAACAGGCATTTGATTACATATATCATAAAAGTAAAACGCAACAGACACCTTCAAAAACAGAATCATCCGGAAATGATGGAACCACAAGGGGAATTACAGGGACTGAACTTGGTTCGGGGTTTACATATATAGATAATGCAAATACAGGATTTAGATTTGGAAATGATTTAACATCCAGTACTATTTCGAATGATTTGTCAATGCCTAAAATTATAGACACCCGAAATACTTCAGATGACACATCTCAAAGAATGAGCTCACTTAAGGCACAACGCGACACAGAAATATCACTTCCAAACAAACGAGTATAAATATAAGGAGAAAAGTTCTTAAAACTATAAGTAAGATGTCACGGCCTATAGAGGATGTATCAAACAATATCCTTGAGATGCAAACGGTGCAAAGTGGTGCTATTCGTAACTTAATTGATAACTTGAAAGATGTGTTAACCGATATTAATATGATATTTGACGAAGAGGGTATGAAAATCATGACAATGGACGGTACTCGCACATCGCTGATACATGTTAAACTTGACGCAAATCGATTTGAAACATACAAATGTAAAAAGAAACTCGTAATTGGTGTCAATATGACGTCTCTTTTCAGACTTGTAAAAGTAGTGGAAAATAATGACACTATAACATTTTTTATAGACGAAAAGAATACACACGAATTAGGGATTAAATTGGAGAATGCTGACCGTAATTCAATAACTGTATTCAAACTACGTTTACTCGACCTTGATCAAGAGGATTATACTGTACCACCTGTTGAATTTGAATGCATAATCACAATGCCATCTAACACATTTCAACGCCTGTGTCGTGATATGCTATACATCAGTGACACCCTTATAATAGAATCCAGTGAAGTATTAAAGATGTCATGTGAAGGCGACTTTGCATGTCAGGAAACTATCATAGGCGAGGCAACACATGGTATGGTTATAAAATCCTCCACATACAGTGTTCATGGTAAGTATTCTCTAAAAAGTCTCAACATGTTTACTAAGAGTGCCAGTAGCTTGTGTATGACACTTGAAATTTTTATGAAGACTGATTACCCTCTAATTTTAAAATACAATGTAGCCAACTTGGGAGAAATCCGATATTGTCTCGCACCAAAAGTCGACGATTAAAATAATAAACAATATATATGCACGAGCATTTTTATGAGCTTGACAAATTATATAAAAAATTATTGGGAAGACCAATAGACCTGGATGGATATAATACCTATAAACAGCTTCCCCTGTATCAAGTTGAGAATATTTTAAGCACTGCTTGTGAATCAAAACTTGCATCTGAAAGAATTCGTAACGTGTCTGATGTACATGATCATGCAAAGAATATCGCAAAAAATACTCAAACGTATTCAAATAAAACTGTCAGATTCCATGTCGTCATAGTGCGATTGAATGAAAATACAGATTGGATACACAAACTTGCTACTATGAATTGCGACATTTACCTTTATGAACGAGGAAGCAAAACATCTGGGTACGCAGATAATGTGATAGTTATACCAGATAAAAATATTGGTTTTGAAGATTACGCCTATGTCAAACATATGATTCATTTTCATGCATGGTATAAAGAAAACCCGAATATAAGAATAATATTCACACAATGTGGATTGGACCACAATCCACATATTTTGAGTGCACTTGCAAACATAGATTCATTCGTGAATTTTCATTCTTTATATGAATCTATCGGTTCGTCTATTGCATGGGGAGGTGAAAAAGATAACACAAATGCATATCGTCTATTAAAACGAAATATGTATGATATAGGAGGTGGAATGTCATATATAGATGCACTTAAAGACTTTCTACAAATAGAAGATAATAATATATATGCTAATTTCTGTAAATATTTACATATTAAAGAAATGGATGTGCCTCTATTTAGTCCGTGTGCTACATTTAGTATAAAAGGTTCAATGATTGCAAATGTTAATATTTCTACTTTTCATATTATAAGCGAACAAATACATTATACGTATATTCATTCGAACCCAATAATATCGAAAGTACTTGCAAGTGTATATGAACGTATGTGGTTTACACTTTTTCGTGTGTTGGTTTAAGGATTCAATGTGTTGTAATAGTATAACAATCATGTACGTCATTAAACGTTCCGGAACTAAACAGGGAGTCGATTTTAACAAAGTTACTGAACGTATTCGAAAGCTTTCGCCGATTGACATCGACCCAATCGTAGTCGCTCAAAAAGTTTGTATCGGTATCAGTGATAGTATTACGACTGAACAACTCGATACTCTTGCAGCCGATACCGCTATCGCATTGGCGACAGTACATCCGGGATATGGTATACTGGCGGCGAATATTACAATCAGTAATCTGCATAAACAAACACATAACTCATTCAAAGACACTTTTACAACACTTTACAATAAAGGTATCGTGTCCGATGATGCATTCAGTGTATTTACAATGTATTCCGAAGTCATCTGCAGTACAATCGATTACGAACGTGATTACCTATTCGATTATTTCGGTGTCAAAACCCTGATGAAAGGATACCTATTCAAAATCGATGACAAATATATTGAACGCCCACAAGACCTCTTCATGCGTGTATCCATCGGTATGCACATGGACAACATCGGTTGTATACTTGAAACATATAGGTATATGTCTCAAAGATGGTTTATACATGCGACACCAACTCTTTTCAACTCTGGAACGAAACGACCACAAATGAGCTCATGTTTTTTGTTGGGTGCAAAATCAGATTCTATTAACGGTATATACGACACCATTCAACAATGTGCAAATATCTCTAAATGGGCTGGTGGAATTGGAATGCACATTCACAATATCCGAGCAACAGGTTCACCAATTAGAGGTACAAACGGTAAATCGACAGGCATTGTACCTATGTTAAAAGTATTTAACTCTACTGCACGATACGTTAATCAAGGAGGAAAACGTAATGGTTCTATCGCGGTTTATTTACAAGTTGACCATCCTGATATTTTCGACTTTCTCGATCTGCGGAAAAATACAGGCGATGAAGAATTTAGGTGTAGAGACCTTTTCCTTGCTGCATGGATTCCTGACCTTTTTATGAAACGCGTGAGTGAAAACAAAAAATGGTCACTCTTCTGTCCTGACAGAGCACCCGGATTATCTGACGTATATGGTGATGAATATGAAACACTCTATACAAAATATGAAAATGATGGTATTTACAACAAACAAATTAATGCGCAAGATCTATGGTTTGCAATTTGTGACGCACAGATGGAAACGGGTACACCCTATATTTTATACAAAGATGCGATTAATAAAAAATCCAATCAAAAAAATATTGGTGTAATCAAAAGCTCAAACCTTTGTTGTGAAGTCACTCTCTATACTGCCCCAGACGAAGTCGCTGTATGCAATCTCGCGAGCATTTCGTTACAAAAATGTGTCACTGATGGTGTATTTGACTTTATTGCACTGGAAAAAATTGCTGGCATTCTTACCAAAAATCTAAACCATGTTATTGATAACAACTTTTACCCGGTACCAGAGGCAAAAACATCCAACATGCGCCACAGACCAATTGGCATCGGAGTCCAAGGACTCGCTGATGTTTTTATGATGATGCGCCTACCGTTTGAATCTTCGAAAGCCAGACAATTGAATAAAGACATATTCGAAACCATATACTATGGGGCACTTCTTGAGTCATCAAAACTCGCAAAAGTGTATGGAAGTTATTCAACTTTCGCGGGTTCCCCTGCGTCACAAGGTATTCTTCAATTCGATATGTGGAACGTTAAACCATCTGACAGATACGATTGGGATAGCCTTAAAACACATATTAAAACTCACGGACTTAGAAACAGTATGCTCATCTCCCCAATGCCTACAGCAAGTACATCGCAAATCCTTGGAAATAACGAATGTTTTGAACCTTACACCTCAAATATATATCTTCGTCGTACCATCGCTGGAGAATTTGTTGTCATCAACAAACATCTTGTGAAAGACTTGATTGCTCTCAACCTCTGGACAACTGAAATGAAAAATAAAATTATTGCTCACGATGGTAGTATTCAGAATATTAACGTTATCCCAATTGATATCAAAGAAATCTATAAAACCGTATGGGAAATGAAACAAAAATGTCTCATTGACATGTCAGCTGATAGAGGACCATTCATTTGTCAAACACAAAGTCTGAATCTATTTGTGGAAACACCTGATATGAAACGACTAAATGCAATGCATTTCTACGCATGGCAAAAGGGACTGAAGACTGGAATATATTATCTCAGGACAAAACCGGCAGCAAACGCGCAGAAATTTACTATTGATGCATGTGATTCGTGTTCCGCTTAGGCGATTGTTATATATTTATTAAAATCCTATTTATCCTATATACTATTATAATTATTCAAATTGCTTGAATTGAAAGTTTGGCAACAATTGAGGACACTTACACTTGAATAAATCGCCCGACCGATGCAAATGCACATTCGCATAAGTTCTTAGATTGTTCAATTCAAGCATCGCATCGTCAATAATTGTCTGCAGCTCTTTAAGCCCTTCTATTTTCTGCATATCCTCAAATACTTTCTGGATAATTACAGTACTCGTTTGATTCACCATAACTAATACATCACCAAATTCCTTTTGACGTAACGTCTTCTTTTTGTGTTTGTACAACATATCTTTCCATTGATCTTCATCTATATCATTCAATAAATATTTAACCCTCAGTCCTGTCGCAAAAGCAGTACCATCATCTTCCATTATATACCTATCAGTTTCAATCAATCGGTTGTGATGAAGCTGCCTCACGTGTTCCATTATCGACCTCTGTCCAAGATGTAAATTTGAATCAAACGCTCCAAACTTTCTATACAGTTTACCAAACGCATTTTGGAGGACATACCCAGTGGGCATACCCCCGCATAACTCCTCGTTCGGGTTGCGCATTAAAGTACCATTAGTTCTTAAAAATGCATAGTAGTGTGGATTATGCACTGTTTCGTTTGTTTTGTTCCCAGTGCGCCAACTAAAGGTGGTGTGACACGATGTACACCACATTTGATCACAACCGTCTATCTTCATCACACCTTCTCCACAACCAGGGCATGGCTTAGTATCTTTACGTAGTAAACGCATTGTCTGTACAGCGCTGTCATCGCAAATATGTTCAATGTCATTTGTAATCTCCATACATTTATCGCATACAATCGTGTCGCACACGCCACATGTCCAATCATTTAAAAATCCACGACATTTCTCTGCAGGACACTTATACGTCCCACATTTCTTTTCATCAATTTTTTTGTATTCACCGTTTATGTAGCGATGCTCAAGTTCATCATATGCCCGCTTGGCATCCTTGAGTTTTGATGACAATAATTGTACCTCGGCGCGAACATCCACCATTAATGCTTTTGTTTCACGTCGGTTTAGTTCGATTTTAACGTCATTCTGACTTGACGGTAACATTGCTTTCTGAACTTCCACCATTACATCCTGTTGATGTTTTTTTAATTTCCCATTTATAAATGCACTCGAAAATGTCCCATGCATAAAAACATGGTTCCAGCCTTTCCGACAATGCATGCAATGTGGTTCAGATGCTGTTTCAGTCAAGTACCTTTCTGTACAAGTCTTGCACGCTGTATCATCACAATATGCACATATAATCAATGTGTTCACCTTATTTATTTTTGCACAGCAGATTCCACAGTCTGTAGATGTCATTGCTTAATTACTTTGGTCGATACCTTTACTATTTGTTTCTTTAGGTTATTTAAAGAAACAAATAGTAAAAGTTTCATGTATCCTATAGATGACTCGCCGATGTATCAAGTGCACGATATGATAATGTCTGATGCGCATACAAACGACATGATAATTGACACAATTATTTACGCACACGAAGTCAACAGACTCACGGGTAGATTGGGATGCGCAGTGAATAGCGCTATAAAAGCATCGAGGCATACGTTAGCATTGGCTATTATTACCAAATTTCATGAATACATAGAGTTTGAGATGGAATATTTCGAAGACTTATATAATCAACACCCTGACTGCGAATTCCTTCGTGAAACTTATGATTCAATCAGATCACAATCATTGATGTAAAGAGGAATATAAGCGTTATTTTCATTTATACATATATTCGACGGTATGCTTACATTGTATGACCCATCTATAAACTCAATATCTATATCGCCATTGAAATGTGGGAATACCCACGCAAAGTCTATTGGTTCATCGTGAAAATTACATTGAGGTCCGGCAATTTGTTGAATCTTTTCAGTTACATCTATTCGATAATCACCCGTGTGAAGAGTAGCTCGTATGACTTTATTTTTTGTTTTAATACTCATTGGAAGAATGTACCATTTTGTTTTTGATATCAAACAATATGTTTGATTCAAAAGCGTATAATAGATTCGTACATAATCAAAACTTTCTATATTATCAAGTGTGGTTACACATTCACATTTATCCTTCACGCCGATAATAGTAAATATATATGGCTTTGGTTTTGAATGCTGCCAGCACATGAATCCAATTAGCACTGATGATGCAATCATATACGAATACATCGTGTATATTTAACCACATCATTCTTTATATTCATTTGTTAAGGATAAATTGGTTTATAAGTAGCGTTGTATTTTTTGGGTGATGGTGAATTCACATACACAGGCATCCCTGTAACCGGAGACCTTATTATAAAATTATTCTCAAGAATTGTTGAAAGCGCTTGTTTCTGTTTCATTTTGGTTTTTGTTTTTGATTTTGATTTGGATGTAACCTTGATCCTTGATTTTTTTGGAAACTTGGAAGTCGACATTGATAACCTTTTCAATTGCCTAACTCGTGATTTGAATGCGGCTGCAAGTTTCTCGTTCGATTGCATAGGTGTCTTTATGGACACGCTGGTAGGTTTATCGAATCTTGTACCTTGACGGTTATATGCACCACTCTGTTGCCTTTTATATATTTCAAGTACTGCAGGGCTCATAGATTGCCTTTTCATCCGTTTACTGCGTGAGTCTCCGATAACGATTCCCTTTCCAGACGCACGACGAGATGCACCAAAAATACCACTTGTAGTGACCGGGCGAACATTATTAAGGAGCCTCCGTTTTCTTATTGATTGCATTGATTGTTTGTATGAAAATATGGGCGTCATACTTTGCATTGACAATTGGTAAATTCGCTTTTCTTCGTGTTTATGAACTACTCGATGTGCTGATGGATCGTTCTTTGTGTTTTTGCGCAAACTTTTCATTGTGTTGTTTCTTAATCCCTTAGAAATAGGTTGAATTGTTTTTATTTTAGATGAACGTTTATTAAACATTGCTGCAGTTGTTGGAACAACCTTTTTGCCTCTCATAAATGGTTTCCTTAATTTGGTTAGAGCTTTAGTAATTAATCCAGTTTTGAACCCCTTCGCTCGAAGAGATTTCTTTAAAGCCCTTTCGATTTTGGTTTTCGCCTTTTTAAGAATATGCGCCTTTTTTTCTTTGGCCTCCTGTAGTTTGTCTGCGTGCTTCTTCTTTTCTTCTACTTCCGTTTTCCGAGCTGTAGCTAATTTTTCTCTATTCACATTTCCTTTTTTTGATTCCATCTGCATTGATTTACGTGTCGCAATATCCATATTTACAATTTTACGAATAAATTTTTTATCATCATTATGAAACCCTGGGTTTAGTTTTAAATTTTTCGCAACTTTCCTCCGAATAGTTCGCATAGATGTTGTGTTATGGTTTGATTCGTTCAACGTCCTCTTTAAAGATTTTATCAATGAATTTGTATTCACTTTCATCCTTTCGGGACTTACACGAGAAGGTGGTATATTCAATTTATTGCTTAACTCTTTATAAGACAATTTTCCGATTTGATTTTGTGATAATTGCGGAAAACGTGCTGACACTCTCTTTTTTAAAAGTGTACTTGAAAGACGTGTGGACATTATTATTGTTATTATTTTATTTATACGCGTACGGATTAAAATATAATAAAAAGTAATGATACAAAAAAATATGCAAAAATTGGTAACAACCGCAAAACGAATGAAAATACGCACAACACGAAACACTGCCAAAAAAGGGCGCGTACCTCTCACATACGCGCAATTAAAAAAGGCAATCCAAAAAAATAGTGGAATCAACAAAAATATAAAATATAAGGCTCAATTTCCGTCTTTAAGAAATCAACTTAAAGCAACAAAAACTCTAATAAAATCATGTCGTTTACTTATAAAAAATGTTAATAATAGTGCTTTGGATAAAGGTCTGAAATATCCAAAACAACGAGCCACCCCTGGTAATTCATCGACACTTAAACGTTCCATGTATAAGCAATCAGGTGCTCCTCTACTGCGTTCACCACCACTGCCCCCAAATCCCAAAGTAACAGGTGCTCCTCTACCGCGTTCACCACCACTGCCCCCAAATCCCAAAGTAACAGGTGCTCCTCCACCCCCGCCTCCACCACCCAACATAACAGGCGCTCCTCTGTTGCGTTCAAGAAAATCACCAATTCGCATAAAAACACCTGAAAAAAATCCAATGGAAAATTTAAAAAAACTGCTCGCCAAAAGAAGAGCTGAAACAAACAATCTGTATGCTATTGAGACAACAGGCAAACAAAAACAAGTAAATCTTATAAATACTAATAAACAAGCTATCCGAACATTTATGGGAAAATGGCGTCGTCCTGGTGAAAAACTTGAAGAGGGTAATCGATTTTTAAATCAAAATAATCAAAAAATGCACGAGAATATTATGTTACGTACCACATGATTTTACATCTTCCATCTATTTTTACATTCAACACACGTTATAAAGTTTGTCATTGGTTCATCAGAACTACGCGTCTGAAGACTATAATAAGTAGTACGTTTTGAACTACATTTTTTACATTGAAAAATACCATCAACAACATCATCTGTTTGTACCTCGATATCACTTTTCCACATATCGGGATTAAGTTGTGATGGTTTTAGATACGCAACTTCTTTTGATAAAACTTCTTTCGTTTCAAGCAGCTTATGTAATGGATTATCTGCATCTCGGAGATGAAGCAATATATCCATGTATTTCTGTTTGTACACGCCACTAAATCTCGTATCATCCCATGATGCATCTACACCAATTTTCTGTGTTGTTTCAATCGCAAAATTATATATACTTTTTTCGATATTTATACTTCGATTCACATCTTTGACGTGATTGAGAATATTGAGTTGCGCACGCTGACGTCTCATTGTATATAGTATAAAAACAAATGTATTTCTTATACCACATACTATGAAAGTTATTAATAATAAATACGGTAAAATCATCCACGTTAATAACAAGCCAGTCGTCGTCGAAATAAGTGGACTTTACATTACGCGTTACGAATCTCATGGTAGATGGTTCGCACGTATTATCGTAAATCAAAACGATACTCTGGAAAAAATTTATACTCTTTTACAAATGCATCATCCTATTGAAATGATCATAAAACTGCCATATAGATACAATCGTTTTACATGTTATGTTTCACGTGATACTGTTGCATCTAGTGTTTACGACATTTTACCAGATGATCCATTAGTATGCAAAATTGAAATGACAAACGCAGGAACAACAGATGTATGCTGGAAATTTAATGATATAAACGTTCTACCTGTTGTAAATGCATGTAATGAATAACTTCTATTATTATCGAGGTTTGGGTATAATTAATGATGGTATGCATGTCCTAATTCATGGTGAACCAAAATCAGGGAAAAAAACTGTAGCCACTCGTATGGTTCAAGCAATGCTACCTTATGATATTACAAAATGTGTATACACACATGAATATTTTCGAATTGTCACCTCTCACAATAAAATATCAGAATTAAATACATGGTTACGACGAGGCAAATTTCATGTCGAAATCGATCTCTTTAATCTGATGCATAGTTATGATGTTTATATAATTTCTCATGTTTTAAAATCATTAGAATACGGTTCAATAGGTCAAAACGGACAATTGCAAAGAACATATGTTTTGCTGTTTCATTTTGAAAAAGCATCTAAAGAAACACAGTATTTATTACGAAGAGTTCTTGAAAAACGTCGGTATACAACTTTTATTATAACTGCTCGTAGTACCGGAAATTTATGTGAGAGTATGACGAGCCGATTCCATCATCTGAGAATACCGAGTTATATTATACACAACGATATCGCATTTTGGAAAGAACGTCTGAATATTATAAATGGTACTATGTCACATAGACTCGTCGAGTATCGTCGCATATTCTATGAACTAATTTTAATTGGTATAGAAGCAAAAGATATTATGAAACACATGTATACTATTCTAAAACAATCTCAACTTTTTGACCCCCATGCACTCGTAGATATATGCGCATCAAATGAACATCGAATGGTTAATAGTTTAAAACCTATATACTTCCTCGAAAATATGATCTATGAAACGTTTAGTCTCTTAGAATAAAAAAATACAACATGCGCAATGAGGATATCAAAAAATATCAGATCAGCTGATGACTTCCTCGAACCTACTGTCACATATGCTAATAATGCTATATATGCATATCCTATAATCATTCGATCCTTTGGTATGATATTTATATATAATAACATTAATACACTTATCGTAGCGATACCCATATGATACAAAGGTTCTTGTGCACGTTGCCCTAAAATATACATTACACTTTTGGAAAATACATAATATGAAAGTGCAATTGATATATGCTCTGTGTATACAAACTTATCACTTTTAGTAATAAGGAGAATAAACGGTAACACCGCCAACGTGTAAAGCAAACTAGTTGGTATTTTCATGTCAGCAATTGACTTGAATAACGGATCGTCAATGTCACTTATATTTGTCTTATTGATTGTGTAATATCCCATTATAAATGGAACCAAGTGATACAGTTCCATTACATTATTCAGCCAATTTTTTTATAAGTTCTTTAAATGGTACGTATCCCACTACTGTATTCCCATTAGGATGAACGATATAAGGAACTCCGGTCTCTGACTGTGTCCGACTGTACAATGCGCGACCCTTCTTGGTATCGACGTCTATAAATGTAAAATAACTCCATGCATCTGCTGCTTTTATTTCATCTATCATCTTGGTAGTATATCCGCAATTATGTGAACCAAACATAATTACTCCTGTAAGATCAAGATCAATATTTATACGTTCGAGATGTTGGTTATCCGAATGGAGTTTATTGTAAAGTTCGCTTGTTGGCATCGATCCACTGGCTGTAGCGTTGTTTACCGGATTTATAAAAAATGGTACTCCGTCCGCATTAACCAATGAAAACATCTTTTTTCCGTACCGACTCGTAACATCTACAAATCTAAAATCATGTAATACCCCGTCACTCGATAATTGCTTTTTCATATTTACACAGTGTGGACAAGAATCCCTTCCATACATAAAGTATTTAGGTTTATTCTTCATTCGAATTATAAAATACATTAACATAATTATTAAAACTGCACTTTTCCACATTAATATATAATAGATATTAATGAAACAAACATTGTGTTTATGTATTCTTATGATTGTTATTGTATATTTCTCAAGTTGTGTTAAACCAGAATCATTTTCAGATGCCACAACCGCTGTTGTACAATTTAGAGATGTTATATACAATGGTAAATCCGCCTTGTTAGTTTTAGATCCTGATGCTACCCTTCTTCCAAAGGACAAGACACTTCCAGAACTTGTATTAAAAAACCCCCCAAATGATACTACGAGCACAATAAGACCGGCGGTTGTTGTTCAAGATGATAGAACAGTTATTAATCCAAACGATAGATCATCCAGTAATTCCGGTGATACAACTTTGAAAATGGATAATGTTATGAGCGGGGGGGCAACATTTGATATTGGTTTAAATGATAGAACAATAGTTGGCACGAATAATGAAACATCTGTTGGTACGAATAGCGGAACAACGGTTGACATGAATAATGGGACATCTATTGGTATGAATGGGGGAGCAACGGTTGGCATGAATAATGTGACGACGGTTAGCACGAATAATGAAACGTCTGTTGGTATGAATGACGGAGCAACGGTTGGCATAAGTGCTGCGACCTCTACTGGTATGAATAATGGAACATCTATTGGTGAAGCAACGGATGGCACGAATAATGAGACGTCTGTTGGTATGAGTGGTGGAGCAACGGTTAGCACGAATGATGTGAAAACGGTTGACTTGAATAATGGGAAATCTGTTGATATGGATAGTGAAGTCACAGTTAAACCAATTGTTAATATTGCAAGCGTTAACCTTTCTATTAAGCAGAACTTTGATATTTCGACTTGTTCTTCTGTTAAACAGTACATAACTAATAGCGAACAAATAACACCAATTGTACTTTCGGATCTTATTCCAGAAGATTATAATACAATAACAAATGAGCGTGATAATGATGATATTAAGCTCGCTATAAAAACACTTAATTTAAATAGACAAAATCAAGTTAAACGTTGCCGGGAGGATTATGGTTATCTATACAAAACATTTTTAAAATTTGAAGCAGAAAATAAATTAGGTAAAGGTTTATACGAACTTAAAGCAAACGGTAAGGGGTGTGATGATTTCTCTTCATCTGTGACACAATTATACAAAGAAAAACTTGATCGATTTACCGAACAATTCGATGGTCCAGAATTCGACGAATTAAGGGATGAAATAAGAACTCTTAAACGGGATACAATGGATAAAATTTACAAAAAACAAAATACTTGTTTTAAACTCCAAATATTACCGAGAAACGATACAAAAACAATTCGTTCGCGTAAAACTTTGGAAAGTTTGAGTGTTGACAATGACGGAATCGATTTGACTAGACGAAAACACACATGGAGTTTTATTGATATAAAATCCGGCGATAAAGAGTTCGGAACACAATTAAAAAGTAAAAGCTCTGATAAGTCCAAAGTGTTTGCATATGACAATTGTTTAACATTGAGTTCCAAAGACGACACGTACGATACGTTTGGTATGTATAAATGTGAACCTGAAAAAAATGAACAGATGTTTAATATAACTGAACTAACCAAAGGTAATAGTACCCTATGCCATAAATATCGTAACTCCGACGGTATACCACATTGTTTCACGAGTGAAGGTACTTTTGTTCCAATTGATTCCATTACAAATCCAGGTGAGATATTTAAATGGAAAATAAATTAAAATAACTCGTTTAAATAAGCTTATACAATGAATATTTATTCATTACCTGTATCTGCCGAAGAAAGCACATACACGATCGATCGAAGTTTTTCAATGTATGGTCCAACTTTTATCACACCAAGTATTACTTACACATCTACTGTTACCCCTTCAATGACTCAAACTCCCAGCCCGACCATGACAGAAACAACGTCAAACACCGCAACATATACTAATACGAATACAATTACCAAAACAATGTCACCTACTGTTACACCATCAATAACCATGTCACCTACAATCACCGAAACAATATCTCCAACTATAACAAAAACCATTACACCAACAATAACCTATACAATATCTCCCACAATCACTGGAACCATTACACCTACAATCACCGAAACAATATCTCCAACTATAACAAAAACCATTACACCAACAATAACCTATACAATATCTCCCACAATCACTGGAACCATTACACCTACAATCACCGAAACAATATCTCCAACTATAACAAAAACCATTACACCAACAATAACCTATACAATATCTCCGACAATTACCAAAACCATTACACCCTCAATAACTGAAACAATATCTCCGACAATTACCAAAACCATTACACCCTCAAACACAATAACTGAAACAATATCTCCGACAATTACCAAAACCATTACACCCTCAATCACCGAAACAATTTCTCCCACTATCACAAAAACCATTACACCTACAATCACCGAAACAATTTCTCCCACTATCACAAAAACCATTACACCAACAATTACTGAAACAATATCTCCGACAATTACCAAAACCATTACACCTACAATCACCGAAACAATATCTCCAACTATAACAGAAACCATTACACCAACAAACACAATTACTGAAACAATATCTCCCACAATTACCAAAACCATTACACCCTCAATCACCGAAACAATTTCTCCCACTATCACAAAAACCATTACACCTACAAACACAATTACTGAAACAATATCTCCGACAATTACCAAAACCATTACACCCTCAATCACCGAAACAATTTCTCCCACTATCACAAAAACCATTACACCTACAATCACCGAAACAATTTCTCCCACTATCACAAAAACCATTACACCAACAATTACTGAAACAATATCTCCGACAATTACCAAAACCATTACACCCTCAATCACCGAAACAATTTCTCCCACAATCACAAAAACCATTACACCTACAAACACAATTACTGAAACAATATCTCCCACAATCACTGACACAATATCTCCAACAATCACAATTACCGAAACTATTACACCCACAATCACAAAGACCATTACACCTACAAACACAATTACCGAAACCATTACACCTACAATCACTGAAACAATATCTCGCACAATTACCGAAACCATTTCAACCACAATCACCGAAACAATTTCTCCCACTATCACAAAAACAATTACACCCACAATCACCGAAACAATTTCTCCTACTATCACAAAAACAATTACACCTACAATCACTGAAACAATATCTCACACTATCACCAAAACCATTACACCTACAATCACCGAAACAATATCTCCCACTATCACAAATACCATTACTACTACACCTACAAATACAGAGACAATTTCTGCTACAATCACAAAAACTATTACACCCACGAACACAATTACTGAAACAATATCTCCCACTGTCACAAAAACCATCACATCTACAATAACCGAAACGGTATCACCTACTGTCACCAAAACCATTACACCCACCAGCACACTTACCGAAACAAAAACCGCAACACCATCAAAGACAGTTACAGAAACAATATCACCTACAAGCACATTTACTGAGACAATATCTCCTACAGTCACTTTAACTTCATCCACAACTCCCACTATCACTATCACCCCTACAAAAACAATTACACCAACAATTACAAATACTCAAACGTTGACACCTACAGTCACAAAAACTATAACGTTGTCTATAACTCCTACCATCACAGAAACTATCTCGTCAACTATTACAACCACATCAACTCCGACAGAATCTATCACTCCTACAGTCAGTGACACTGTTGCACCAACTATTACACCCACCATCACTAATACAGTCGCGCCAACTATTACACCAACCATCACTAATACAGTCGCGCCAACTATTGCACCCACTATCACACCCTCTGTCACCTTTACACCAACTATCACTAACACATCTACATCAACTATTACACCCACCATTACTTGTACTTTTACCCCCACTGTCACTAACACATTTACAACAACTATTACACCATCCATCACTAATACCTTTACACCCTCTGTTACTGCCACCTTTACACAAACCATCACACCCACTGTCACCTTTACACCAACGATTACACCAACTATAACTGACACCTTTACACAAAGCATAACACCCACTGTCACTTTTACACCAACTATTACACCAACTATTACACCAACCGTCACTCACACATCTACACCAACTATTACACCAACTATTACATCAACTATCACTGCTACATCAACTATTACATCAACTATCACTACTACACCAACTATTACACCCACGAACACCGACACACTAACTATTACACCAACCATCACTAATACATTAACACCCTCTATTACTAACACCATTACACCAACCATCACACCCACTCTCACCTTTACACAAACTATTACACCAACTAACAGCTTTACACCAACTATTACACCAACTGTCACTCACACATCTACACCAACTATTACATCAACTATCACTGCTACACCAACTATTACACCCACGAACACCGATACACTAACTATTACATCAACTATCACTAATACCTTAACACCCACTGTCACTAACACCTTTACGCCCTCTATTACTAACACCATTACACCAACCATCACACCCACTCTCACCTTCACACAAACTATCACTGCCACACCAACTATTACACCCACGAACACATCTACACCAACTATTACATCAACTATCACTGATACACCAACTATTACACCCACGAACACATCTACACCAACTATTACATCAACTATCACTGGTACACCAACTATTACACCCACGAACACAAGTACACTAACTATTACACCAACTATTACACCCACGAACACCGATACACTAACTATTACACCAACTATTACACCCACGAACACCGATACGCTAACTATTACACCAACTATTACACACACGAACACCGATACGCTAACTATTACATCAACCATCACTAATACCTTAACACCCACTGCCACTAACACCTTTACACCAACTATTACACTCACCAACACATCTACACCAACCATAACTGACACCTTTACACAGACCGTCACACCCACTGTCACTAACACCTTTACACCAACTATTACACTCACCAATACATCTACACCCACTGTCACTAACACCTTTACACAGACCATCACACCCACTGTCACTAACACCTTTACACCAACTATTACACTCACCAACACATCTACACCAACTATTACAGAGACCATAACATCTACGATTACCGAAACTATCACACCTACTATTACAGAGACACCTACAATTACTGTGACCATTACTGATACCACTACACCAACTATTACACCCACGAACACCGATACGCTAACTATTACACCCACTGTCACTAACACCTTTACACCAACTATTACACTCACCAACACATCTACACCAACCATAACTGACACCTTTACACAGACCGTCACACCCACTGTCACTAACACCATCACACCAACTATTA